TGGAACTTATCAAGAAATTGTTGACGGACCTTCAGGTGAAACTGAAAGAAGTGAAGAAGATGATGAAAATCTAAAAGAGATTATGAATTTTCTTAAACAAGAGGACATATTTCCATTTGCTGAAGTTACGTTTAATGGTGGTGGTGATGATGGATATATTGATGGTACCTTATATGTTGATTCTGGTAGTAAACCAGAAAGAAACGTAGATAGTGTACCAGGATTAGATGATTATTTATACGATATGTTGGGAGTGTATGGTGGTTGGGAAAATGATGAAGGTTCTTTTGGAAATTTCATGATTGATTCAAGAGCGGGTACAATTACATTAAAATTTACTTGGAATGAATATGCATATGAAGATGTTGTCTTCCATCAAGAAGAGTTTTAATCAAGAACAGGTTTCTTTTTTATCTTAAAATCTTTAAAAAATTCGGGATAACTTTCAATATATCCTTGTAAGGTTTCATCATCGTATTCAATATTTTCGGCGTTCCAATTCCAATATAGTTTTTTGTTAACTTTAAAACCATAATATTCGTGATTGTTATACTGAAGTTCGGCAATATCATCACCATATTTGTGTTGTCCAACAATTATAAAACCTGATGTTGTATTTTTTATTATGTTGTCTTCACCATATGGGATATATCTATTATTAATCCAATTTAGTCTTTCTATAAGTTTTTGATAAAACATATTAGCAGCTCCCCATCTAACTGACGCGAAAAAAACTACACAGTCAGATTCAAAAAGTTCTTTGCTTATTTTCCAAAGTTCATCGTCAGGATTATGAATTGAAGCCCAACATCTATGATATCCTGATGGATTTTTCTCAGGGTCGTCTAAAAGAGCATCTTTAACACCACAAACGTTTCCTTCCATTAAAGAAACATTTCCCTCACATGGATAAATTTTAAGTTTAGTAACATCTATTATTGTAGAATTACTAAGATTGTTATGTATTACTTTTGCTAAAATTGTAGATTTTGGTGTTTCTTCTTTTGAAATTTCTTCACCTCTGTTAGAGCAAGTTAATAAAAGAACTTTTTTATATTTTTTTAGTTCTTCAATTGTATTAACTAATACTTTAAAATTACCCTCTTCCATTTTTATTTATAAATAGCATTTGATATCCATTTAGTCCCACTCCAAAAATTTAAGTTAGGTAATTTTTGTTTATATGAAAAACTATCATCATATGATTCATAGATATACAAATAATCTTTATTTTGTTTCTTGGTAATATCTGCGAGTATGTAAAATAAATTAGTACCAAGAGATAACTTTAAATTATTGTTATCATAAGCAAGATTTAAAAATACATTAGACTTTTTATTTTCTAAGTATCTTCCCACCGCAACTAATTTACCTTCTAATCTTAAGTACAATATTTTTGGTTCAAAAAACTTTGAACAGTTATTATAATCATCCATAATATCAAAATCCTTATCATTGTAGTATTCTTGAAAGAAATCATCTATTTCTTGGTTTTGAATATAATCACTTACTTCACAGGTTAACTTTTTAATTATGTGTCTTCGTTTTTTTGATATCTCAAAATTAGATAGTTCTATTCTATGACTTCTTGATTGATACCAAATATTTTTTTCCTCCATTGACGGTAACCATCCTGAATTTAATAACTCATCATTTGATTCGTTTTCCGCAATACCGTAAACTTCACAAAATATTCTCCCGTCTAAAAAGAATCCATTTTGGTGGTTAAATTGAACCTTCATTCTTTAAACGTTCGGAATCAATTTTATTATATTCATCTGACCGTTTTTTATTACTCTCACCTTTTTCTAAATCGGTATGGTCGTAATTCATAATGTCAGTATCAGGTGTGACCCATCTTCCATTTCTTTCAGCAGTCCATAATGTGGTATTGTATTTTCTATGTATAACCAATTCATCTTTTACTGTGAACGATGGGTCATGAAGCACAAACCTATTGTTTGGTTGTATTGCAAAGTTTCCATTATCCATGGCAATGAAATGACCACATTTGTGTTGTGATGGGAATTCACTTAATCCAAAATCTGTGTCTCCCATGTCTGAAGATGACCCCCAATCTAAGGTAAATAAATATTTGCCCGTATATTCTACTCTACGTCTTGATATGAATTTACATGTCTTGTTTTTTAACATAGGGAATGCTGTTGCTCCAACATGATATGAAAATGAATCCCATAACACTAATTCATCAAGTTCTTGTTCAGGTGCATCTTCTTTCCAACAAAATGCCTGTATTGGCATTCTCCACCATAATGCCCCATCCTCCATGATAAAGTGAAATAATGGTGCTTGTGCTGGAATTGACGACATTCCAAAAATGTAACAAGGGAATTTTTTATCGTGAGAATCTTCTTGGTTTCTTAAGAAGTTTCCTCTAATGTAAGCCTCTACTACGGGAATTGGTGTATTTAAATATGACATAGTTTTTTAAAAAAAATACAACATATTTGTCAAATTGTAAAATATGATACAATAGTTTTTATTACGATATTTCTTTGATACAAGAATAACTTTTATTATCTTTGTGTTATGAAAGTTATATTTTTGGACCACGATGGTGTGATATGTCTGTCTGATAATTGGGGTAATCGTTTCAAAAAACAAAAAAGTTGGGGTAAACGTAAATTGTCTATGAGTACTTTAAGTATGCCCGTTGAGTATCGTTTTGATAATTTTGATGAGGAGGCGGTTAAAGTTCTTAATGAAATCTTAGAGGAAACAGGTGCCGAAATTGTTGTATCTTCAGATTGGAAAAATTGGGCGACAGTTGAGGAGATGGGAGAATATTACGAATCAAAAGGTATTATTAAAAAACCAATTGCCTTTACCGATTCTATCTTATATGATGATTATGATGATTTCCCATGGCACAACAAATCGGAGTTAGAACAAACTCGTAGTTTGGAGATTGCGCAATATATTGGTCAGAATCCTGTAATCACACATTGGGTGGCAATTGATGATTTGAATATGTCATTAACGGATGTGCACGATAAGACTTGGGGATTGAAGAACTTTGTATTAACACCCGAAAATAAAGAAGGCATTAAACAAACGGGCATAAAAGAAAAAGTATTGGAATATTTATTATAAAAATGGAAGACCAAGACATCATAGCGTACAAAAGTAGTTTTATCCCAAACATGAATATTAATTTGGTATTCAAAGAAAATCCAAATTATAGTGCAATGAGAAAAATTTTTGACCAATACGGTTATGGATTTCTTGCACCAGAATTCAAAACAATTTTTATTGACGGTGAAATATTTTTGGGTGATGATGGTTTAACTATGGATGACATGAAATTTATTGAAGCTCATGAAATCTCACATTTGTTATTGGGACACAACGGACCGAGGTCTGAAAAAGATGAAATTGAAGCTGATTTGGGAGCGTATATTTTATTGAAGAAAAATGATATGTCAACTGAAAGATTGGAAGATGAATTTGATTCAAGACATGGAGTACCTTTTAATGAGGACTTATTGAATATTGTAAAAGACAGGTTATAATTAAAAAAATAATATGATTAACATTGAAGATTTAAAAGATTTTGACACTTGGAAAAAGTGGAAAAATGGTATGGTTGAATTGGGAGAACCTGAGTTTGAAACTAAGCCCGGTTTTATAGAAAAAAGAATCCAACAAATGATTCATATTGGCGCTGATGACAAATATCAACAATACAGTGAAGGGATGTGTGATGATGATATTACAAAATGGAAACAAGGGTTTGTAGTCGGAGCCAACTGGTTATTAAAAAATAAAAACGAAAAAAATATTTAACATATCAAGAAACTTTTGTATCTTTGTACCATATTTAATACTAAACACAATGAAACTCGTAAATAAACAAATCGTGAAACATGTCATTCAATTCTGTCAGAATTGGTATCTTCGCGTATTTTCAAGTTCGGGTGTTATAAGTTAACACGTAGTAGCCTAAAAAAGGAAACCCGAACTCACAAGGTTCGGGTTTTTTTGTTTTTAAGTTCTTTGACGTATTGGTAACCAAAAATGGGGTAGTGGCAGATGAGGTCATTGCGCCGGACTGAAAATCCGAAGGAACAGGTTCGATACCTGTCTACCCCACAAATACATTGGTGATTAGCTCAGTTGGTTAGAGCACTACGCTGATACCGTAGGGGTCACAGGTTCAAGTCCTGTATCACCAACCATAAATTACCCTTTCGTCTAACGGCAGGACGAGTGGTTTTGGTCCACTTAGTGGAGGTTCGAATCCTTCAGGGGTAACAATATGACCTTATAGCTCAATTGGCTAGAGCACCGTGCTTTTAACACGGGGGTTTCGGGTTCGAGTCCCGATGGGGTCACAATATCTTTCCTTAGCTCAGTTGGAAGAGCACTTGGCTTACATCCAAGATGTCGTTGGTTCAAATCCAACAGGAAAGACAAAAATGCCAGTATCGCATAGCGGCAATTGCGGCGGATTGTAAACCCGCTCTCATTTGAGTTCGTAGGTTCGAGTCCTACTGCTGGCACAAAACTTATAATCCTCCAAAACTCACTTTTTTTACTAGATTTGGAGGATTATAGAATATAAGTCCATATGCCTGAGCGGTTCAAAGGGACAGTCTGCAAAACTGTTATTCGTTGGTTCGATTCCAACTATGGACTCTGTGACTGTAGTTCAGTGGTAGAGCATCGGCTTGTGGTGCCGAGTGTCGTGGGTTCGAATCCCATCAGTCACCCCAAATGGTTCCTTAGTTTAATTGGATAAAACATCTCGCTACGGACGAGAAGATGTGGGGGTTCGAGTCCCTCAGGAATCACAAATACGTAAGTGTGGTGTAATGGTAGCATAAAGGTCTCCAAAACTTTTGGCGAGGGTTCGAGTCCTTCCACTTGCGCAAAATACCAAAGTGGCGTAACGGTAGCCGCATTAGTCTTAGAAACTAATGTCTTAAAGACGTGTGGGTTCGACTCCCACCTTTGGTACAACATTCCTCGGTAGCTCAGTGGTTAGAGCACTCGCCTGTTAAGCGATAGGTCATAGGTTCAAATCCTATCCGGGGAGCAAAATATTTTTTTGTAATGTCAAATACCTGTTGTATATTTGTAGTATGGAAAAGGGGTTTATATCATCTTCAAACGCAATCAAAGGATATACTGAATCAAAAATTGCCAAATCTGAAAAAAACGATTGTGTTGTTAGGGCAATTGCATCAGCCGCGGATATGGACTATGATTCCGCCCACCAATTTGTTAAAGAAACTTTCAAGAGAAAAAATGGTAAAGGTACTTTTTTACTTGGTACTGGCATGAATTTGTTATCAAAGAATGGTAAACAAATTAACGGTAAAGACGTTCAAATTATTTCTGAGGAACACAATACCATGTTGTATTATGTTGTAGTTAAAGGTGTTAAAAAATTAAGAGCAACAACAACATTTTCGTTCATTAAAAAATATCCTGTTGGTTCTTACATGGTGGTTGTTAAAGGTCACGCATTTACCATTAAAGATGGTGTTGTTATTGGTAACCCTGAGGACGGTAAAAAAATAAAAAAACACATAATTGGAGCTTGGAAAATTGGATAATATATTTTAACTTTGTATAACAATAATGGTGTGGTAGCTCAGCAGGTAGAGCAGTAGATTGAAACCCTACGTGCCACGTGGTTCGATTCCCGTTCACACCACAAAGCTAACCCAGCATCACATATGAAGGCTCATACCTTCGGAGTGGGGGTGACGGTCAGGAGAGACTGACAACTATAGTCAGGTGGCGGAATGGATAGACGCAACCACGTAAGTGGTCAAACCGGTGTTACAGGTTCGAATCCTGTCCTGACTACAAAAACATAAACTCAAGTACCCACACAGTGGTGAGACGGGCTAAGTAAGATACAATTCCTCGGAACTGGGAGTAGAGAGCTTGAGAGTGTTTTTTAATAAAAAATATGAAAAATTTAGTAAAAGCAATTATTTTGGTCATTGTTATAGCAATTTTAGGATTCATAACAAGTTGGAAAGTTTGGGGTAACAATAAACAAATTGAAGATACCGTTAAAATTGATACGGTAAAAATTAAACCACAAGACACAATTGTGGATGTAAAAGGAAAATACGTTCTTTTTATTGGTGATTCTCACACATCAAATCCTAATGGTTGGCAATATACTCTATCCAACAAAACAAAAATGAGAATGAATAACATATCTGTTGGTGGAAAAACCACAGGTTGGATGTTAGAAAGAGCAAAAGAATCTATTCACAATGGTTTAGATTATTGTTTTATCTATGGAGGTGCCAATGATATGTATAACAGCAAAATCACCATTGAAAGCGCAGTAAAGAACATTCAAAAAATTGTAAACATTTGTAATTCCAAAGGTGTTAAACCAGTTGTAATTACCGGATTTGACCCATTAATTTGCATCAACACACCAGAAAATCCAAACTACAGAGTTAAGTATTCCAAATTTCAGAATGAATTGATAAAAAAAATTGTTGGTGGAAAAGTGATTAATACTCGTGTGATTACAAAATCGGATTGTTGGGATGGACTTTGTCATATGGCACCATCAGGACATAAAAAAATTGGAAATTGTGTTATCAAAGAAATGAAGTTTAAGACATATTAACACATCAGTATATTTATTGATATGGAAATTACAAAAAGAGACCTTTTAAATGGTTTATCATCAAAATCAAATCCTGCAACTGAAACTGCCGATGTGGTTGATATGATTGCAACATTATTACATTCACAGTCTCAAGTACATATCTTTCATTGGCAGACAAAATCACAATCATCATTTTCTGAACATAAAGCTTTACAAGAATATTATGATGGAATTGATGGGTTAGTTGATAATATTGTTGAAAGTTATCAAGGAAAATACGAAATAATTACTGGTTATAAAACAATTAAAACAGTTGATTACAAATCAACAGAACAAGTAATAGCTTATTTTAAAGAATTAGATGAAAATATTGAAAAAAATAGGACATCGGTTAAAGAATCTTATATTCAAAATCAAATTGATGGAGTTCAAGAATTGATTTACTCAACATTATACAAATTAAGATTCTTAAAATAATTGACGAATCACGGTTTATAATTTATATTTGCCGTATGGCTAAATACACACTTAACACTTATGGATGGTCTTTTGAGGCAGTCTGCAAATCTCTAACTGACGAACAAATACAAATTATTAAAGATAAAATGGAAGAGGAAGGTTTTTCTGAACTTCATGAAATCCGTTTTGATTTAGATGAACTTTTGGACCTTGATTTTTGGGACGGTGAAATCTTTCACAAAACCGAAGCGTTTGACAATGGTACAATGCACTTTGAACTTCTTGATGAAGAAGAAAATAAAGTATTAGAGTTTGGTATTGATGAAACCGCCGACTTATACGAAACAATTGAAGATTTTGAAGAAAAGTATGAGTACAGAGAGTATAATGCGTTTCCTCAAAAAGAAGGACCAACAAATGTCTATTTGAGTATTGATGAAAACAAAGGTGGAATGTTTAAATTTTCACTTGAGTCTGACACAGTACCAACTCCGACAGATTTTACGTACTCATCAGGTTCAATAGGAACACCAGAAGGTGATTATGATTTTATCGGTCAAGTCTTTTTTAAAGGACAACCATTAGAAATTGAAGATTGTTTGGATAATTCAGGGAAATCATCCTCATGTATGATTTATACATTGGATGGTGAAACCATAGAATAATCATGGCGAGGTAGCTCAGTCGGTTAGAGCGCAGGATTCATAACCCTGAGGTGGGGGGTTCAATTCCCTCCCTCGCTACAAATACATAATTGTGAGTATTTATATATATGATTTTATTTGAAGGTCGTAAGGAAGACTCATTTAAGAAATTCCAAAAAAGTATTGATGGTGAAAGAAAGATGATATCCACTTACATGGATGATGCGTCTGCGTATGATTTTTTAATTGGTGAACCTTTTATAAAAGAGACTAATTACAAATATCTTAATGATATTTTGGATTATTATTATACCGTAAATTATTATTCAGGTGAAGCTGAGCCTTTAGACAAAGACAGAGCAAGAACTCTAATATTTAGAATGAGGAGTGAAATTGACAAGATTGTTGCTTCTTTAGATACATTTGAAAAACACAAATCAAAATTCAAATATCCTGAGTTTAGACAATACAGTACAAATATACAAGATTTTTTCAATGAAGCTCAAAAGATTAAAACTGACGTTGAGACCAAACAGACAGAAAAATTAGCCAAGAAAGAAATAGATAAAATTTTTGAAAACGATACGTTGTTGGTTATAAAACCAAAATCATTTACCGCATCTTGTTATTATGGTTCAGGTACAAGATGGTGTACAACAATGAAAGGTAATCCATCGTATTTCAATCAATATAGTTCAAATGGAAACTTGTATTATTTAATATTAAAAAATGTTGACAGGGATAATAAATTTTACAAAATGGCCATTCACGCACCAAAGAATGGAAAATTTGATTCAGATTCAATTTGGTACGATTCAACTGACGAAAGATTGACATCAAGAGAAAAAGAATCAGTATTGGCTCATATGCCAAAAGATGCGTATAATTCAATGGTTAATGACTATAAAACATCATTCCCTAAAGAAGATGTCTTGGATGTTATTTATAAAATAATACCAAAAGTTACTACAAGCCACAATGAGATATACCAATTCAAAGGTGGGAAATTAAAGTTTTATATTGGAAGACCAAGCGTTGAAGATAGTGATAGAGATAATACGAGTATTAGAATTAGTACGCCTTGGGAGGTTGTAGAAATTGATAAAGAAGGAAAAACTTCTTATAGTGAAGATGGCGTTATTGATTGTTATTTTAAGGTTTATAATACTCAAGTAATGATAGGAAAACACATCGTTAGATTTGACGCTGAGATAATACCATATAATACGGACCAAAATATTGTTAAAAAATCAACCTATACTAAAACTTTAATATTGGATGAGGATAGACAGAGTGACCCTGAACACGTTTTAAGAAGAACTAGTAATTTATTAGATAATTTGTATAAAGAATTTTATTATACAATATACAAAGAACTTAGTGAAGATGAATTCTTGTTAGATAGGTATCCACCAACAAAGTCTAAGACTTATACCAGGTCAAAATACACCTTCACAGGTAAAGGTGCGTTAACCAAAGCATTTATGGAATATCTTAAAAACATTCCTGAAGGTAAGGTCGGTAATAAGAACGAATTTTTAACTCAAATAGGTAGAAGAAGTGGTCCTGGTCAATATAGTAGTTTCTTTTCGGCGTCAAATATGGCAGGTATTAGTGCCAGACAAGGAAAAAGTGGTTTGGTTAAAGGACCAAACTTTGACAAATTTTATAGTAAAATATTTGAATAATTCTTATTAGTGTCTTATACTTTTGATAATGGAAAAATTATCAAATGTAGGGAACAATATTGTTGGCTCTGAAATTATTAAAATCTCACAACAAATCAAAGAAATTGCTAAAACAAAACCAGTATCTAACCTAACCATAGGTGACTTTAATTCCAAACTATGGCCAATACCCTCAAAATTAAGAAAACACATTCAAGATGCTTACGAGTGGGATTTAACCAACTATCCAAACTCACAAGGAGAACTTGAATTAAGGGAATCTGTTTCCAAACACATTAAACATCAGTTCAATGTTGATTATTCACCTGAAGAAATCTTAATTGGTGGTGGAGTTCGTCCATTGATTTATACGGTTTATAAAGCCACGGTAAATCCGAATGAAGAGGTGATTTATCCTGTACCATCTTGGAATAATAACCACTATTGTTTTTTACATAATGCACAAAAAGAAGAAATTGAATGTACACCTGAAAATTCATTTTTTCCAACCGTTGAAGATGTTGACGGTAGAATAAGTGATAAAACATCATTGGTTTGCATTTGTTCGCCACAAAATCCAACAGGTCGTGTAATTGACCCCGAAGTTCTGAAAGGTATTTGTGAGTTGATTGTGAGAGAAAATAAAATCAGGTCAACACAAGTAGGTTCAAGACCATTGTATTTGTTCTTTGACCAGATTTATTCTGACATCACCAAAGAAGGTTTGTTTATCCACCCATTAACTTTATGTCCTGAAATCAGAGATTATTTGATTTGTGCTGATGGTATTTCAAAATCATTAAACGCAACTGGTGTTCGTGTTGGTTGGTTGTTTGGTCCAAAAGATATTATTGGAAAGATAACCGAAGTTTTGTCTCACATTGGAGCATGGGCACCAAAACCTGAACAACGAGCATTGGATGCGTACATCAGAGTAGATTATGAAGATTACATTTCTCACATAAACTATGTAACAAAATCGTATGAATTTATATCAGATAAAATCTGTGACAAGTTGGAAGAATTGAAAAACAAAGGTCATAATGTTGATTACCAAAAACCTGATGGTGGAATTTATATTTCGGTTTACTTGGGTTATGTTCATTCATTTTCATCCACAGAAGAGTATATTTCGTTCTTAATTAATACCTGTGGGTTGGGAATTGTTCCGTTTGAATATTTTGGTTCAAAGAGTAACAAAGGATGGTTTAGAATCTCAATTGGTAATGTTGCCGAGTTAAATTTGGACTCAATTATTAAAACAATTGAAAAGTCTGTACAAAAATCGGTAAGTTATGTAAATTCTTTGGCGTTTTAATTGACACTTTTTAAAAGTTTATTATATTTAATAAGAAATCAAATAATAATACATTCAATGAAAACCATATTCATATTCGGCACACCAGCAACAGAGGCTGATACTTCCAAAGTGGAGATGGGATAATATTGTAAAAAAATATCTTACAAAAACCCATCTCGAAAGGATGGGTTTTTTTTGTGTTTGTTTGGTAGTATTAAAAAAATGTATTAACTTTGTATTGTTGTTGAATAAGACAACAGAACAAAAAAGTTCTTTGACGTATTGGTAAGAAAAAAATAATTGCTCGGTTCATCTATCGGTTAGGATGCCAGGTTTTCATCCTGGAAAGAGGGGTTCGACTCCCCTACCGAGTACAAATAAATCGCGGGTTGGTGTAATGGTAACATAATGGGCTCATAACCCATAGTTCCGAGTTCGAGTCTCGGGTCCGCAACCAATGGATGTAACTTGGGTCGTGCCACATTGGCCACTTTTACATCAAGAGTCAGAAGGATAAGAGGTGGCCGTGACTACTCTGACTCGAAAAAAGCGAGTGTAGTATAAAGGCTATTACTCCAGCCTTCCAAGCTGGATATGGGAGTTCGATTCTCCCCACTCGCTCAAAAGCGAGAGTAGCTCAGTCGGTAGAGCATCAGTTTACCAAACTGAGGGTCGCCAGTTCGAACCTGGTCTCTCGCTCCAAAAGTAAATCTTAAAAAGGGCCCTTCCGTGTTTATCACGGCTTGTTGGGCCCGGGTTTACTAACTTACGGTCCTGTAGTTAATCGGCTATAATATTGCCCTGTCACGGCAAAGTGCCGGGTTCGATTCCCGGTGGGACCGCAAAAATAAAAGGGCCTGATGTCAACGGCAGACCGTTTGATTTGCAATCAGAACGTATGGGTTCGATTCCCACAGTGTCCACAAACAAATAGCGTAGTAGAGGAGTCAGGTTTATCTCATCTGCTTTGGGAGCAGAGGCACGCTGGTTCGAATCCAGTCTACGCTACAATCGTTAAAAAAATATTTGACCAAATCTAATTTTAACGACAATCAATATATTTATTATATATGGTAGAAATAATTAAAAATTCTAAGACAAGGGCTGAAGCTATTAAAAAACTCTATGGTTTTGACAATGGAAAAACTCGAAAAAAATTTGAAAATTTCATTGTTGAAAATAAAATTGACGTTTCGCATTTAAGAAGTCGAGAAATAAAATACCAATCAGTTATTAAATTGTGTCCTGTTTGTGATATTCAATTTGAAACAAAAGTTGGAGGGAAAGAAGAAAGAACAACATGTTCTTATTCTTGTTCAAACACCTTTTTTAGAAGTGGTGAAAATAACCCAAATTGGGGAAATTTTGGTGATAGTCAAGAACGTAACGGTTATAGAAGAATTGGTTTTAATTATCACAAAAAAGAATGTATTATTTGTAGTGAAAATAAAATTGTGACTATCCATCATTATGACAATAATCACCAAAATAACGAACCAAAAAACTTGGTACCATTATGTCCAACACATCATCAGTATGTTCATAGTAGATATCAAAATGAAATTCAACACATAGTTGACAATTATGTAAAAAACTTTGAAAAAAATATATTACCTTTGTAACATGAAAAACATATTAAAAGACCCCCGACTTTATTTTTCCTTATGGATTATTTTATCTATTATTCTTGCCACTATGTTAGGAGCTTGTAAACAGAAACCTTTGATTGAAAAAGGTGATGTAGTTGAAAAGTTCGTTATTGATTCAATGGTTCAATTGCCACCTCACAGCACAATTGAACTTGACAGGAAGTACAAGTATTTCATGTCAGACAGCAGTGAGTTTACTTCTTTGAGGAAGTACAACATTGGTGATACCATCACTTATGTTTACAAAAAACAAGGAAAGTAATATATATTAAAACATAAATGCCTGAATAGCTTTAATTGGTAGAGCACCTGACTTGTAATCAGGGGGTTGGCGGTTCGAGTCCGTCTTCAGGCTCCAAAACACAATAATCATGGACCCCAAGACTCAAATGACGCAGGAAGATTTTTTAACCGAATTGACAGAATTAAGTCAGTCACTTGGGTTGTATGGTGAAAATGACAACTTTGGTGTTGATGGAGTTTACATACATACCCAACCAGAAATGTACATATGCCCGTGGGATAATACTCAAGGGGATTGTACTCATTTCAACTAATATTTGGACGGGTAGCTCAACAGGTTAGAGCAGGATGCTTATATCATCAAGGTTGGGGGTTCAAGTCCCTTCTCGTCTACTAAAATCATAACTATGAACACAGAATATAACGAATGGTATTGGAAACTTTACAGATGGGTAAGATGGGAACTACCCAACCAACACAAATACATTAAGTATGGAGTTCAGAACCTATATAAATGGTTTTGGATAATATGGAAAGATAGGGATTGGGACCACCATTATGTTTTTCAGGTATTAAAATTCAAGTTAGAAAAACAAGCCAAACATCTTGTTAAATATGGTTCTCATGAAAGTTCTGAACGTGATGCTGAGTTAATGATGACTTGTGTTAGGTTAATTGATAAAATACAAAATGAATCATATTATGATGGGTTTTATGAGTTAGATAAACGGTCATCTGAAGCTCTTAAAATGGTAACAGATAAGCACAATAAAGCTAAACGTTTATTATTTAAAATTCTTGAACAAAAAATTGAACATTGGTGGGATTAAGAATTTTTTTATTATCTTTGTATAACAATGGACCCTTAGCTCAGTTGGTCAGAGCGGCTGACTCATAATCAGTAGGTCGTAGGTTCAAGCCCTACAGGGTCCACCAAATGAAACAAAAAATGTATAGACCAAAAGTAGACCGAGTAATCGGTGGTGTATGTGCTGGTATCGCATACCGTATGAATATTGACCCAATTTTTCTTCGTGTATTTTCCGTGGTATTACTTTTTTATCCATTTCCAATTGGTATAACATATTTGTTGTTATGGATGTTTATACCAAGTGGTGAATAAAATTTAAAAAGACCTGATTTATATCAGGTTTTTTTGTATTTATTTACTAAACAATATATTTTTACTAATGGATTGGGCAGATGTATTTAAAACTTTGATAACAGCGGTGGCTTCAGTTATAGTTGCGTTGGTGACTGCGGGTTATTTTAGAAAAACCCAAGACAAAAATAAAGAAAAGAAAAGTCGTGAAAAATTGGTGGAACAGATTCAAAGAGATGAATTAATCCACTTTACATTAAAAGAATTAAGACGAAAGTACATTACAGATAGAGTTTACATCATTCAATTTCATAATGGTGGAACTTTTTATACTCAAGCACCAATGCAAAAAGCATCTGTGACATATGAAAGATGTTCAGATGGATTAGAAAAAATTTCAGAAAAATTTCAAAATATTTTAATTTCAAATTATAATTGGTATTTAACAGAAACACTTGGTAACCGATTGTTTTATGTTGATGTTGATAATCAAATAAGTGATTTACCAACCAAAAGTTTATTAAGACATTATGGAAACTACGCACACGCTGGTGTTCCAATTTATAATACCGATAAACATTTAATTGGTGTTTTATGTGTAAGTTGGGTGTTTTCTGATTTCCCAACATCAATTGCCAGTAATGGTGAGTTTACTGAAGAATTCAAAACTCAATTATATCAAGATGCCAATTCATTAAAACCTTATTTATTATGATGGAGTTTTGGGATATTGAATTGGAAGATGAGTTGGATTTGGAAGTTGATGATTTTATTGAAGGGTTATACAAACTTGGATTTAAAAGAAAAAACAAAGAAATTTTTGTAAAAGATATTATCAATCATAATGGTGATAAAATTGATGATGGGTTATTTTATCATTTAAATGAACAAACATTGGTATATTATCCTGAACCAAATTCAGGTATAACAATAAAAGGAATCGGTGATGACATTTCAAAAATTGATGAGTTTATCCGAAAAAATATTATGTGATATTTATTATTATGGAATTAACGTACCCATTATTAAATAAATCATTTGAAGCAACATCTGGTTTTGGTCTAAGAGGAACTGGAAGACACAGCGGTGTTGATTTAAAAGCCGATTCTGGAACAAGAGTTGTTTCCATTACTGATGGTGAAGTTTTTAAATCTGATGATACAAGTGACCCAAATGGTTATGGTGGTCAAATAATAATTAAACATTTGTTAAATGGAAAAACTTATTATTCAAAATATGCTCATTTGAGAAAACGTTATGTTAGAGTGGGTGAAACAGTAACTACCGGTGAAAAAATTGGTGAAAGTGGTGGTGGACCTAATGACCCAAATAAAGGTAGAAGCACAGGACCTCATTTACATTTTGAAATATTAGATGGTAGTAAACAACCAATTAATCCAGAACCAATTTTAACAGGAGTTGCTGCTTTAGGCGGTGCAGCCCTTGTTGGTTCATTATTAGTTGGAAAAAACAAAGATAAAGATAAAAATAAAAAAAATAACAATGATGTTAGTGACGATAGTGACGATAGTGATGATGGGTTAGTTAAAAGCACAGGTAAGTCAGGATTTAACAACATCATGGATAAATTTTTAAATGTGTATACTCCTGTTGCAGCATTGGCAAGTTTAAAAGGATTAACAACTCCAAAAAAAGAATCCAAACTTCCCAAAGAAATTATGGAAGAAATTCAAAAATTCAAAAGACTTATAAAATAAAAAAACCCCTCGTTTGAGGGGTTCTTTGTTTAAGATGGTTTCCGTCTAATTACTTTGCAGATTCAACAGATTTAACTTCTTCAACTTTTACAGAGTCAACAGAAACTTTAGCAGAATCACAACAAGTGCTATCAGCACATGTGCTATCCATCAAAGTAGAGTCAACAAGAGTTGTTTCGGTTTCTTGGCTTGTACAAGCAACCAATGCAGTAACCATCAAAAGACTTAAAATTAATTTTTTCATAATGTTTTGTGTGTGTGTTTTATTTGTGTGTTTAAATTATAGTCAATAAATATGTCCTTGACAATAGAAGGACAAAAATTTTTTATACTATTATACTATTTATAGACATGGATAGATTGAAAAAACTTATAAGAGAAAGCTTAGTTGCACATCTTAATGAAGCCGATAGTAAAAAGAAGGATGATGTTGTTGTTCCTGAAGGATGTTTTGGTGGTCCAAAACACCATATTGGAGCATTGGTAAACATTGTAGAATTATTAATGTTAGAAAAAGACGAGAACGGTAAAAGAGCCGTAGAGGACTTAAAACAATTTTTGAAAGGAAGTAGTAAGGCTGACGCCAAAGTTGTTGTACAGATACTTAGAAAACACCACAAACCACAATTTATTCCATTCACAGGTTGTCTATAATATAAAAATGATATAAAAGAAAAACCCATCCGTAAAGATGGGTTTTTTTATTTGGTGGAGATGCGAGGTACTGCCCCCCGGTCTTGCTCGTCTTACCCAAGAGGTACTACATGTTTAGGTCAACATTTTCTAATGTTCCGAAATTCACAATTCCCTTATTTTATAGTGGTTTGGTTTACTGAGAACTAATCCTCCACTTGTTTCTTTTAAGATAGAAACTACACCTTTAAAAGACTTCTGTTCCTAGGTTGTATGTCTCCCGACCTGTTTTGTAATAGCGATTAGGCTACTACAGAAGCGTTTTCACGGATTAATCCGATAGTCGCCATTTTGTCTAAAACGTTTCCGTTTAATTTTTTGAACCAGTTTTTAATGAGTTATTTCAGCTCATACATGCACCCATTGACTAACTACGCCAATCGAATCTGTGTCATCCCCATAATTTCAAAGAACATTTCAACAAATATAAATATACTTTTTTATATCAACAACTATTTATTAAGAAATAATTTCATTATGACAAAAAAAATTGTAAGATTAACGGAATCTGATTTAGAAAGAATCGTAAGACGTGTAATAAAAGAATCTATGGGTGTTGGCTTTATGTCAGGAGAACCTAATGGTTTGAAAATAAAGAGAATGGAAACTAAGGAGCAAGATGCTACATCAGTGTCTACACCTGACCAAACAAAGCCGTTGTTGGATAAAAGCATGTTGGTTGTTAATCAAAAATTACCTTTAGATAGGAAAACATTAACATCTATGGCTTCAGCCTTAAAAGATTTTGACAAAAAATTGATTGGAGGAACACCTTATGAGGCTTTACAGGGTATTTGGGGCAATGATTTAATTAATTCATTTAACAAATCAATTGCAACACTTGGATATCAATTGGGTAGTGCAGGTGGTTACAAAGCTATGATGGATGGTAGGCCGTTTGATAATATAATGTCAATGGCCGCCCTATCAGCAATGGTTAACGATTTATTATTGTTAAGAGATGGTTTAACTTACTTAGCTCAAGTAAAGGCTGGTATGAAGGTAATGCCACCAGATGCGGTTAAAAAAGCGTTACCATTTTTTAAAGAATTTTCACAAAAAAATCAATTGGGATTAGCTTAAAAAATATTTAACATTATTATAAAAAAAGGGACTACTTGGTCCCTTTTTTTATTTAAGATTTTTAGACACCCAACCTTGAGTCATGAACAAATCTTTTCTCCAAACACACATCAAAAATGTTGGGTTATATTTGTCAAAGATATAAAGATAGTCAGTTCCTTCAGGTGAACTCACAGTAAATGATTGATAGTTGTTTTCAGAATGAGAGTCAACAATGGTTCTTACCATAACTGATTTGTTAAAAGAATCCACTCTGGTCATTGTATTTTTAACACTATCAAAGATGAAGAAGATATTTGATGTTTGACCCATCAATTTGGTTTCTTGGTCGTTATTCAAAACTTCCATAGAATTCAACCCTGATGTATGTTCGAACCTGTAGAAACCTTTACAGTGAAACTGATAGACTTGTGCTTGAGCTGCGATAGTCAAGATGAACATTGCGATGGTGGTGATGATGTTTTTCATAGTTTGTCTTCCTTTCTTATACAAATATACAACCATTTTTTGAACTGCACAACTATTTATAAGAAATGTACAAAATATTTTTACAAGAGGGTAAGAAAGAAGACTCTATTAAAAGGGTTAAGGAAATGTTTCCTGACGACTCTGATTTTATAGACAAAATATTTGATGAGACTGCAAAGTTAGGTGCAAAATACATTCCTTTTGTTGAAACTGAAACCAAAAGATTTCTTTTTGACCCGTTTACGGATTTTGATGTCTTTATATCTGGGCTAATCAGACAAATAGAATTTTTTAATAAAAATAGTAATAAAATTACACCTGAAGTAATTGGTACTGTTAAAGAACTTTGGGACGGTGTTGAGTCAAGGGCGTTTCCAAAATTAGATGTTGTGATGAAATCGCCCAAAGATATTAATTCGTATAATATTAATACCTTGGGATATTTGACACAAGCCCTTTCAATGATTTCATCCAAAAGAGAAAAAGAACGAGCGGCGAAAAAAGAAGCTGAAAAAGTATTTGAAGATGGTGATGTATTGGGAATCAGAGCCATCACACATAATGCTTCTTGTTATTATGGTTCAGGTACACGTTGGTGTACTGCGGGACAACAGCCAGATTATTTTAACAAATACACCAAAGACGGTAAACTTTATTACTTTATTGACAAATCAAATAGAAGACAAAAGATTGCTTTATATATTAAAGACGGTGACCCAACTGTGTATGATGCTGCGGATACTGGACATGATGTGGATTTTCTATACCATGTTTATCCCGAGGTTGAGAATTTTGTTATTGAAAAACTATTGGGTGGTGGAAAAGTAAAATCAGGATTTGAAAGAATTAAAGACGGAACTATTTCAAGCTGGAATGCTGATAGGGTGGACCCATTAATCACCAGTTACAATAGAGATAATGAAGATAATGTCACTTTGAATTTAGATTTTAACGGAAGAGATAGCGATTATTTTGATTTATTTGAGTGGAACGAAGGTGACGGTGATAGAATGTACTTAGATATTTCATTATCTAGTTACGGTACAGGTGAAATTTTTGATAGTTATTATGCTGAAGAAGAATGGAAAGAGGGATATTTGTTTTCTAACTTTGATGACGAACAAATGAAAAGACTTCAAACGTATATGAANATTATTAATCCAAAANTATATGAATGTACNTTGGGATTAAAAGAACGAGATAGTGATGATTGTAGAATNAAAGTTTCCGAATTCTTGTCAAAAGCATTTGAAAATGCCGTTGATAACATAACCAGTGAATATACTTATGACATGAATGCTGATACCGAACAAGGTATTAGAGAATATTTGGAAAAAGATTATTCAAATATGTTTGCCGAATATGGATTACCAATGACGGGAACTTTTTATAAAAAAACCGTTAAATTAGATGACCTTATAAAAACGTATCAAAAATACAATCCAACGTTTAATATTGGAATTTATGGGTTATTGAGAAGAATTATTAATCTTGAAAATATTGACCCCCCAAGTATTGCTGATAGTGTATATGAGTTTAGGACTAATAATTATGAATATAGTAGTACCAACAGTGCCATAGAAAAATTATTGGACACTATGGAAGAAACTATCAATGAAAATGAAAACATAACAGGTGATTACATTGACCATTATGATTTTATCAAAAAATTGGGTGGTTTTGATGAGTGGATTGATATGCCTGGTGACAAAAGATACATGTTAAAAATCACCGATTTGGACATGGAAGATGATAGGGTAACGTTTGCACTACAAAATAGGGAAACAAGAGATTTGAAAAAAATGAGATTACCATTTGAAAAATTCAAAGATTTTATTTATAATCTACAACTTTTTTGATAATTCATAATTTTGTTGTATCTTTGTGGTAAGATGAACAGATTAGATTTATTAGAAAGAGTCCTTAGCGTTCCAACCGCTACGTACCATGAAGAATATATGGTGGAATTCATTTCCAACTGGCTTAAGGAAAATAACATTCCTTACGTGGTAGATGAAATGATGAACATTTACGCAACCAAAACAAGTGAAGGTTTTGAAGGAAAACTTTATCCATGTATGGTTGGTCATACCGATACTGTTCACGGAATGAACGAGATTGTTGTTCACACAGAAACTCTACCTGATTACGAAGGAAACCTTAAAGTATGTCTTAAGGGTTACACCCCTGAAGGTAAAGAAACCGGTATTGGTGGTGATGACAAATGTGGTGTGTTTGGAGCAATGTCAGCTTTATTGGATTTACCACACGTAAAGGCGGCGTTCTTTGTTAGTGAAGAAACAGGATGTTGGGGTTCTCGTAAAGCCGACCCAAACTTCTTTGTTGATGTGGCTTACGCAATTCAGTTGGACGCACCGTTGAACTACATGGTTACTGAAGTTTGTTCTGGTGTACGTCTATTCAACCGTGACAGTGAATTCTTTACCATTGTTGATAAGGTATTGGATGAATACATGCCAAAACGTGAGTATATGGTTCACCCATACACCGATGTTTCACAGTTGAAGATGAAGTTTGATTTCTCTTGTATCAACATTTCTTGTGGATATTACAACTACCACAGACCAAGTGAGTATGTTGTAATTGATGATTTGGATAATTCAATCAAGACCGCATATGCAATGATTGATAAACTTGGGTATGAGAAACATGAGTATCAGTACGATAAAGAATACGCAAAATCTCAGTGGTATATTTAATAGAAAAGGGTCTTAACGACCTTTTTTTTATGCTTATAACTTTATAAATAAAAATGGGGTCAATGACCCCACTTTTATTACCGATAAGGAATATTATTCACTTATTTGATGATTACTTTCTCAGATTTTACCGATAGGGAATATTGTTTACCCTCAACCACATTTCCGTTTAGGACTTCTTCAGATATCAAATCTTCAATTTGGTCCTGAATTGCTCTTTTAATTGGACGAGCACCATACACTTCATCATAACCAATTTTGGCGATGTGTGAAACCAATTTATCATCATATTTGAAAACAAGTTTCAATTCTGATAAACGACCCATTAATTTCTTCAATTCAATGTCAACAATCTTTTTGATAGATTCTTCATTCAAAGAATTAAATACAATCACATCATCAATACGGTTCAAGAACTCAGGAGAGAAAAAATTCTTCATTTCTTTTTTCAAGATTTCTTTCTTCTGTTCTTCATTAGAATAAGCGTTACTTGAAAAACCGATACCTGTTCCAAAGTCTTGAAGTTTCTTAACTCCAATGTTTGATGTCATAATAATTAAACAGTTTTTGAAGTTAATCTTTCTACCCAAAGAATCTGTAAGGTATCCTTCGTCCAACATCTGAAGAAGTGTATGGAAGATTTCTTTGTTTGCCTTTTCTACCTCATCAAACAAGATTACAGAATAAGGTTTGTTCTTAACCTGTTCGGTTAATTGTCCACCTTCTTCATAACCCACATAACCTGGAGGGGAACCAATCAAACGAGAAATGGTATGTTTCTCTTGGTACTCACTCATGTCCACACGGATAAGAGCATCTGAACTACCAAAGATTTGTTTTGCCAATTGTTTTGCCAAGTGAGTTTTACCCACACCTGTTGAACCCAAGAATATAAATGAACCAATTGGTTTGTTTGGGTCTTTAATACCAAGACGGTTTCTACGGATGGATTTTGAAATCTTTGACACTGCATCATCCTGACCTACAACTTCAGAAATCAATGTTTTTTCCATTCCAATCAAAGCCATTTTATCATCAACATTTAATTTGTTGACTGGAATCTTTGTCATTGAAGAAACTACATTCAATACCAACTCAGGGTCAATCGGTCTACGATTTTCAGATTGTTCCTTTTCAAACTTTGCTTTTTCAAGTTCTAAACGCTCAAGAAGTTTCTTTTCTTTATCACGTAGTTCAGCAGCGTGTTCAAAGTCTTGTCTTTTAACAACATCAAGTTTTTGTTGTTTAAGTTCTGCCGCTTTTTGTTTTAGAATCTCCAATGCTTCAGGGATTTTGGTATCTACTTGAGAACGGGCACCAACTTCATCCATAATGTCAAATGCTTTGTCAGGGAACTCACGGTCAGTAATGTAACGGTCAGCCAAGTTCACACACATTTCCAAGACTTCATCAGAATAACTAACCTTATGGTAGTCTTCATACTTGTCTTTAACATTTGTAATAATTGTTAAAGTCTCAGCTTTATTTGGAGAGTCAACAACAACTTTTTGGAAACGACGCTCAAGGGCTCCGTCTTTTTCAAAATTGGTACGATACTCATCCAAAGTGGTAGCTCCGATACATTGGATTTCACCACGAGCAAGAGCTGGTTTAAAGATGTTGGATGCGTCCATTGAACCTGAAGAATTACCAGCTCCAACAATTGTATGAATTTCATCAATGAAAATTACAATGTCAGGATTTTCTGAAAGTTCTTCAATAATAACTTTCATACGTTCTTCAAATTGACCACGATACTTTGTACCGGCAACGATGGATGTTAAATCCAATAATACAATACGTTTATCACGCAAGTTACGAGGACAATCCCCGTTAAAGATTTTCATTGCCAAACCTTCAACAATTGCGGTTTTACCACAACCAGGTTCTCCAATGATAATTGGGTTATTTTTCTTTCTACGGGAAAGGATTTGAGCAATTCGGTTAATTTCCATCTCACGACCAATTACAGGGTCCAATTTACCCTCTTGAGCCATTTTAATTAAGTCCTTACTGAAATTGTCCAATACAGGAGTTCCTCCTGATTTCTTTTTAGGTGTTGATTTACCTTCTGTGTTATCCATTGATTCAATCATAGTCTTTTATCTTACCACAAATATACCATTTTATTTTCAAATAACAATAATGACTATATGTCAGTATGGTATGACAAAATGTCAGTACTGTTGATTTGGCATAATTTTGTATTTATGTTTCACAAAGATACATAAAAAAATTAAAATAAAAAAAATATGTTTGACTTATTTGGAAACAACAGCAGAAAATCACTAAAACAAATGATGGACGAACTCAACGAGATGTTCGGTGATTACAACCCTAACTTTAAAAGTTCTTCTATGGAACATAAATCAGAAACAGGAAATGATGATGGTATGGATTGGGAAAAACAAGTCTATACAACACCCGATGGAAAATTTACCTATATCATAACATCAAGTTCAACAGTTCCACCAAAAAAGAATAAAAATTCTTTGGAGTCATTAAAACAACAACTTGACAAAGCAGTTGAAAAAGAAGATTTCCAATTGGCAATTTATCTTCGTGATAAAATCAAAACTTTTGAAAGAGACCAAGAAGAAATTAAAAAGATTGAGGATGAGTTAAAAGATTGTATTGAAAGACAAGACTTTGAAAGAGCGATTGAAGTCCGAGACCAACTACGAAAAATGAGACCCTAACAAAAAGACCCTTGACTAAAATCAGGGGTCTTTTAATATTTATACTATTATGGCAGTAGGAAGACAAGATATAAAAGGAACAAAAATTCTTAATGAAATTAATTCATCTAATATTATTAGAACTGAATATGATACCGCAGACAAAACAATGATTACAGAATTTAAAAATGGTACACGTTATGAATATGAAGATGTACCACACAATGTATATGCAGAATTCAGATTGTCAGAATCACAAGGAAAATATTTCAATTCCAAAATTTCAAAAGTATACAAATACAAAAAATTACCTTAAATAAAATNTTGAGTATTTATATAAGATGGATAAATACTCAGAAATATTATCTTCTTTTGGAACNCAAGAAACATTGAACCCTCAAATATGGGATGATGTTGAAAGCGATGANCCAAAATTAAAACCACAAATTAGAAAAGCNTTGTTAATGATTGCCGGNGAATTCATGGATTTCTTGGGTGATGATTTATTTGTTGATGATGTTAGATTTACTGGTTCACTAGCAAATTATAATTGGTCCAAGTTTTCAGATATTGATTTACACCTTTATGTTGACTTCTCACAATTTGATGTTGAAGATGTTGAAGTTTACAAAGAATTATTCCAACTTAAAAAAACTTTATTTAATACCACCCACAATATTACCGTAAAAGGTTTTGATGTGGAATTATATGCTGAAGATATTGATGAATCACATTTTTCAACCGGTGTCTATTCCGTTATGTTTGATACTTGGGTTCACAAACCTGAAAAAGAAAGTGTAAAAATTGATAAAGAAATGTTATTATCAAAGGCAAATTCAATGATGTCAAAAATTGATAATGCAATTGAGGATTCCAAAAGTGAGAATTATGAAAAAGCTGTAAAACATATTGACAGTTTTAAAGAAAAATTAAAGAAGTATAGGTCATCAGGTTTGGAAAAAGATGGTGAGTTTTCATACGAAAATTTGGTCTTTAAATTTCTTCGTAGAAACGGATATATTGACAAATTATTCAACTTTAAAAACAAATTAATGGATAAAAATTTATCTATTGAAAATACTGACGTAGAATAATTTAACAATTTACCATTATTGCTATATTTATATAGTAAAATTATGGCATTAGTAACATATTTAATAGCACCCTGTGAAGGACCATCGGCAATTTTAGTTGAATTTAGTAGTAGTACGCTTCCAGTTGTTGGAGGAAATTATTTCTTAACATTTGTAGGTTCAACTGATAGTGGTTGTTACGAAATTGTAGATACCGCTGAACCAGGTGTTGGTATTGATACTGTTGCTACTCAATCTACAAATTATAATGACTGTGCCACATGTCAAGGAGCCTCAACACCTACTCCAACACCAAGTGTTACCGCAACTGTAACACCTACTGTAACTAAAACACCTACTGTAACACCAACAAATACAGTTACACCAAGTGTTACAAAAACTGCAACACCATCAGTAACTCCAACAAAAACTGCGACACCAACACTTACACCAACTAATACTACAACACCAAGTGTTACACCAACTAAAACCGTAACACCTTCTGTAACTGCAACAAATACTGTGACACCAAGTGTTACCGCAACTGTAACTAAAACGGTTACACCAACAGTTACAACAACTAATACACCAACACCAAGTGTTACTAAAACACAAACACCAAGTGTTACCGCAAGTGTTACTCCAACAAAAACAGTTACACCAAGTGTTACCGCAACTGTAACTAAAACACCAACGGTTACTCCAACAAAAACAGTTACACCAAGTGTTACCGCAACTGTAACTAAAACACCAACGGTTACTCCAACAAAAACAGTTACACCAAGTGTTACTGCGACTGTAACTAAAACACCTACCTTAACACCAACACCTACCTTAAGTGGATTTGCTCTTACAGGTGGAACAACTAATACAAGTAGTGGAACAATAGTATATGAAGATTGTATTACATGTTCAGGTGATACAACTACACAAGCAATGCCACACGCAATATATTCAAATGCACAAGGAAGGTCTGTAGTCCAAGTTGACTCAGTTGCTCTTGGTGGATTTAATGGATTAAACTCTTAAACATAAAAAACAAAAAATATAAAAATGGCTGACTTAAAACCAATCGGAAGTGAGAGATTACAAGGACAAGATAAAATCAATAGAATCCTTGAAATTTCTAGATATAAAGAAACCGCACCATCTAACATTAATGAAACTTCAAGAGTGGAGTTTGAAAAAACGTTAGCAGATGGTCATCAGTATGAGATTGTAAAAGAAAAAACTGGTTACATCATAAAGAAAAGAATTGATGAATCTTTGGATTACATTGAGCCAATGAAAAATAGAACGTATTATCGTTCTTATTCACAAGCATTAAAAAGATTGAACCTTATGGCAGGTGAAATTAATAGACTTGTTGAAAACGAAGAAGAGGTTTCAATGTATCAAATTTCAGAACAAAAAAAATTTACATTAAAAACTCCTAAAGCACCGGCACCAATGCCAGAACCGGCAGCTGAACTTCCACCACCTGCTCCTGCACCTGAAGAAGGTTCAATGGATGCACCATTAGATGATGCATCTTTGGATATGCCAGCTGGTGATGAAATGGATATGGACATGGAATTAGATACACCTGAAGGTGATATGGATATGGATATGAGTTCTGAAGAAGAACCAATGGCTGGTGAGGAAGAAGATATTACATTTAAAACTATTCAAAAACTTACAGGCAAATTGGGTCAAAAAATCAGAATGATGAATGATTCTGTTGGAATGACTTCTGAAGATGTTAAGTATGTTATTAATTCATTATTGTCAGCATTGGATTTGAGCAAACTTGACGAAGAAGACCAAGAAGATATCATGTCAAAATTTGAAGAAGACCAAGAATCTGATTATGATTCAGATATGGATATGGGTTCTATGGGTGATGACGAAGATATGGACGTAGATATGGATATGGACATGGAAGAACCAATTGATGGTGAAATGGGAGAAGGTATGTATGGTTCATTTAAAAACGATGAATGGTATGATGAAACTGATAGACCATATAAAGGTGGTTTTGACTTTGATTTTGACGAGGAAGAGTTTGATGAATTTGAACCAATGATGAAAAAACATAGTAATAATGCGATGTTTCAAAAAGGACCTGAGGGTGAAAGAATGTTCAACGCATACAAAGAAAAATTTGGTCCAATGAAAGTTAGAGTTAAAAGAATGGGAAGTGAAATGTCTGAAGAAGACAAAGTTAATTCTCATGTTTCTAAAATTATGGATGAAATTTTTAGTGAATCTAAAGTTGATAAGGTTTTATCATCATATTTTGTTGTAAATGAAAATGAACAAAAAACAAAAAGTAAAAAACTTGTTGAGTCAAAGCAACAAAAAACACAAGTAATGGACAAAGTTAAAAAATTGTCAGAAACTTACGAACAAGAATTGGCGTCTGAATTTATCTTACAAGAAAACAATAATTTTAAATTCGTTGGAAAAACAAACAAAAGTAATTTAGTGTTTGAACACAACGGAGAACAAATTAGAGTAACACCAAAAGGTGAAGTTTTATGAGTCATTTAATCTATATTAATGGACTTGGTCCAAATTATAGAGGAGATAACATGTATGAGTTTATCTTTAGTGATGAATTAGACGTTTGGGGTGAAAATTGGGATTCAAGACCAGCACACGGTTACCCACAACCACCTGAATTAAAACATATAAAGAAAGTTGGACTACTGAAAAATACGGTGGTCCAACTTGAACTTATACAGGACTCTGATTTTATGGGAGTCACAGACGCAATGGAAGATGTAATTGCGTTAGCCTGGGAAAAAGATGAAAGTTGTGAAGATGAGACCCGNCTTGTTTTTCGTTTCGGAGATTCAGAACAGAAAGTAAAAGATAAATTGTACGAAAGAGACATTATTTTAGAATTAGAAAAAGACGTTGTATATGAAAAATAAAAAAATTAAACAACTAATGGAACGTGGATTGAGCCATAAATTGTTATTAACAATGAATGAAGGTCAAATCAATCAATTGCATAAAATGATGGTATCTGAAATAACAATGGTACCAAAAACTGACACCGCAACAATTGATAAATTAAAAAACGAGAAAAAACCTTTTGAAGTTTATGAGCAAGGTGTAGAAGTTGATAAAAGTGATTCAAAACTTGGTCAAACTACTCAAGAACCACATCAAGTACAAGCACCTGATGGTATGGATGATGAAGGCGATGATGGTATTGACAAAGAAGAAGATATTAGCGAAGCGAAGAAAAAATCAAAATATAACCCATATGCAATTTGTACCTCATCAGTTGGTAGAGAAGATAAGAAAAAATTTGAAAGATGTGTGATGGATGTAAAAAGAAATATTAAAGAAGGTAAAAATCCTTATTTACCAATTGTTGAGTCTTCTTTATTAAGAATGGTTGAAAAACATATATCACCAAAAATTTCTAAAATTGATTTATTAAATACTTTAAGTGAACAAGGAATAATTTCTCGTCCATTTAAAAATAGTATGATTGGATTTGTTGATGAAACAAAAATGGACAAATCAAATAAAAACACATATGTTTCTAAAAAAGAAGCAATGGAACAAAGTACAAAAACAGCACCTACAAGAGTAAAACCTGGTACTAAAGAAAAGGAAAAACCTGGTAAAATGGACCCTTTTAAAAACCCAAAACATCAACCAAAACCAAAAGCGGAAAAAATGGATGAACAAGGTACAAAAACAGCACCAGCACCTACAAGAGTAAAACCTGGTACTAAAGAAAAACCAAATACTTCTGACCCTTTTAAAAACCCAAAACATCAACCAAAACCAAAGGCGTCTACTGAAGCTCCAAAAATGGGTACTGTTAAGATTCCTGATTATTTAGAATTTGACCAATTAAAAATTGACTTTAAAAACCAATAATGAAAAAGAAACAAATCGTTAGAGAAGCTCCAATTGATTATGGAGATAGACCTGAAAGAATGTCACCTGATATTGAAAGAACAATTCTTTCAAAAGGAACTCCATTATCTACAAATCCAGCATTTCCAAATATTGAACAGGGTAATTTACCTGAGACATTTGAAGAATTAGTTGCTTCTAAAAGATTTAAAGATGTTGTTGCTAAAGTTAGACGTTATGTACCAAACGCTGGTGCTGACATCTCAAGAGGAAACGCTTTACAACAATTACAAAGAATGATGATGACTATGGCCATGCAATTGTTACAAAAACAAATGGCTCATAAAGAATATCTTGAAAATTTGGCGATTGATTTGGTTAGAAAAGAAATGGGTGTACGACCAGACCAAATTAATTATGTTGCTGAACTTGTAATGCCAGGTCAAATTGATATGTCTGGTTTTCAAAAACAAGGTGAAGAACCTGAAGACGAAGAAGTTGAACAGAATTTCCAAGAAAAAGAAGAAGACCTTGAAGATTTTATTTCAGCATTTGAAAGATTTGATATTGAAAAGGCAAAAAGAAGATTTATTAACGCATTAATTCAAGGTTCGTCTAAAAAAGGACATTACATGTTTGAATTAGTTAGAGATGAATTAGATAGAGTTGACCCCGACTTATTGAATTTGTACGGTGTTGTTATGTCTGTAAATGATTTATTGTATTGGGTATTACCTGACGAAATGATGGACATGATGATGAGTCAAGGTGGTGTTGGTGGTAAAGAAGAAGTAGATATTCAAACTGACCCTCCAACAGTTAAAGCGACAGGTGTATTTTTTCCTATATTAATTCACGAGTTAATTAAAGGTACAATGGAAATCTTGGGTACTCAAGGTCTTCCTGATGACCCAAAACAAGCCGAAATGGTCATGGCATCAACTGACAGCTTATCAAATGAAATTTGGGATTTAAGAATTGGTCCAATATTGTGGGAAAAATTCTTAGCAGCATATCCTGAAGAATTATTTGAAGAAGATAAAAAATTCATACAAAACTACCTCTTTGCAAGATTTTCAGCACTTTCGGCTGATGAGTTTTTCAAATTAGCAAAAATGATTTTAAGAGGTGATGCAAAAGCAACATCAATCTTGGACAGAATGGTTAAGGAAATTGTAGCTCATTTGAATGAAGTACATAGTGATGATGACGAAGACTATGATACTGATGAAGATGGTGACACTATGGGTCCTGACGATGATGATTTGAGTGATTTAGATGATTTCTTAGGTAGTTTAGGTATTGACAGGTCCTAACACTAACCTTTTATGGGTTTAACCAGAGAACAATTACTATTAGAATATTCAAGGTGTATAAAAAATACACCATACGCTCTTAAGACGTATCTTCAGACTTATGATAATACTCAGTCAAGATACGTCCCATTAGAGTTATTTCCTGACCAAGTTAATTTGGTTGAGGATTATGAATCCTATAACGAAAACATTGCATTAAAATACCGTCAGGCGGGTGTATCTACCGTGACTGCGGCTTGGGCAAGTAAAAGACTTGTATTTGCATCAAAACAAAGACCTGAAAAGGTTTTGATTATTGCGAACAAATTGGACACTGCCGTGGAAATGGCAAACAAAATACGTGGATTTACTGAACAATGGCCTGCTTGGGTTGGTGTAAGTTTTTCACCAGATAAAAACGCGGCAAGACATTTTAAATTAACAAACGGTTGTGAAGTTAAAGCCGTTGCGACATCAAAAGATGCACTTCGTGGTTATAGCCCCACTATGTTGATATTTGATGAAGCTGCGTATATTGAGGCGGATGGTGATTTCTGGGCTGCCTGTATGGCTTCGTTGTCTACGGGTGGTAAAGTTGTTGTTGTATCAACACCAAACGGATATGACCCAATTTACTATGAAATCTACGAACAAGCCAATCGTGGAATGAACGATTTCAAAATTACAGAAATGTATTGGTATCGTGACCCTCGTTATACAAAAGATTTATATTTGGTTAAAACAAATGAAATTATTCATTATCTGTTAAACCGTGAAGAATATACCGCCGATAGTGTTGTTGATTTTTCAGGTCGTGACCCTTATGAAAGAAATTATGATGAGTTAAAAGCCTATTTTGATTTAGGTTATAAACCATGTTCCTCTTGGTTTGAGGCGATGGTTAAAAAACTTAAGTATGATAAGCGTAAAGTTTCACAGGAATTGGAATGTAATTTTTTGGGTTCAGGTGATAACGTATTTGATTCTAACTTAATTAAAAATATCACAGATAATATGATTAAAGAACCTATCAATAAAATGATGGGTGGTGGACTTTGGATATGGAAAGAACCTGAAATGGGTCACAGATACATTATGGGTGTGGACGTTTCTCGTGGGGACTCTGAAGATTATTCAACATTCCAAATTTATGATTTTGACGAAAGAGACCAAGTTGCTGAGTATATTGGAAAACTTCCTCCTGATGTATTGGCAGAAATTGCTTACAAATGGGGTAACATGTACAACTGTTTCATTGTTGTGGATATCACGGGTGGTATGGGAGTTGCTACCGCAAGAAAACTCCAAGAATTAGGATATAAAGATTTGTATGTTGATGGTGTAGATTTTGGTAACAAATGGAAATATGACCCAAAGGCGGCTGAAAAAATTCCTGGTATTAACTTTAACAATAAAAGAGTTCAAATTATTGCTGCTCTTGAGGAAGGATTAAGACACGGATTAAAAGTTCATTCATCAAGATTATTGAATGAAATGAATACATTTGTTTATATTAATGGAAGACCTGACCACATGAAAGGACAACATGATGATTTAATTATGTCTTTGGCTATGGCTGTTTATGTATCTGATTCATCTTTTTCACAACTTACAAAGGTCACACAACAGGCAAAAACAATGTTGGAATCTTGGCAGGTTACTTCTTATGACCCACCAAAAGAACAATACTTTAACCCGGCAATGCCAAATACACAATATAAAACAAATATTGCATATCAAAATCAACCAACACAAAAGGATTATCAAGACTATTTATGGGTGTTCGGCGGATATAAGCGTTGATAAAAAATACATATATATTAACTTTTTACTATGGAAGAAAAAAACTTGACAATATGGCAACGATTGTCCCAAGAACTTGGACCAAATTCATTGTTGGGTCAAGACATACCTACTTATAAGTTTGATAAAAAAGAACTATTAAGAACTACTGACAAGGATGAGTATGAAAAACAAAAACTCCAAGCCAGACAAACATATTATATTACAAGCCAATGGGCTAAAATTGAAAATAATTTATATTCACAAGCGGTTTATTATCAACCAACTAGATTGGCATCGTATTATGATTATGAGTCAATGGAATATACTCCTGAAATTTCTGCAGCATTAGATACATACGCTGAAGAATCAACAACAGTTGATGAGAATGGATACATGTTACAAATATACTCCGATTCTCCAAGAATTAAGGCTGTATTGGGAGATTTATTTAATAACGCTTTGGACATTAACACAAACTTACCAATGTGGACACGTAATACCGCAAAATATGGTGACAACTTCGTGTTTTTAAAGTTGGACCCTGAAAGAGGTGTTGTTGGTTGTTTACAATTACCAAACATTGAAATTGAACGTATTGAAGTTGGTATGAAAGGTAAAGCAACTTCAGGTATGGGTGGAGCGGTTGCTTCGGGTAGCGATGCCAAAAGCCTAACATTTACTTGGAAAAACAAAAGTTTGGAATTTAATAGTTGGGAAGTTGCTCACTTTAGATTATTGGGTGATGATAGAAAATTACCATATGGTACCGCCATGTTGGAAAAGGCAAGAAGAATTTGGAAACAATTAATTCTTGCTGAAGATGCTATGTTGGTATATAGAACATCAAGAGCACCAGAAAGACGTGTATTTAAGGTATTTGTTGGTAACATGGATGATGCAGATATTCAACCATACGTTCAAAGATTTGCTCAACAATTTAAAAAAGACCAAGTAACTGACCCACAAACAGGAAACGTAGATATGAGATTCAATCAAATGGCGGTTGACCAAGATTTCTTTGTACCTGTTAGAGACCCGGCATCACCAAACCCAATTGAGACTTTGCCAGGAGCGACAAACTTATCGGAGATTGCCGACATTGAATACATTCAAAAGAAACTTTTAACAGCGTTAAGAATACCAAAAGCATTCTTGGGATTTGAAGAGGTTGTTGGTGATGGTAGAAATTTATCGTTACAAGATATTCGTTTTGCAAGAACAATCAATAGAATTCAAAAATCTATGGTTGCAGAACTTAACAAAATTGCAATTGTTCATTTATTTTTATTGGGTTTTGAAGACGAATTAAACTCGTTCCAATTGAGTTTAACTAACCCATCTAAACAAGCTGACTTACTAACAATAGATGTTTGGAAAGAAAAAATGTTGTTGTACAAAGACGCTGTAACAAAGGTTGAAGGTATCGCTCCAACATCACAAACATGGGCTAAGAAACACATTCTTGGTTTTTCTGATGAAGATATTAAACTTGATTTACAACAACAAAGAGTTGAGAAAGCGGTTGCCGCTGAAATTGAAGCAACACCTAATGTTATAACACATACCGGATTATTCGATAATATTGATAAACTTTATGGTAATGGTCCATCATCAGGAACAACATCTCCACCGGCTGAAGGTGGTGGATTAGGGGCTGATTTAGGTGGAGCTCCACCGGCAGGAGGTGAACTTCCACCGGCTGAAGGTGAAACTGCAATCACACCTGAATCTGTTAAAAAGAATATGAATATATTATTAGAAAGAGATAATGTTTATGGTGTTGATGAAATTGATTTGGAAAAAGGTAGACGTTCTTTAGGTATTATTGAAGAACAATTAGGAAAACTAATTGATTGATATATTTATTAATATGAAATTTGGACAATTACTTAGCAAAATTGAAGGATTAATGGTTAATTCTTATGTAAATGAAACAACAAAATTTGAGGTGAGGAACTTCAAAAAATTGGTATTGGAAAACAAAAATGTTAGTACAATGTTTTACATTTATACTGAATTGTCCAAGAAAAAAGGTTATGATAAGACATTATCTGAGGCTTACATCAATGAATCTTTAAGACAAGTTGAAAAAATTCTTCCGAAATTAAATACCCAAAAAATTGAATATTGGGTTAAAGATGTTGTTAGTGAAAATAACTACAAAAATATTGACAATTTAATTTATAATTCTCCTGATAAAATTATGGAGAATGTTGAAAGCAGAAACACTTTGATAAAAACTTTAAGTGAAACCACTGAAGTTAAAACTGCGATACAACTACCAATGGAAACTTTATTGAATATTGCCAATAGAGAAATTAGTTCTTATATTGAAAATTTAGATGAGGATTCTAAAAGAGACTTATCTAAAGTGTTAATGACTGAAGATACTGAATTATCCAAAGAATTTGAAGAATTAAAAACAAAAACAATTCATTCATTAAGTAATCTTAATGAATCAATGGATGAAAGTACAACAAAAAAATTACAAGAAACCATCCAACAAATTAAAGGTGAGGTGTTTTCTAAAATCAATTATGTAAAATTATACAATTTGTATAATAATATTAATTAATCTTTAGGTTTTTGTGATTCAACGTATTGAGCCTTTAATTTTTGAACTCTACGTGTAACAGATGGTTTTTCATATTGAAGTCTTTCTCTCAATTTTTCATTTTGCTTGGTTTTAATTACCTTTCCTTTTAATTGTTTCAAGGCTTTTTCCAAAGGAGTTTTTGCATCAATTTTTACTTTTAACATATTATAGTAAATAATACAAAGTTGGTAAAAATTTGACAATAGAAACAAATTAGATTATTTTTTTTCAAACAATAAACAATTTATACACATGAATATTAATGAAAAAAGGAAAAACATCACGAATTGTAGGATTCAACAATTCAAAAGTGAGTTATGGAACAGTTGATTCCAAAAATTTTAAATCGGTTTATCTTAATCTACAAAGTTGGGTTTCACCAAAACAAAGTTATAACAATTGGGAAAGAATAGTATCAAATTTTAGTAGACAGATAAAACATACAATATTTGAAATACTAGACCCAACATTTTTTAAAGACAATTATATTATTGACTTGGATTTAAGAACTAGCGGGATTGTTTACGGGAAGAAAAGTTTTATGAATTTGGAAATTACTTTATTCTTATCTCAAGAAATAGATTTTAAAGATACAATTCTTAAAGATAAATTAAAAAGAATTGCCAAAGAAATTTATATTGAAAACTTTAAAAAGAACGAGTATTTTGATTTTACACTATCTAAAAAGAGCAAAGAAGAAGCATCCTAGTATTTATTACTAAAACATACGTATGAAAATATTAGGACCTACCGAGACAGGTAAAGGAATATTGATTGAAATGGACGCAGGATATGTGTCACCATCTCATGAATTTAATAAAAAGATGCTTGAAGAAAATCACAAGAATTTCTTGGATTATTCAAAACCTTTTGAATTCTATGCCGTACTTCAAAAATACAACACACCAAACCGTAATGGTAGGGTGTACCCTGAAAGAATTTTAAAACGTGAATCTGAAAATTATAAAAAGATGATTGAAAAAGGAACATCTCTTTCAGAATTAAATCACCCTGAATCATCATTAATTGACCTTGACCGTGTGTCTCACATCATTAATGACATTTGGTGGGACGGACATATCCTTATGGGTAAGTTACGTCTTCTAACCTCACCAGGATTCCATGAGAGAGGGATTGTATCTACAAAGGGTGACCAAGCAGCAAACTTGTTAAGACAAGGTGTTACTTTGGGTATATCTTCACGTGGAGTTGGTTCATTAAAAAAGACTGGTGAACAAAATGAAGTACAAGATGATTTTGAATTAATCTGTTTTGATTTGGTATCTTCACCATCTACACCCGGTGCTTACTTATTTACAAATCCTGATGATAGAAACAAATTTGAAGAAAATTTAGAAGAAGAAAAAGTTTTAAGAACATCTCCAATAGAACAAGAAAGTGGAACAAAAATGAATCGCTCTATTGACTTATTAAAAAAATTAAATCATTATTTAGACAAATAATTTAAAAAAACATGGACGAGAAATATTTTGTAGCAAAAGTACAGTACGATTTACCTGATGAAAATACAGGAAAATTAAAAAAAATCCGAGAGGAAAAATTGGTTAAAGGTTACTCTGTAACTGATGTTGAAGCCAAGGTAACATCCCGATATACTGGGTTTCAACATGATTGGAGAATCACAGCGGTCTCCGAAAGTAAAATAGACGAAGTTATTCAAGATTAATAAAAACCCCTCATAACCGAGGGGTTTTTTATTTATTTAGGGTTTTTACTAAGCCCAAACAGAATTTTTTGGCATATGGATATATTTATATGTTAAATTATTCTATAATAATATGACAGAAAAAAAGTCGTTAGTTGAGGAAGCACTACTACAAATGAGAAATTTGGAACAAGTAGTTGCCGAAAATGCAAAAGGAATACTTGCTTCTACAATGAAGGAAGAAATCTCAGAATTAGTAAAAGAGTCTTTGAAAAACGAGGCTGAAGATGAATCAATGGGAGTTGAAATGGATGATGAATCGGAAGATGATTTAGACATGGATATGGATATGGATTCTGATGATGAAAACATGGATGATGTTGAAATGGACATTGATATGGATTCTGACGATGATGAATCGGAAGATGAACTTGAGATGGACTTTGATATGGATTCTGATGATACACTACCAATTGACCTTACAAACGCATCTGATGATGAAATCTTAAAGGTTTTTAAATCTATGAGTGATGAAGATGGTATCATTGTTAAACAAGATGGCGACCAAATTACTTTGAGTGATGAAGACGAAGATGTTGAATACATTATTCAAACTGAAAGTTACATGGAAAACGAACCTATGCAAGAAATGGATGGAGAAGAAGAATTATCAGACGAGGATTTAGATTCTATGATGGCTGATATTTTCGGTGAAGAGATGAACATTTACGAACAACCGAATGATTATGGTGATGATAATGAGGATGGTGTTGTTGATGAGGATGAAGTAGTGTATGAAATAGAAATGGATGATTACATGGATGATGATAGTGATGATAAAAGCATGAATGATTATAGTGGTGATGAAAGCATGTTTGAAGGTAAAATGACAATTAAACCAGTTATGGGTAAATTAACTAAATCCTCTTTAACTAACAAAGTTAAAAAAATGGAAACTAAAGAAGGGTCAATGATGAGTAAACCTGTAGTAGGTAAAGGTGTTAAAACCGGAAGTGCTAAATTTGAATATAAAGAAGGTAGAAAAATGGAAACCAAAGAATCGGCTATTGAACCAAAAGGTATGGCTAAAGGAGTTGGTATGAATTTGAAACCTAAAAAGTTTGAATACACTGAAGCTGAAATGAAAGATAAGTATGGTTCTAAAAAACACGAATACAGACGTAAGGATGTTGATGGTGTTGAAAAGAAAGCTGGTGAAAAAGATGGTCATTACAAAGATTACGAAAAAGAGGAAACTAAAGAAGCGGCTAGAACATTAGGTAATGGAACTAGAAATTATGCTGAAAGAAAAGGTTTACCTAAAATGAAAGTAATTCCAAATCAAGCTCTTGCTGAGGAAGTTGAAAGATTAAGAGAAAAAAATGAAGAGTATAGAAAAGCTCTTAATATCTTCAGAGATAAATTAAATGAAGTTGCAGTATTTAATTCAAACTTGGCTTACGCTACAAGATTGTTTACTGAACATACTACAACTAAACAAGAAAAAATTAATATCTTAAGAAGATTTGATGATGTTGAATCATTAAAAGAGTCTAAAACTTTATATTCATCAATTAAAGGAGAATTAAACACAACAAGTAGTACTCAAAGTGTTGTAACTGAATCTATTGAAAAAATTGGAAAATCTCCAGCATCAGGTTCATCACAAAACCTAATTGAGTCAAAAACGTATGAAAATCCACAATTCTTAAGAATGAAGGATATTATGCAAAAAATACAAAAATAAAAATAAATAAAACTTAAAAACAAAAAAAAATACTAAAATGGGTGCATTATTAGAAAGCGGTCTTGTTGGTAACATTGGTTTGAAACACCTTAAAGTTATCAAAGAAGACACAATCAACAAATGGGATAAACTTGGCTTTTTAGAAGGTCTAAAAGGTCACATGAAAGAAAACGTGGCTCAGTTGTATGAAAACCAAGCTTCACACTTAATTAACGAAGCTTCTTCAACTTCTGATTCAGGTTCTTTTGAAACGGTTGTTTTCCCAATCGTGAGAAGAGTATTCTCTAAATTATTAGCTAACGACATCGTGTCTGTACAAGCAATGAACTTACCAATCGGTAAATTGTTCTACTTCGTACCTAAAATTCAAGGTTATTCTGGTGGTACATCAACAGATGGTCTATTTGGAAATAGTGGTTCACACTACGCTCCTATAGGTGCTCCAGGAAACTATAATGGTAATCCAGATGCTGGTTACAATTCAGGAACAGGTGACTTCAACCCTATTTACAATAAGGATTTATATGACTTATTCTACGAAGGTAACGAAGCTGGATTAAATCCTCCTGGTTTGTTTGACTATTCAAAAGGTCAGTGGACAGCAGTAACTGCTTCAACTGTAACTTACGCTTGGTCTAACGCTGGTTATTTATTACCTGCAGCATACGGTACAGATAATTACAGAAAAGTAATTATTGTTATGAGTGGTTTCTCTAACGCTGGTGCTGGTCAATTGATTGGTCCTAATGGTAATACTATGGATACTGAAGAATTCATATCAGGTTTGAACATCTTAGGTGTTTCTACTAACGGAACAACTTCAGCTAACACAAGTAACCCTTACTTATTCAGAGTTGTAACTCAAAGATATGGTAAAGGTATTGTTCAGTATGGTAGTAATGTTACAGTTAATTTCCCTGGTGGACCTGGTGCTTACAACGCTAACTCAGGTGGTTCTTTCTACAACGTATGTGATGCTAATGGTTTCATATTCTTAGAANTTGATTTACAAGTACCAGTTTGTATTACTTGTGGTGATTCATCTATGGACGGTTACACAGGTTCAACATTCTCATCTACAACAAGTTCAAATAATGCATTCTTAGCAGTTTACAGATTGTATAAAGAGTTGGAATTTGAAGACCAAATCGGTGAAGTTTCTTTTGACCTTGAGTCAGTAACTGTTTCTGTTACAGAAAGAAAATTGAGAGCACAATGGTCTCCTGAATTAGCTCAAGACGTTGCGGCATTCCACAACATTGATGCTGAGGCTGAATTAACAGCATTATTATCTGAGCAAGTTGCTGCAGAAATTGATAGAGAAATCTTGAGAGATTTGAGAAAAGGTGCAGCTTGGAACTTGAGATGGGATTACAACGGTTGGAAGAGACTATCTTCTGCTGGTACAACTCCTTACACTCAAAAAGATTGGAACCAAACTTTGATTACAGCAATTAACCAATTGTCTGCTCAAATTCACAAATCAACTTTAAGAGGTGGTGCTAACTGGATTGTTGTATCTTCTGAAGTATCTGCTATCTTTGATGACTTGGAATACTTCCACGTATCAAATGCAGCTCCTGAGCAAGACCAATACAACATGGGTATTGAAAGAGTTGGTACATTGTCAGGAAGATACCAAGTGTATCGTGACCCTTACTTCCCAGCTAACCAAGTGTTAATCGGACACAAAGGTACTAGCTTGTTGGATACAGGGTACATCTACGCTCCATATGTTCCTTTACAGTTGACTCCAACTATGTATAACCCATTCAACTTCACACCTATCAAGGGTATCATGACAAGATACGCTAAGAAAATGGTTAACAACCGTTTCTATGGTAGAGTAACAGTTGATGGTGTAAGAACATTCAACTTACAAGAATTAAGATAATTTATCTTAAAACTTATAAAAAAAGGGAACTTCGGTTCCCTTTTTTGTTTTTACGTGGTATTTATATGTATAAAAAAAATAATTAAATTATGGCCTGTAAAAAATCAACAATAACAAATACTTCAGAAAGTATTAAAGTAATATCATACACAAGATGTGATGATAATTTTGTATTTAATAATTACGAAATTCAAGGAAACGAAACCGTAAACATTTGGTATGTTGATGGTACATATAAAACNGCGTTTTCAAATTTAACAATAGATTCTACAATTGAATGGCCACCAGTTACTCAAACACCAAGCAATACCGCAACTCCTTCAGTAACTCCAAGTGTAACTCCAACAAATACAGTAACACCAAGTGTAACTCCAACAAATACAGTAACACCAAGTGTAACTCCAACAAATACAGTAACACCTACGGTTACTCCAAGTGTAACCACAACTAATACATCAACACCTACGGTTACTCCAACAAAAACACCTACACCCACACCATCAAGACCTTAAGAATTTATAACTCTTAAAGACTTTGAAACTGCTTCGGTTTCTTCCATTGTAAATGCGCCTCTAACGTGGCAAGCGATTAATGCTTGTCTTATACAATATATCGCTTGTTCTTCATTCATACCATCAATAAGTGAATTTAATTGTTCATTTGAGGTGTAATGTATTGTATCAAAAAGAGAACCAATAATTTCTTGTGTTTTTTTTGACATTTCTTCAGTATTTTCAGTATTTTCCATATGGTTTTATATTTATGTTAAGTATCGTAATTTTTTTCACAAAAACAACATGGAACAACAATTAAATGAAGATTTGGCAGTATGGTTTGGCAAAAAAAAGGCGCCAAAAGGAAGTAGTCAGCCTAAAGGGCCGTGGGTTAATATTTGTAGGAAAGATAAAGATGGAAAACATCCACCTTGTGGTCGTTCTGACACTGATAAAGGTGCTTATCCAAAGTGTCGAGCAACAGGTGTTGCGGGTAAAATGAGTGATTCCGCAAAACAAAATGCTTGTAGACAAAAAAGAGAAGCTGAAAAAAAAGATACTCAATCAGGTAAAGGTCAAAAACCAATAATGACCTCTTATAAACCCAAAAAGAAAAACACTAATGAAGGTATGAGACAATTTATTAAGTCCATCCTCAACGAACAGGTCAGAAAAAACAAAATGATAGACCTTGGAGAAATGGTTGAATCGCAATATGCTAAAGATTTAAAAGAAGCTCGTAAAATTGCACAACAACATTTAAATGAAAACCCAAGATATTATTGTGTATTACACAGAATAGGACTAATTGAAGAAGGACAAACAGAAAAAATCGCTAAGGAAGTTTGTCCATCAAACTAATGTTTGTAATATATTCTTAAGAGAATGTTTGATATTGGAAGTAATTTCTTCTTCCATTTTTAATCTTTGACTTTCTAAAACTTCATTAAAGTGATTTGTTATTTCAATTTTTGATTTGTCTTGAATTACAACCGTATATGAATATTTGTGATTAATTACATTAACTGTATTACCTTCAATTGTAATAAAAATAGAATTTGCAGGATTGTGTATGTATTTTTTATTTGAAAGTGGTGTCATNAATAATTGAGTATCNGGTTTATCAATCAATTTTTTACAAATTGATAAACAATCCAACTCGTATTTTGACCTGTGACCACGTTCGTAGTCCATTTTTCTTGCAGAATCAATGTACATTCGTTGAATCCACCTTTTGAATATGTGTTTGTATTCTTTCATTTTAATATGGATTCAAAGATAATAATTTTTTTTTGAATTAACAATAGGCACCTGAACAATGTTTTTTTCCGTCTAAACCTGGCATCCTACCTTTACACACTTGAACGGCATAACCATTCGCATATGCCGAAGGGTAAACATCATATTTTGCTTTAGCCGCAGCTTTACCACGAACACATAATTTTGTTCCCGTTTTTTTCTTACCTTCCATCATATTAGGTTCAACCTCCATTGTTTCGTCTTCGCCCCCATTGATTTCATTCATTAAAAAATCAAAGACTTGGTCCATATTGTTTTTTGCTTCAGAAATGTGGTCTTGAGCCCAGTCATGACCATTGTCAAGAATACTTTCAATTTGTGATTCATCTAAATCTAACAACATTTCACATTGTCTTTTCATTTGTTCTAAATTAGAGAAGAACATATATCTTTCATTTTTTTGTTCTTGTAATACTTTTCTTACAAGGTCTTGAATCATAGATTCGTTAAGTCTAACTATTTTTTTCATTTTTTGTTTACGATTTGGAACATTAATTCTTTTTGATAAGTATCTCGTTCTCCGCTAGTATTCACTTTTATATCAACATAATATTGATTTGGTATTTTATCTCTTGTATCAAACATAAAGTAGTATTCGTTGGGTGTTCTATTAATTGGTGTCCAATCTTGAACTTGTACTTCGGTATTACCTTCTCTAACGTATACTCTATAAAATGTGTCAATACTATTTAAAACAACCTGACTTGTGTAAGCTTGTTTAATAGTTACCATCACTTTACGAATGTCGGTGTTAAGTATTTTTTCATTTTGTTTAATACCACTAAAATCAAAACCATAAAGGATTGGGTCTTTAGATTGAACACCAATTTGATATGCAGAAGATGTTGGTAATAAAACAAAATCATTTTCAATGTCAGATAAATTATTACCATCAATAACAATATTAGTCCATTTATCTGTGAATTGACATGGTGTATAATATCCATTCAATGGTGGTACTACAACTTCATACACACCTTTTGTACGTAAACAAGTAGTTAGACCAGTATAACCTGAAATAGGTTCACCATCAGGATTTAAAATATCAACAACAGGATTTTGGTCCAAATTTACAAAGTCACCATTTTGATAAACATACAAATATAACTGATTTGTTCTGTTCTGTGCAAAAGTGTTTCTATCATCCTTAATAATATCATCGTATGTGGTTTGTAAGAAGGGCTGGTAGAACGTTTGGGTGTGACGGGTAAAGAACCCCACAGAATAAGTTTCAGTCAATCCTGAGATGTTTTCTACCTCGGGAACATATGCAATACCCCAACCTGTAACACCTGTAATACTACCGTTTAAAATACCATTGATTTCACTTGTCATATTAAAGTTAATATCTTCATTTCCAAACTCAAAATGTTGGGTATCAACAATTGTTAAAGCCGAATAATTTAATCCTGAAAGTGATGTTGTTGGTATTGTATTGGTGTTGTTGTATAGACCTGGATATGACCAATTATTTATAGTGGTTGTTTGGAACCAATTTGATGGTCTTTCACTAAATGGTACGTTATCTGAGAATTGACTCACTACAGGTTGATATGTATAATCAAAACCAACACCTTCATCCCAATCTTGGGGATTACCTGTGGTTCCTGAATATTCAGGTATTCTGAATAATATTAAATCAAATGATGTTGCTCTACGAGAACCATCAGTTGTTGTTGTATTCAGTAAATCAATATCAAACGCTGATGTATTTGTCATGTTTAATACATGAGTCATTCCTGTTGTACAACCTGTTGATATTGTGCCTGTGGCAACACCTTCTATTAAATCTGCTAAATCCAAATCAAAAAGAAATCTTGTAAACCCTCTTGGTGCAAAAGTGGCTAAGTCACCCCCAAAATAAAGTTGTGTAATTGGGTTTCTACCCGTATTAACTACACTGTTTAATTGGATTGTGTTGTTCTTGTTAAAATATGACCTTAAAATTGACATTATATATTTTACTATATAAATATCAATTAATTCTAATATTTGGATTTAGAATTTTATTTACTGCATTTTGTAATTCAAACAATATTTGTGTGGATTGTGTTCCGTCTGTTGCAACGGGAACTGGTGGGGTTCCTGGTACTGGATGAACGTGAGCAACTAAGAATCTAACAATTAAATTAAGTAATTCAATTAACTCCTCACCTCTAACCATTGATGATGTAAAAGGTAATACTTTATCTATAATATCTTGTTGTGTAATACCATATATTGTACCCTCTAAATCAACAGGTTTGTTTGACTTATGTGATAAAAGATAAACTGTATCTGCACCTGAGGCTAAAAATGTTCCATAATCTGCAACAACTTGTTTTGAAACCACATCTTCTAAATCAACTTTAATGGGTTTTCCTACTTCACCTTTTGAACGTACAATCGCGTACTTTATGGCTTGTGTACCTAAACCGGGGTTTAATGTAATTGAATTTGCAATTCTTGATGCATTTGTAAAGATAACGGCATTTGCGGTTGTTGAAATGTCTCTTAATATTTTTCTGGCGGTAATGTTTGGTCTATAGATAAATGGAAATTGGTTTTCAACAATTGGTCCATTTGGTAGTTGACCATTATTAACACCAATAATAAAATCATTTATTAATTTAATGGTTCTTTCAAATGAAAAACCAATAAAATTTTGGTAGTATTCCAAAAATTTAACATCTTCTAAATTACTATCATAATCAATATTGTCTGATAATGTTTTATTAACAGGTTTTAATGAATATAATCTTATTGAACCAGTGAAGGCATTTTGTTGGTTTTCTAAATTTTGAACTTCCCACTCAACTAATTTTTTAATTTGTTGATTTGCAGTTCCAAGTTTAATAAAAGTTTGTGTTTTTTTAATAAAAGTTGGGTCTGTGTATTTAGTTTTTTCTGATGAATCAAAATTTGATAATTGAACAAACGCTCTATTTGTATTGGCAATAGGTAGTTTATTTGTATCAAACCTTTTTGTTTTTCCGGCTCTTAAAATAACACTATTTCTTCTTACAATGACATCGGCCGCACCTCTACCCAATAAAGCGTTGTCACCAGGTTCAGGAAATACACCATAAGATTTTACATTCTTGTATGTACCATCTTTATTTTTAATGGATAATGTACTTAAAACTCTATCACCTAATGATGTNTATTTGTTNGCNGCTAAAATATTTTCAAAGGGTAAACTCATTGGTGATGAATAGGCNCCTTGAATATAATATTGGTCTTGGAATGGATATAAACTATTTTGGTAAATAATGTTAACTCTTTCCCCAACGTCAGGAACTTGGCTAAAAAACATTGGTAATAATGGTAATTGTACAAAGGGGTCTTTTGGTCCCCAAGTATCGGTTACAGGATTAAAACTATAACCTTCCAATACGGCTCTTGTATTTTGGTCTAACGGATATGCTCTAATACGACCCAACATTTGTGGGTCTTGATTATTAACAACCTCGGCAGGAAATATTATTTTCTTTTGTGACTTATCCATTATTTCGTGAATTATATTCTTTTAATACGCTATCATACAAAGATTCAATGTTGTCCAAGTGTTTGGTCAATTCTACAATAAGATTTTTTGTTTCTTCAAAATCTTCATTTAAAAAATCCATAACTTTTGTTAAATCACCATTTCCTCTGTTTTTAATATCAGAGATAATTTCATTGGCTTCGTCAAACGATATTTTATTTGTTGTAATCATAAGGGAACTCCTGTCATTGGTCTTGGTACTGTAAATCCACTTGGTGTTATTACTTGTGCTGGAGTCATGGACACCATCTTTGAATTTTTTGTTCGTTCAGATTCGGTACCTTTTATTTGAGATACTATTGATTGTAAAAATAAATTTGGACTTCCATCAGGCATTGGTCCCGTTGGAATACCAGCTTTTTGTAATTCTTTAATTACTTCTAATGATGCTCTTATGTCATTAAATCCTGTTCTAAATGTTGATAAAAACAATAAAAATGGTGGTATTTCAATTCGTGTTCCTCGTAAGGCAAATTCAATAATATTAATAATATCACCAATAACACTTTTACATTTTTTATAGTCCGTAACCAACTGGGTTATTAATATTGCACCTTCAATTAATTGAAATATAACTGAGTATTGTTTTGCAACTTGGGATTTTTTTAAATCTCTAACAACACTTTGAAGAAGTTTTCTAATGTCTCTAACAATTAAATCACGTAAAATTTTTACAAATCTTGCTCCTATTTCAGACATAACATCTATGTTTAATGTTTGGAAAGTTTTTAAAAATGTTTGTAAATTATAAACTTCATTTACCACAGAACCAACTTTACCAAGAGCAATTCCTTCAATTGCTTTATACATCACCATAAATGGTAATAATACTTTTGGTGAAAGAACGGATGCGTACAACGCTTGTGGTATTGCTTTGATTATATTGGTATCCACTGAAAATTGAATTTCAGGTCCTTGCGGCCATTGTGGATTTTTTGTTACAGATGCAATTGACTTGTTAAATATTTTACTATTACCGTCAGAGTTATTATCATCAACTTCTAAAATTCCAAGAAACGTATTGAATAATGCTTCAGTATCTATTGGTAACTTTACTGTAGTACAGTCAGGATATTCAACAACACCTCTTTGAATGTTTGATAAATCATTTTCAATTATTCTTAAATCAACATCTGTTAATTCAAAAAAAGACTCATCAATACCATCTAAAGGTGCTACTTTGGCAACACCACTAACATCAATTTCTGACCTATCGTCAAAACATAGACCTAAAATACGAGTTAATATTCTTTGAAAGAATAATTGGCTTTCGGTTTCTGCAGAACCATTTTTTAATTGTATTGACATCGCCCCAAATAAAACTTGAAATATTCGGAGATATATATTTTTAGTATCAACCATTTTGATAGTCTCAAAATAATCGGTGATAAATTGACTAACTAAATTTTTATTGTCAAGTCTGTCTGGTAATTTTACTTGGAAAAAACTTCCTTGGTTCCCATTATCATCTTCTGTTACATATGTAACATCAAGTAAACCTTGTTGTGATAAACCAAGATAATTTTGACCATATGTATCATCGTAGGACACACCTTCGCTTTGAATCCTTTCATATAATTGACGATTCATAAAATAAGGATTTTTTTGAACTCCTGAACGAGATGTTGTAGTTGTTGTAGTTGTTGTTGCGGTACTAGTTAAATCTTTAAATGATTTATCTGTTGGTAATGTTTCATACATCAATCTACCCATGGGAGTTGTTGGTGACTCTTTTAATAAACCAAATAAATCCACACTTTCAACAGGAATAAAAATACCACCGGCAGAAAAGGTTGATACATCATAAGTTTGTTCTTGTGAACATCCTAATTGTTTCAACATTGCTTTTTTAATAATATCTGGTATTTCAGATTTAATTTGATTTAAAGCTATTAAAAAATCATTTTTAACTAATGAAACAACTGAACTAGATGATTTACCCGATAATCTATTATCAGGTAATAATTGATTAAGATTTAATAATTTATCTAATTGTGTCTCAGCTTGTCTTTGGAATTTTTTTTTGTTTTCCTGTAATTGAGTTAAAGGACTTACAGTTTCTTCAGCTGCCTTTTCTTGAGACGATTGTTGTTGAGATGTAATTTTTTTGTTATCTTCCGATACTTGATTAAAAGTCTGAACCGCCTTTATAGAACTTTCAGCGTTGTCATAAGCGGAATTTAAATCAACAATAGCTGCCATAATTATTTAAACTTATATGAATTGTCGTTTGACATCCCATCAATATCTTTTTGAATTAAAGACTGTAACATATCATCATCAATATCACCTAATGATAAATCATCCTCAGTTCTATTTGATTTTTCCCAAATAGTTGATTGTAATTTGGCCAATGTTAATTTTTTCTCCACAACATCATTAATAATTTTTTGTTGTTTTTCTAAAACAGGGCCAATAACCGTCATGTCTTCGGGGTCTTTTAACATTGCCAACATTTTATTTTGAACTCTAATTGCCGTAGACCTTTGTTCTACAAGTTCATTGTAGATTTCTTGTAATAACGAAAGAACTGAATCTTTAGTTAAATTTATTTCCTTTTTTTTTGGTCGTGACATATTGATAAATATTATTTTTAATATTTTTTTTACTCTATTATTTTATTTAACACAACATAATATAACTTTTTAAAACGTTTCATTGCTGTTCTAATTTCTTTGGTTGAAAGATTTGTCATTTCACGAATTGAAAGTAAGATAATATTTTTATTAAATTTATTATTATCAGTACCCAAAAATATGGTTTTATAATTTTCAAATAATTCCAATAATGATATACCTAACTTTTTTTCATTCTCGGTTAAAGGTTCATTTTCTATGTAATGTCTTAATTCGTTTAAGAAACCTTGGATTATATCATCTGTTTCGAGTTTTTCAAGTTCCATATAATAAACCATGTCAGGTCTTTGTTCTAAACTTGATGATATATCTTCGTATGATATTTTTCTATTTGTATCTTTTTGGTCTTTAATAATTTGACCCATCAAATAATTTTTACAAATAGTACCAAAATAAGAATACGCTTTCTTTTCTTTTGAAGGTTTAAATTTATCAACCTTTGTCATCAAAAAAGAATGTGTATCAGTATGAATATCGGTAAAATTCATATCTTTACGATATAGTTTATATCTACGGATGATTGAAGAAATCATCTTATCTAAAGGACCTCTCAAAAACTCATTATAAATTGCGTTTTTTTCTTCAAAAGTTTCCGCAATAAGATATCGTCTTACCGCCGCTTCTTCGGCAACATCAAAATAATTTACAGTAGTTGCTTTTCTACCTCTTTTTTTAACCAAATCTGAGGTTGTTTCGGCGGATAACATTAAGCATTTTGAACTTCATACTTTATATTTCTGTCGTCTTTAAAAAAGTATTCTTTTTTTGCTGTAGAAATCCAAAACTTTACTTCATTTTCAGTCATCACATCGTCACCATTTTTGTAGTTCCAAAATATTGAACCTTCTCTCATACTTGTGTGTTTGTAACCAAGTTTTGGTATAGTCATAATTCTTAAAGAATTATATGACATTCTTAATAAAAATTCATAAACAAATGTTAATTTAATTGACGGTTTAAATCCACCAAAATCAACAAGTTTTTCTTTTTTAATTACCATACCAGCGGTTTGAAAGTTTTGATAATCTAATAATGTCTCATTATTTAAATAACCCATTTCTTGTGTGAAATTTGCCGCAAATGTTGCTTCATTTGTAAATCCTGCAAAAGTACCTTTATTATCCACATCAACAACTATTGGTAAAAACGCATCCACATCTGGATATATTTCAGAATATTTTAAAACATTGTCAAACCAAATATTCGAATATTCATCATCAAACTCAAAGAATGATACCCATTCACTTTCAGAGTGTTCAACACCAAATGAAATTTGTTTTTGGAATGATGGTTCTCCAATATATTCAACAAGTTTTACATTTAAAGTTTCAAAATCATAATTTTTTAATTTAGTAACCAATTGTTCTTCTTGAGTATGAACAATAATTAACTCATTAAATGTTGTTTTTTGAATTATTAAAGATTTAATGGCACTTTCAAAGTATGTATCAAAATCTTTTGCCAATGTAGATTTGATAGGTAATATTATTGATAAATTAAGTTTCTTTTCCATGATTATTCGGTTTCTTGTGTGATTTGTGCTTCAAAAGCGTCTTTACGTTTATTAATAAATGATTCAAATATGTCAATAACTGACGTTTTAAAATTCTCTTGGTTTGTAAATTTTTCAGCAGTGTTGAATCCTTCGGTATATAAATCCGCTAAGACATTATCTTCTAACCATGTTTGAACAACATCGGCAATAACATCAACCATTTGATTTTGATTTTCAATCCAAATACCATTTTTTTCTGACATCCAACCTGGTTTTAAATTTGGTATTTTACCAACAACTGGTACACCACTCTTCATACATTCTAAAGGAAATGTTCCAAATCCTGAGGTTGGGTCAATCCAAACACCTAATAAACAATCTTGTAAACCTTTAGAAAAATCATCTTGGGATAAACCTCTTAAATCTTTGAAAGTAAAAAATCTATATTGTGGGTACTTTAAATAAAATTGTTTAATAATATTAAGACCTTCTCTTTGTTCACGTGCTGAAACACCAATTAATGTTTTTGCAGGAAATTTAGAAGTTTCAAAATTTTCGTGTATTGTTGGTTCTATAATATCAACAGATACATGTCTCATTAATGAGTTAATATAATCTTTTTGTTCTTCAGATGTTGTTATACACTTAAAGAAACCATATTGTTCCCAAGTACCACCTGGTGATAAAGTTTCTAAAATGTGGTCATACGCTTGACACAAAACAATCTTACCACAAGGTAAATTTTTAACTTGTTCCATGATAAAACCAAAAATTTCTGGTATAACCAAAACATCTTCAGGTGCAATTGCTAAGTTTTGACCTTCCAAAGTTTGATGTTGTAGTTCATCATAAGAACCCTTTAACCAAGAAGTTACAGAAGTGTATTCTTTCTTTTCATACAACATGATAACATTATGTCCGTTATTTTTTAAAGTCAAAGCCATTTCATAAATGTATCGTATTGATGCTTTGGCATTTCCTTTAGTGTCTTGGACAAAAAAATAAATTCTGTTCAATTTTTCGTCAATGTTTTTAATTGACACTTTGATTTTTTCAATCATTTCGTTTTCCATATACTGATTACTTAAAATTTTTCAATTAATTTATTTACTAACATTGTGTTCCACGCCAATTTAAAAGGTATTGTAAGTTGTGACGATACTTTATTTGCGAGTTTTTCATCAATGTCTTCAGTTTCACTTAAGATTACATCAATAAGTGTTTTAACCATTTCGTATTTTACAATAGAAATATGTTGCTCAGGTTCTGTTGAACCTGATATTGGCTCAGATATCATATTAACATATTTGTCAATATTATCTAAATTTAGGTAGTAGTTTTCACCAAATATTGTAATCATTTTTCTATTAAAGTTTCAATTTTTTTATCTAATTCTTTTAGTGTTGTAATGGTATGCTCACACTCTGTTGTTAAATTATAAGATGTTTCATACTTTATTAAAGTTTTATTTTCAGTTTGTGATAATAATTCAGGATTTGACGTTAATAAAATATCAAATTCATTCCATATTTTATTTTTTGTTAACTGATTATAAAAAATTACTTTTTCAATTTCACAACCAAACTTTGAAATGAAAAATAAAGTTGCTGGTTTTGTTTTTCCAATTTGTTTTGAAATTAATAAAAAACTTATATTATCTTTGTGTTTTGCGATTAAGTCATTTAAATCATAAAAGGTGGACATTTCAGTTGACGGTGAATGTCCAAATATTTCCATAGCAAACTCTTCATACATAAATGACAAATATTCCTCATCTGTTTTAAATTTAAAGTGATTTGAATATTCAGGTGTACTATACGGTGTTATGATTTCATAGTTAAATTCATCATCAACAAGTTCTAATTCATCTATAAAATATTTTTGATAAATTTGTTCTATTTTATTAAAAGTATCCCTTAAAACACCATCAATATCTATTGCAATTCTCATTCTTCGTATTTACTTAAAATTTGTGAAATTAATGGGTTTCTAACAATATCTTTGTCATTGAATTCAAAAACACCAATATCATTAATATTTTTAAACTTTTCAATTACATCCCATAATCCAGATTGTGTTTTGTCTTTGTATCTATCAGTTTGTTCTAAATCTCCTGAAATAAAAAATTTACTTTTAAAACCAATTCTAGTTAATAAGAGTTTCATTTGTTTTGGTGTACTATTTTGAGNCTCCTCAAAAATTAAAATTGAATTGTCAATATTCATACCTCTCATATACGCCAACGCAAACACTTCAATTGCTTCAATATTTTTTAAATATTCTCTTTTATCTTTTCCTATAATTTTATTTAATAGATAGTAAGATGGAAAAATATACGGGTCTAATTTTTCTTCAACATTACCTGGCAATGCTCCAAGTTTTTCTTCGGCTTCAACCGCTGGTCTGACAATAATAATTTTTTCATACGGTGTTGTTGGGTCTGCAAGTAAATCTACAGCCGCCTTCATTGCAATATAACTTTTACCAACACCAGCGGGACCTGAACATATTGTTATTTGATTTTTTTGTAATAAATCATAATACAATCTTTGATTTTCAGTTAAAAATTTTTCTTTTGTTGGTTTTGAAATTACAGAAGCAATAATTTCTTTTTTTGACTTAGGGGTAATTCTAGTTTCTCCACTAAAAACTGTTGGTTTTGTAGAAACAGTTGGTTTCTTTCTTGGTTTTTTTTCCATTAATTATAATTTATGAAATATAATAATAAAAGAAAGATTAAAAATTAACGTATACTCCTTTGGGCGATGTACCTTGTTTAAAGAATTTTACTTTATCATTAAAATCAAAAATTAATTCTTTAACTACTTTTTTGTTACGAATAAATTCATCACTTTCAACAATATACACAGTATAACCCTCTTTTAAAAAGTCTGATACCAACTCAAATTTTGGTGATTCTGTAATATCAATAGACATGTCTTTATATCCAATACCGTTAAACACAAAAGGTATTGTCTTGTCAGGATTTAAATTGATAAAATGTTTTTTAATAAATTGATGATGATTTAAATTGAAATCCTCATTGACAAATGGTAACACAAATTCTAATTTGTTATCATTAGATACTTGGCCTAACACTCTATTTTCTGTCGGAACCCAAGGACCACCAACACCAAATCCAAAATTAAAATTATTATCTGAAATTGATTTATCATATCCTAAACTTTTAAGTAATAATTTTGTTTCATCTGAAGTACCAAAATTTAACATTAACTCACCTAAAAAATTTGCAAAATTAATTTTGGTGTGGATATACGAACTATATGCCAATCTGTAAATTTCCGCAGACTTACTTGTCATTGAAATAACATTTAATTTATTATTTTTTGATGGTTGGAATAGGTCTGTAATTGTATTAATAACTTCTGAATCAAGACTACCTACTACTATTGTTTTTAAGTTACTTAGAGATGATAATATGTTGTCAGATTGGATTATTAATGGTAGATAACATACTTTTAGATTCATTGGATTTAATATTTCCATGATTTTTTTAGTGTCACCAGGATTTAATGTTGAACAAATAACAAATGTTTTGTTATATAGTGGGATTTCATCTTCAAATGAAACACCAAAATCTTCAACAACAGCCATAACATTTGTTATGTCTAAAAAATTTGATGGTAGTATGTTGGTATCAACACAACAAAAAATAATATCTGAATTACGTATAACATCAACATTATCACCATCAACATCTGAAACATAAATTTCATGTTGTTGTTCGGATAAAAAATTTAATAAATTTAAACCTAAATTACCAACTCCAATTATACCAAGATTCATTTTAATTGTTGTTTAATATTTCATACATTTCAACCATTGTCTGAGAATCAATATAATGATAGGTAAACACATCTTTAATTGATGATATATCTATATTATAATATGTTGGTGATTGACCATTAAATTTTTCATTATGTTCTATTTGAGTAACTAGTTTAGGTATCTGATTTACCACCTTTAAACCTAATTCTATAATAGAAAGACCTAATGTAACATCAGAGTATCCCGTATCTTTTATTGTAATCATTGGTGCAATTTTTTCTAAAATATTTTTATTTATTAAATAACCTGCTCCACCTGAACAGTATTCTAGATTAGTATCGGTTGGCCAAGTACCTTTTAATTTTTGTCCAATAATTTTTTCTTTATCAAAATTATTTAAATTTTCTTCTAATTTTTTAGTGTTTACAAATGTATCATCATCACAAAAAAAGAACCATTCATATTGATAATCATTATCAAATAAATATTTAATTACATTTACATGTTTTGCTTCATTTGAGCTATATGAAGTATCATCAGAAACTTTAATAATTTTTTTTTCTTTATCATCACAATCAGCATAGAATATAAAATCCACGTCTTTACCCCACGTATTAACAACAGCATCATATCTTTCTGGTCGTGTACAGGTGTGAAGAATCACATATAATATTTTTTTCATGACACCGCTAAATAATCTGTCCCAACTGGCATATCATTGTGGTCAATACGACTTCCAATAAACTCACCAGGGTTTCTTTTGATGGGAAAAGGTTTATTTTCAAAAAAATCATCATGTGTACATCTGTCATCTTGAAATATTGAATATATAGTTTTTAAGAATGTTTGGTCATTACCATATTGAAGTTCTTTTAACTTTGGAAATTTTTTAATTAAATCTGTTAATGGAATAACCCCTGATTTAATACCCCACATACCGCCTAAGATACCTAAACCTGTATTTCCATAAGGAATTCTATGTGCTGGATGGTCTCTCATTACGTGAATGGATTTTCTACTATTAATCCACTCATCAACTGCAAGTTTTTCTCTTTCAGTTAAACGAGCATCAGTATCTCTAAAAATTGCATATTGACAATTAGGTTCATCGTGAGCAAAAAATCTCCAAAACATACCATAGATATCAGTTCCTGTCATATCTTTAACTACAACATCTAATTCTTTTAATTTATCAATTGTTTCAGATGGTACTGTATTATCATAATAAACAATCATTTTCCAATTAGGGTAGATTGTTTTCATAAGTTCAGCATTTCTAATTGCTCCAACATTATAAATTGGTTGATTTCCCCATAGACTAAAACTCACATAATTCATTATTGTANTTTATTTTCAAGAAGTTCGTTTATTGTACTTTTTTCATCAACATAATGTCCCTGTGTCTTATGTGAGTCCATTTGATAATGTTTTAAGTAACCATTTGTTAAAATTAATTTTTTACTTTTCATAGATGCAAAAATGGTAATTGACCTTTCGTGTAGGTGACCAGCATTTGGGTCAACTTTAATCTCGTCAATCATTGGTGACATCCAATTCATATATTGGTCAAATACATTTTTTCTAAAAGTAGTGTTTGATGTTGATGACCAATAACCCATTTTTCCTTCAGAAATTACCCCCATCAATATTTTTTGAATGTCAACATGATATGTCTTTCTAATTGTTTTAAATAAAGTTTCAATAAATGGTGGGTGTTGAATAAACATTGGGTGTGGTGCGGGAAATGGTATATATCCAATCATGTCTAACTTATCGTACAACATCTTTGAAATTTGTGGTAAAAAATCATGAACATAATTCACATCATATTCAAATAAATTAACATATTCAGTATCAATTAATTTATGTTTCCATAATGTGTACCAACCGCTAAATGATGTTAGTTTTGGATAGTCTTCTAAATGACCCTCATAGTTACGAGAAATAATAACATTTGGTAAGTTTTCAATTTTGTCAATAGGTCTATTACCGACAAACACATATGTGTAATTATTAAATCCTTTAAATTTACTATTTTCCTCAAACAATTCTACCAAATCTTGGTCATGAACAAAAATAAATGTTTTTAATGTTTTATCGGTAATTGTAATATCAACTGGTAATACATCTTCAAATTTTTTGGCAAATTCAACTCTGTTTGCCTCCCATTGTTCGTTTGTTTGACCAATGGATAGGTGGGTTACACGAATATCAGTACAAACACCAACTTTAACACCTTCAAGATGATTTTGGAATGAGAATGTTACATCATAAAAATGAAAACCTTTTACAGTTTCATCAAAATTCTTTTTAATTCTTTGTTTATGTAATGCAAAAAATAAACCATCAACCATTAACGTTGATTCAAGTTTATTTCCAATGTCTTTTGAATATTTTGATTCCCATTTTTTACCTTCATTTTCGTGGTTTACAATACCATACATTGTTGGTTGTACTTCCCACCACATACCAGACTTTGGCATGTATTTGGAACCGGCTAAACCAATGATTCCATATTCAGGGTTCTTTTCAAAATGGGATTTAATTTTATATGCCCAACCATGTGTATCAAATTTTAAATCATCATGACATAAAACAACAATATCATTTTCTGATTGTTCTAAAATCTTATTATAAACTTCAGATAATGAATACTCACCATTATTTTCAATTGGAATAATCTGAACATTTTTACTTCCACAACTTTTTTCTAATTGTAAGATGTAATTTTCATCAATTTTTCTTGTACTATAACCTATTGTAATCATACTTATATCCCTGTACTACCAAATCCTTTATCCCCTCTGTCCTTACCTGAAATTTCAGAAACTTCAACAGGGTTTATCCATCTGCCATTTGCCACAGGACAAACACATGCCTGAGCAATTTTTTGACCTTTATCAACTTTAATTGTGTTTTGCGTTGAGTTATATAGGATTACTTTAACTTCACCGTCATATCCAGAATCAATTGTTCCTGGTGTGTTTAAAACAGTTAATCCTTGTTTTAATGCTAAACCACTCTTTGGTCTGATTTGAATTTCATAACCGTCTTTAATGTTAAACTTTAATCCTGTTCCAACCACCATTCTTGATAATGGAGGTATCATTGTTGATTCTGTTGAATGTAAATCAAATCCTGAATCTGTTGGGTAATTATAACTTGGTGACACAGCATCGGCATGACATTTAACAAATTTTAAATCTAATTTTGGTTCTTTTTCACTAAATGCTTTTTCTAATTCTTTTAAATTAACACCGTGAATTTCTTCAATTTCAAGTTCAGAAGTACCATCCATTTCATTTTGAAGTTGTTTCAAGATATTAGATAATTCTTGTTGCAACAAGTCCATTTCATCGTTTTCGTTATTCATATTATTGTAGTTCTTTAAATTTTTTAATTATATCAATCAATACCATTACATCTCTTTCACAATATTCAACAATCAAGTCAAGTTGATTAAAATCGTAGTATGCTTCGTGTACTCNGTTACCNGTAACTTCACCTTCTTTTGGTGATTTAACNCCCATNGCAGCACACATAAGTTCCAATGATGATAATGCAAAGTTATTACCCATTTTCCATACATCCATAGTATCAATTGCTTTGATTTCCCAAGGCTTTGTATCATAAGATGGTAATAGTGGTGATGGTTTAATTCCATTGATAACCATACGTTTATTTAACACAGGAATATCAAAGTTTTTAATGTTATGTCCACATAACCAAAAATCTAATTTGAATACTTTATTCAAAAGGGCGTTAATACCCAATAAGATTTCTTTTTCATCATCACCTGAGAAAGTTTGTGCGTGTGTTTTTCCATCAGGACCAACAAAGGCAAAACTTGCACAGACAATTTTTGAAAACTCAGGAACAAGTGCCGCTCGGTTTACAAAAACTTGTTGTGGGTCCAACCCTTGGTCTTCAGGAAATCTTTTCTGAAACCAATCAAAGTAATTGTTAAATTGTTTTGTGAGTGCTGGATGATTTTGTTCAAGACCATCGTAGTCTTTATGCAATCCAACAGTTTCAATGTCAAAAAATAATAGTTTAGTTAATGGTACCTGTATCATACTATAGATTTATAAAATTCTGCTCTTGTTTTAGTTACGACATTTAAGTCATACGTGTCTTTTACTGTTTCATACAACCTTTCACCTAAATCGTGAGCCCAATTTGGGTTGTCAATAAGTTTCTTAGCATATTTAAACCAATCACTATGATTTCTACTTTCGTCAACCAACAATGCGTTTCCGTCAACAAAGTTACCATTTTGTAATGAATGTTTCAAGTCAATTGTATATGGTCCTAAATTTGATGCAATTAATGCTTTCTTATAAAAACCTGCTTCAATAACTTTTAATTGTGATTTAACTCGGTTAAATATATGATTTTTAATCGGTGCCAAAGACACATCAAATTTTGTGTAATTTTTAGCATAACTTTGAACAGGTCTTGTCCATACACGATGGTAATATTCATCTGAAAATTTAGAATAATCTTCTTCTTTAAATTTTAATAAAAAATCTTTATAATCAGGACTGATTAACTTTCCATTATCTGTAAAGATATTTTCATATTTAAACCAAACAGTTTCTTCTGGTTTAATGTCTCTCTTAGTTTGTTCTTTTGTTTCAGAATTAATTTCTGTTACACTACCTCTAATGTCAAAACCACATAAATAAGTTTGTACTTTGTTTTTATATGGTTCCATTCTTTGAAACAATCCATCTAATAACATTAAATCATATAAGTGGGATGAACCACCTAACCAACCAAATCGTAATTTTTCTGATTTAATTGTTGGTTCACAAAACTGTGGTTCTTTTGGATTAATTGCATTTGGAAAAATAAAAACATTTTTATTGTATTTTTTAATTTCATCAGCAAAAAGTGTTGTTGTAGTTAATACATAATCAGCCACTTTAATGTTATCTACAATTTTTTCGTGAATTTTATTAACACGAATTAAATCGTGAATTGGGTGTTCTTTGGTTGGTAACCAATAATCATCCAAATCCATTACGGTTTTAATACCTCTTTGTTTTAGATAGTTAACAATGTTTGGTGTGTTTTCATAATTACCAGCAATTACCCTATGAAAATGAACAATTTGATAATCATCCCATACTGACGGGTTGTTGATATCTAAATCAAAAACAATATCAACATGAAAATCATCGGGATATAAATTTTGTAAAAAAATGTGGGGGTCAACAGAGCGGAATTTTCCGACACCTGTTCTGTCTGATGGTAAAACTAAAACTTTGATTTTTGACATAAGTAAACTTTTTCATAATAATAGAAAGTTTACTCAATAAATCAAAGTATTATTTCATCTTTTTAATTTTTGTTACAACACCTTCAAACACGTGTTGACCAACTCTAAAAGAAATTTGTTCTTTAGTTTTTGACGCACTTTCAACAACCATACCTTTTTCAGTCAAAACTTCAGTTATTGTATCTCTAATAATTGACTTTAATAGACTATAGTCAATACCAGAGGTATTTTGTCCTTGTTGATACTGTACTTGAGGTTGTCTTGGCACGTTTGATTCACTTACATTACCACGAGCATCTGTTTTCATTAATCTCGCTGCCGCTTCAACAACTTCATTAGATAATGTTGGACCACCCATATTGTTTGGTTTGTCAATAGGATGTTCAATCATCAATCTTTTAATTTCATCAGGTAATCTTGAATTTAAAATTCTGTCTTTAACGGGTAATTGAGATGTTTGTTGTGGTTGAACTTGTTTTTGTTCTTCCATATATTCTTGTGGAATATTATACATTGCTGGCGGTGTGTTAAATTGTTCTAACATCGGTGTTGATGGAATTCCACCACTGTTTCCAGCTCTTGGTGTTTTATTATGGGCATCCATAATTTTTTTAGCCACCACTAATTTTTGCATTAAATCGTTTTCTGAGTTCATATATTATGTTGTTGTGTTATCAAATTTTGCAATTAAGATAACTTGGGTCATACTTTTATCTCCATTAAAGTTATAGCCAGGTTGTGCCTGAGTAAAGTTTTCACGTGTAGGTTTTAACATAGTTATTTTATCAACACGAAATAATCTCCAAGATGGTAATGGTTGTTCACCTTTATAAGCGGTGTGAGACGCTCCCGTTCTATCCCATCCTCTAAGAACTAAATTACCCGCCTTTGAACGTCCTAACGCAACAGGTTCAATTTCACGTAATCCTCTTCCTCCTGGTTCATCACCTTCATAGTAAATGGAGCATACTTGTTTTTGTTCAATAGATTTTTTAATATCATCTATTGATGCCGCTTCAGTTATTAAAGATTTTAACGAACCAATTAATTTCATTATTCTACACCTTTTACGTTGTAAGGTTTGTCTGCTTGATAAGCATTAAATTTAATGTTCATCTTTCTTTCAAAAATGTCAATTGATGTTCCCGCACTTTCATTACGAGTGTCTGAAGTACCTATACCTCTTCCCATCGAATCTCCATCCGCAAGTGCGGCCGGATTAGTGGTGCCATATTCATTGCTTTGTTGAATAAAATCATTTTTTACAATGTTCTTTTTTCTTTCTATTTCCGCAATCGCAGTTAATCTATTAGCTGGTTGTGAAAAATCTAATGGTAATTTTTCCATAACTTTTATATTATTTTTTTCATAATGTTATTTATCCTTTTTAGGCTTTCGGTTACTTGTAAATCATATTTTTCAAGACTTGTTTTATTTGCTCCGTCTTTTGAAATATTAAGATTTACATTTGCATTTGGTGTTTGAACAAATTCTTTTTCCATACCAGTGTCTTGTCTGATATTTTTGGAAGTTGCTAGTGATTGTCTTGCACCTGATAATGATGAATTAACAAAATCTCTCATTTTACTTTCACCGTTTAAAATAAATGGTGCGTCTTGAGGTGTTCCTGTGTGATTATCAAAAAAGTTTTTTACTCTTTTTAATTCAGGATAAGAAATTGTTGTTGCCGTCTGTAATCTTCTGTTACGATTATATCCTTCAGTATTTGCATCAGCGTTTTTGACCTTAGCAAAACATACTCTCATATGATTCTGCAAATCTTTTGGAAAATCCCAACTCTTATCATAAAGTTCTTTATTCATTTTTTAGTAACTTTAAAATATCAGAATTACTTAACCCTTCTTTTTCCGCCATTTTTTTAAGAGTTCTTAAATTCTTAATTAATAATTTTGATGCGTTTATTTCTTTATTTTGAACGTCAGTATCTTTTGATTTTTTTGTTACCATATCCTCAAGAACTTTAATCATTTTTTCTTTTTGGACTTCTTCTAATCTTTTTCTTGTAAAAGAACCTGGTAATTTTTTCTTTTCTAATTTTGGGTCATAACCCATTTCTTTAGCTCTACCTTTTGGGTCCTCAACACCTAATTCTTTAAATGTTTCAATCGCTTCTTTGGCATCTTCACCTTCTAATTCAGTTTCTTCAAAACCAAAGGCTCCACGAGCATCAATTTCTCTAACAACACTTTCACCATAGTAAACTCTATATCCACGTAATAATGGGTTTGTTGCTTGTCTAGCGGCAAACACAGTTTGGTCCATAGTTTTTGTTGGTGATAAAGTAGGGTCATGAATTGGAACTTTTGAATTTGAAAAACTACCATCGTAATCAACAAGTTCTTCAATTTCACCTTTTTCAGATGAAATTTTATCCATAATTCTTTTAATATCTTTTTTTGAAAATTTTTTCTTTGACTTTGTTAATTTTTCAATAACTAATTTTAGTTTAGTTTCATTAATTAAAGGTATTTTAACAATTTCATCCATTGTTCTGGCTTCTGTAATTGTATTACCAACAGAATAGTAGACATCAATAGAATCTTTTCTTTTCTTTAAGAAAAAATACATGTCATTGTTATAATATTCACGACCAAATTCAACCATAATGATTTTTTATACTATAAATACTACAATAAAAGTATTTATGTCATATGGCTTATCAGAACATTAACCAATATGTCTATAAAAAATGGTATTTATCACCATTTTTGGAGGTTACAGACCTTTCTTTAGCATCAGATGAACGAGATTATAACGAAGAAGTTATTTTTTCACCATATATTATTGGCGCATATAATGGTGACGTGTTACCAGTTAAGTTTGATATTAATTTTACAGGAAGTAATCAAAATTTTTCATTAACATATGGAAATTATGACTTTGATAACATTTTAATTTCTGAAAACTACTACAACCCAAATGATGTTCTAATTGATTGTTATTCTTCAAAAACAATTTGTGATATTGGATTAACAGGAACTGACAACGGATTGGTAACCGGAATGACAGGTCAATCAATAACTTATACTAATGGCTTACTACCTGCTAATGAAAAATTTGATAGGTATAAATTTGATAGAAGATTAAAATTACATCAAGTTACTGGTTATACTTGGACTCCAAACACAAGATTTTCGGGTGTAACCGCAGGAACGATTTATAATGTTGTGTCATATAGTGCACAAACTATTGGAAATTACCAAGAATTATATGGTGGTTTTTATCAAGGATTTTATGAATTGTTCGGATACGATTATAAAATTTTACCTGAAAGATATCCAAAAGGATGGACGGTAGAGATGACTTTAAAGCCAAGATTATCAAATGTCTATTCTCCAAGTTCAGGACAAACCACATTAAATGAATATTACCCAAATAATGCTGGTATATTCTTTTACATGGGTACAAGAGCCGAAAATAAGTATTGGCACCACGCAGCCGGAACAAATTCAGGTGACCCATCTTATTACAGAATTACAACACCGTTGACTGGATTAACAAGTTGTTTTTGTGTTGATTTATATTCGGGATATACAACTTCATCAACAACAATTTTTGATTTAACAACAACAGGTAGAACATTAACTGTTTCTCCAAATTTATTATGGGTTTCGGGTGATACGGCATTAATTTATCATGACGACGCTCAATATCTTGAGGGAACTGTTGTTGGATACACAGCATCAACCGGAGATTTTAAATTTGTAACAACAAAACGAGTTGGATTGGGAACCATTAAATTTTCAATAATAACCAAGCCGGGTTATTTGCAATATAATGATTCTAATTGTATATTAGTATATCCACCAACAGGAACTACAGATTCACATACTCAAGTAGACCTTTGTTGTTGTCCCGAACCACCAGTTCCAATTCCTGAACATAATCCTGAATATGATTCAATGTCTAATGCAATTGCAATCAAATTTAGTGGTGACCCACACAATCCAAAAATTTGTATAAGAACTTTAACCATAACAGGTGATTGTATTTACACAGGTTCTTGTGAAACTTTAGGTCCTGGTTCAGTAACTGGTTATTCAATAAATAACTATTGTACCAATAGAGGAATTTATGATAATTGTAGTGGAACAACATATGACGAACAAGAACATTGGGTTTTAGTGGATGTAGTCTTTGAACGATATACATGGTTAGATACGTGCGATTTGTTTTATCGTGGTGGTCTTGGGACAATCACTATCTTCCCATATACTGCCAGTACCGTAAATAATTCAGTTTCATTAATATCACCACCAATAACACATTATGAATTAATTCCAACAATAGAAGAACTTGTTGAGTTAAACAATCTTTGGATTTTAGAAAAAATATACCGTAGAGGTAGAATGAAAATTTACATTAATGGTATAATATTTTATGTATTTGAAGATGTTGAAGAAATCATACCTCGTGGTTTATTTGGACACAAAGAAAATCAAGTTGGAGTACCATTTAATATTTCTTGGGGTGGTGGAACACAAGGATTACATGAAAATTTAATTTTTAGCGCGGTACCAACAAACGACATTAATTACTACACACAAGACCCTGAATTGTTCCCACCAAATATTTTGAGTGGAACAACATTAAGTGGCCTTACAACCAATATATTAATAGAACAAAATTTTGCCGGTACTTTTGATGGTGCAATATCCAAATTTAATATGTATGCAAAACCATTATCGGTTCCTGAAATTCAACACAACGCCAGAATTTTAAGACCAATTTATAATTTTTTAAATCCATATTGTTTAAATTGTGATTTCCCTACACCTACACCTACAATAACACCTACACATACACCCACAAACACACCTACGTCATCAGTAACACCAACAAACACTGAAACTCCTACAGTAACACCAACTTTAACTCTAACACCAACAAAAACGGTTACACCAACCGCAACAACTGGATTAACTCCAACCGCAACTGCAACACAAACATTAACACCAACGGTAACATCTACTCAGACATTAACACCAACGGTAACACCAACGGTAACATCTACTCAGACACCGACCAACACTATAAATTTAACACGTACACCAACTAATACTAAAACACCTACGACAACGCCTACTAACACTAAAACACCTACGACAACGCCTACTAACACACAAACTAACACACAAACTAAAACACCAACACCAACTAATACACAAACTAAAACACCAACACCAAGTGTTACATCAACTAAAACACCAACACCAAGTGTTACATCAACACCAGGATATACAGGATGTGAATATTATCAATTAATAAATGAATCTGATAGAGGAAACGTTATTTATTCTTATACGGATTGTTATGGTACTTTAATTGTTGGAAACATTTTACCACCAAATCCTGATGTTTATTTATGTGCAACCAAAAATAGTATTGTAAGAACTGGTGGTGTTAATTCTTTGGTTATTGTTGATTTAGGTATGTGTCCATCGGCAACTCCAACTCCAACTATTACGCCGACAGTTACACCAACAACAAGTGTTACACCAACTAATACACCGACTAATACTGAAACTCCTACTAATACGCCAACACAAACACCTACTAACACTGAAACACCTACTAATACACCAACATCTACACCGACTAATACTGAAACTCCTACTAATACGCCAACACCTACAGAAACTCCAACTAATACTCCAACTAATACTATAACTCCAACACTTACAAATACAGAAACTCCGACTCAGACACCAACTCCGACTCAGACTGTAACTCCAACACTTACAAATACTGAAACACCCACACCTACAATAACACAAACACCAACAATAACACAAACACCAACAAATACTGAAACGCCTACTCCTACAATAACACAAACACCAACAGTAACAGTTACACCAACTAATACAACAACACCAACACCAACACCAACACCAACCTCAACACCTGAGGTTCCAGTAACCGCTAATCTTGTTTTATATTATGACCCAAGTAATTTATCAAGTTACCCTGGTACTGGTACAACAATTAATGATTTATCAGGAAATGAATTAAATGGTTCAATGTCCAATATCACATATACATCACCATACTTCACATATAATGGAGCCTCATCTCAAGTTAGTGTTGCGGATAATCCCTTATTAGAACCAGGAAGTGGGAACTGGACTATGGAAGTATGGGTTAATCAAGCAGTGTTAGGTAACGATGTTGTTCTTGGAAAGTTTGATAATGGAGGTCTATCCCAAGATGTAAGTTATAGTATTAGAACAACTAACACCACATATTATGCTCAATTAGGTTCAGGTAGTGGTACTGGTTCATCATTATTTGTTGATAGTACCTTCTACACTGGAACAACTAACACATGGTACCAAATAGTTTATGTGTTTACCAATGTTGCCGCCAATACACTTCAAACATTTGTAAATGGTGTAAGTATAGGAAGTGTGGGTCATAGTTTGGCAAGTATATTAAACTCAACTAACCCACTTTACATTGGTAGTTACAATGGTGGAGAGTTTTCTCAATGGTTTGATGGAAAAATTGGTATAACTCGTTTATACAACGCAGCACTTACCTCAGCACAAGTATTACAAAACTTTAACGCCGATAAATCAAAATATGGATTATAATATTATTTCCTATTAACTTTTTCAAATCCTTTAATATTTTTATGAAAAAATATATTCATGAAAATATTTGTTCAAATTGCCGCTTATCGTGACCCCCAACTTATCGCTACTATCAAAAGTATGATAGAAAATGCTAAAAGACCTAAAAACTTAAGAATTGGTATTGCAAGACAATTTCATCCTGATGATAAATTTGATGATTTGTCAGAGTACGAAAAAGATAAAAGATTTAGAATCCTTAACATTCCATATTTGGAATCAAAGGGTGTTTGTTGGGCAAGACACCAAGTCCAACAAGTGTATCAAGATGAAGAATATACACTTCAAATTGACTCACACATGAGATTCGCACCCAATTGGGACGATGAAATGATTAAGATGATTAAACAACTCCAAAAGAAAGGTCATGAAAAACCATTACTTACAGGATATGTTTCATCATTTGACCCCGACAATGACCCAGCAGGGAGAATGCAAGAACCATGGAGAATGGCGTTTGACAGATTTATTCCCGAAGGTGCGGTATTCTTCCTACCTGAGACAATTCCAGGTTGGCAGAGCTTAACAGAACCTGTTACATCTCGTTTCTATTCAGCTCACTACTGTTTTACATTAGGACAATTCTCAAAAGAAGTACAACACAATCCTGAATACTATTTCCACGGTGAAGAAATATCAATTGCTGCTCGTGCTTACACTTGGGGTTATGATTTATTCCACCCACATAAAGTTTTAATTTGGCACGAATATACTCGTAAAGGTAGAACAAAACAGTGGGATGATGATAAAGAGTGGGGAAATAAAAATAGTCATTCACATTTTACCAATAGAAAATTGTTTGGTATGGATGGTGAACAACAAGAAGGACATGATGGACCTTATGGTTTTGGACCCGTTAGGACATTAAGAGATTATGAAAAATATTCAGGTCTTTTATTTGAAAAAAGAGCGGTTCAACAACATACGTTAGATAAGAATTACCCACCAAACCCATATAATTTTGAATCTGAGGAAGAGTGGAAGAAAAACTTTGCTCAAGTATTTAAACATTGTATTGATATTGGATTCTCACAAGTCCCTGAAAAAGATTATGATTTTTGGGTTGTTGCTTTCCACGGTGAAAATGATGAGACATTGAACAGAAAAGATGCTGACAAAGATGAAATCAATAGAATGATGAATGACCCAGATGGTTACTGTAAGGTATGGAGAGAATTCCAAACAGAACATAAACCTAAGTATTGGGTTGTTTGGCCACACTCAATATCTAAAGATTGGTGTGAAAGAATAACAGGTAATTTATAATACTTATTTATATGACAAAAACAATAAAATTAATTGACGGTAACTTTGACGGTGTGTCAGGGATATCTTTAAATTTACCAAGTCCTGTAGAATGGTCAAGGACAACAACCGAGTATGATATTGCAATATACACCGACAGTATGGCATTTTCACAAGAAATAAATCCCGAAAAAATTAATTGTGTTTGGTTATTAGAACCACCCATTATTAATGGTGACCATCAAGGAAAGGCTGTTAGAGACTACAAAAATTTTAAATATATTTTTAGTTTCATAAAAGATTTAAACGACAGAATTGATAATTTTGTTTACATACCAGCTGGTGGAACATGGATGAGAGAAGAGGATATGGGTATTCACGAAAAATTAAAATCTATTAGCACAATTTTTTCATGGAAAACTTGGAATCATGGTCATAGATTAAGACACTCAATCTATAATATGTTTAAAGATAGTGGTAAAATTGATTTTTATGGTAGTGGTTGTGATAAACCTATTGATTTAAAAGTTGATGGTCTAAAAGACTATAGATTTTCAGTTGTAATTGAAAATTCAATTGAGTCGGATTATTTTACTGAAAAACTATTAGATTGTTTCTTGACAGGTACCATTCCAATTTATTGGGGTACAAAAAACATTGAAAATTATTTTGATACTAATGGTGTTATTTTCATCAACGATGAAAATGAATTATCAACAATTATTGATACTTTAGATGTGGAATTGTATAACTCTAAAATAAATTCAATCCAAAGTAATTTTGAATCTGCTAAAAAATATATTTACCCTGAAAAAATAATTGAAACTTATTTAAATGAAAATGTATAATAATATTTTAGTTACCGCGACCAATAGTCCCTACTATAGTTCTCTTTTAACATTGATAAGTAATGTACATAAAGATAGTTTGGAAGTTGTTGATAGAATTTTTGTTTTTAACTTGGGATTGGAAGAAAATGAAATTAATTATTTAAACACATTAAAAAATGTTGAAGTTTTAAATTTCCCATCAAACGCAACAGAATTACATTCAAAATTTTTGGAACCAAAATCTTACATCTATAAAATTTACTGTATGAAAAATGCAAGTAGTTTGGGACATAATGTTTTATGGTTGGACTCAGGAGCATGTCCTTTGAAATCAATTAAAGAAATCTATGATAAGATTGAAAACGAAGAAATATTTTTAGTTGGTGATGTTCACATAAATAGAAATTTTACACACTCAGAATGTGTTGAATGTGTTTCTGCTACAGAAAGCGAACTTAGTGATAACCAACTTTGGGCTGGATTGGTTGGATATAAATCTAATGGAAAATATCAACAATTATTTGATGATGCGTATGCGTTTTCGTTAATTGAAGGTTGTTTAGATGGAAATCAAGAAAATCATCGTCATGACCAAAGTATTTTGTCTATATTGGCTTCAAGATATGGTTGTTCAAAACAAGAAATTGACATATACGGATATTGGACGGATTCAAGTAGAAACTTGGAAGGTGCAAAATCTATTGGTTCTGTAATTTTTGCACATAGACGAGGATATGATGATAAATCAAATTTAATGTTTAAAGATTAAAACAAGTGAATGTTATTTCAACAAATATACACGGAGGTCTTGGTAATACAATGTTTCAAATCGCTACAGGGTATTCTACCTCAATAGACGAAGACTCAGATTTTATTGTTGATGAAACTAAACATTATAATGGACACAACCCATTAAGCTCATATAAAAACACAATATTTCAAAAAGTAAAATTTTCAAATACAGAAGTACCGTATGAAGTTTATAATGTGGGTAGTTTTCATTACTGTGAAATACCTAAGTTTGATAGAAGTATAAAATTATCAGGTTTTTTTCAAAGTGATAAATATTTTAAAAAAAACCGAGAAGGAATTTTATCTTTGTTTGAACCAAATGATGAAATTAAAAATAAATTACAATCTATATACGGAGAAATATTAAAAAATAAAACTTGTTCTATACATGTAAGACGAGGTGATTATCTTCATTTAGAAAATTACCATCCAGTTTTATCACATGATTACTATCAAAAATCATATGAAATAATTGGTTCTGAATCAGTTTATTTAATATTTTCAGATGATATTGAATATTGTAAAACACAGTTTGAATATATTAAAAACAAAGTTTTTATTACCGATTTATCCGACTATGAAGAATTGTATTTGATGTCATTCTGTAATAATAATATTATTGCAAATAGTAGTTTTAGTTGGTGGGGTGCATGGTTAAATAAAAAAGAAAATATTGTAATATCACCAAAAAAATGGTTTGGTCCGACATTACATTCATACATTACAGATGACCTTTATCCAGAAAATTGGGTTATCATATAAACATAAAAAAAATAAAAAAATGAATTACGAAGATTTACAAGAATGGTTTAAAATTGGTGGTGACGACACATTAAGAGTTAATTACCCCCTAAACGAAAATTCAATTGTGTTTGACTTAGGTGGATATCACGGAAGTTGGACTCAAAAAATTTACGATAAATATCAATGTNATNTACATGTTTTTGAACCNATACCTGAGTTATATAATAANTTGGTAGAAAAATTTAAAGATAAAGAAAAAATAAAAGTTTATAATTTTGGAATTTCAGACGAAGATAAATCAATTGAGATTGCATTGTTAAACGATGGAAGTTCTTTTTATATTAACGCTGAAAATAAAATATTGGCCAAAGTTGTTTCATTTGTTAAATTTTTAAATGAAAATAACATAGACAACATTGATTTAATAAAGATTAATATTGAGGGTGATGAATTTCCAGTATTAAAGAGTTTAATTGATAATGATGTTATACATATGTTTAAAAACATACAGGTACAATTTCATCAGTTTATACCAGATTCTGTAAATTTAAGAAATTGGATAAGAGAAAAATTAACTTTAACACACAAATTAACTTATGATTATGAGTTTGTGTGGGAAAATTGGGAAAAAATATAAAGATATGAAATTAAATGAAATACCAAAATTTGTTCTAAATTTAGAAAAACGTATTGACAGATTAGAACACATCCAAAAAGAAATGTCATACATTGGGTGGGATTATGAATTATTCAAAGCTGTTGATACAGGTAGTCATTTAGGATGCACGTTATCTCATATTGCAATCATAGATATTGCAATTGAAAGAGATTATGAATATGTTATGGTTATAGAAGATGATTGTTCATTTATGCCATACGCAAAATCATTTATTGAAAAATTGGACATTGAGTTAGAAAATACTGAATTTGGTATTTTAAATTTATCCCCAACACATAATAGACCTGTTGATGTTAGTAAAAACCATAAATTGTTAATTGATATTACTAATTTTCCACCTAAAGAAGAAAGACATAGGGGTGTATTTGCAACAAATATGATGGTATATCATAAATCAATATTTAATGATGTTAAACAAATTGTGACCGATAATTTACAAGGTTATTATGCAATTGATGAGTACATTTATAATAACATAACAACAAAAAAACAAAGTTACTGTCCAATATTACCAATAGCACCACAAAAAAGTGATTTTTCAGATGTCACACAAGGGTCTTATAGTAATTTTTATATACAAACTTATAATTGGAATGGGTATTCTCCATATAAAATTTCTGGCGAATTTTTAGATTACGAACGTAATCAAATAACTAAACAAAACAACGAACATAAAGAATTTATATATGAAAACTAAAATTATTACAGCAATTTATTCTAATTTATATGGAACTGAATTAGGTGGGAGAAATGGTAGACAGGGTCATTATTTTTGGAGCTTACTATCATTATTAAAAATGACAGACGCAGATTTTATATGTTACACATCTGATGATGAGTACGATAAATTAGTTGATTTTTTCTATGTTGAAAACAATATAAATCCTGAAAAAATTAAATTTGTTAAATTTGATTTAAAACAAAATGAATTTTCTGATTTGATTGGTCAATACAAAGACTATGAAGGAACTAAAAGAGGGGATAGATGTATTGAGATTCAGTATATGAAGTTCATATGGTTATCAATGGAGGATATGTCCTATGACAATTATTATTGGATAGATGCTGGTTTGTCACATTGTGGTTTAATACCAAACAGATATTTGGCAAAAACAGGTATTCATAATAGTCAATATTATGAAAGTTCTTTATTTAATAATACATTTTTGAACAATTTAATTTCTAAAAGTGGTGATAAAATTATCATTGTTTCAAAAGAAAACTCAAGAAATTTTTGGTCAGGTACTGTCAATGAATTACATTTTAATGAATATGATAATTCTAGACACATCATCGGTGGTTTTTTTGGTGGAAAAAAAGAATTATTAAACGAGATAATCACACTCTTCAAAAAATATGTTTATCAAGTTACTGAACATGATAAAAGACTATATCACGAAGAAGACATAATGACATTAATGTATAGAAACCACCCTGATTTATTTGTAACATTAGAATTTGATATTTGGTGGCATGAAGATGAAAGAGTTGGAGGTACAGATATGGCAGAACATACAAGGTTAAATAAAAGTTTTTATAAAATACTTGAAGAGTTAAATTAAATGAATCTTGTATCGTATAAAGAAATAATTGATAAAATTAATTTATTTCCTGTTGACTCAAATCAACGAGAAATAAATGTCTATGAATTAAAAAATGTAATCCCAACTGGAGAATCCTTATTTTATCCAAACATTTTTTTTATTTCAAATGAAACAAATCAAATAGTTAATCCTATTCAAGAAACCACAATGTCTTTGAAAGGAATTTCAAAAGATATTAAATTTGATGAGGAAAAAACAACTAAAAATTTTGAGTCAGAAAGTTTATTCTACTTTATTTATAATACCGATAATTATTTTCATTTTGTTTATGACACATTACCATATTTGATAAGTTTTATGGAAATGAAGAAAACAAAACCAAATTTAAAACTATTAATGAATTATCCAAATCCCAATAAAAAAGAACATTATAGATTTGTTTCTGAGTTTTTAGATATACTGGGAATTACAGATAATGATATTAAAATAATAGATGAAAATACTGAGTACTCATCAATTTTAGTATCAACATCATATACACACGATTTTGATTCTAATTTACCCCCAAGAAATGAAATTTATGATTTATATCGTAAAATTGTTAAGAGAGTGAGTAAAGATACTAATCAAGAAAATTTACCTAAGAAAGTTTATATTTCACGAAGAAGTTGGTTACATGGTGATTTTAGTAATATAGGTACAAACTACACAACTAAACGTAAATTAGTCAACGAAGATTCTTTGGTTAATTTTTTAATTGAAAATGGTTTTACAGAGGTATTCACAGAAAACATGACAACTACGGAAAAAATACTTTTATTTGCCAATGTTGAAGAAGTTGTTGGTGCAATAGGTGGTGGTATTTGTAATGTTTTATTTTCCAAAAAAAGTTGTAATTTAACAGCCATCATATCTCCATTTTTTTTAGATATAAATAAACGTTTTTTATATTCATTAAATAAAGTTAATTTAAACTTATTTGATAACACATCACACACAGAAAATGGTGAGTTTAAAACATACATGAGAGTGAAGGTTGATAATATTGTCGGGGAGATAACCCAAGTGGAAAATGATTGTCTAACTATTTCATATAGTGATACTATGTTAACCGCTTGGAATAATGATACCAAATATTTGAGTAAACAAGTTAATCCAAAAGATTGTATTAAATTAGATGGTGGATTAAATTCACCATGGGAAATAAATTTAGATAGTTTTAAAACTAATTTTTAATAGTAAAACGATGAAGGTTGCGTTATTAATTTCAGGTTATCTTAGAAATTACCAAGAAAATATTAATTTTATTAAAGAAGAAATTATTAATAACTTTGTAAACGTTGATGTTTATCTTCACATAACTAATAATGAAAATTTAGAGGATAAATATTTTAATCAAATTAGTGAATCTGATTTAAATCATATCAAAAATCTTTTAAATCCTATTACAACCCTTGTTGAAGATAATATCTTTTACGATGAGAATAAAAAAATTAACAATGTAATAAATCATTGGTCAAAACTTTATAAGTTAAATGAAATAAGAAAAATAAATGAGGATTTGTCGGGAAAAGAATATGATTTAGTAATACGACTTAGACCTGATTTATTAATTAAGTCTACCAATTTTTTTAATTTTGAAAAGGATTCTTTGTTTATTCCTGAAGATAGTAAAATAGACAAATTAAAGTTAGAAACCCCAACGGACAATTACATTTGTGATGCGTTTGCTTTTGGAAGTTCCAAAATAATGAACAATTATTTTAACATTTATAACAACATTCAGAATTTAATTAGTTTATACGGTACTTGTCCTGAAACATTACTTTATGAATATTTGAATTCAAATAAAATTAACTATACGTTGTTTGATTTAGATTATAGTTTTATTTTATCAAAATGTAATGTTTTTGCCATTTGTGGTGACTCTGGTTCGGGAAAATCCACATTAAGTAATTTATTAAAAATTTCTTTTACGGATTCCTTTTTGTTAGAATGTGATAGATATCACAAATGGGAAAGAACAAATAACAATTGGAAAACTTACACTCATTTAAATCCAAATGCAAATCATATTACAAAAATGAGTGAGGATATTTTCAATTTAAAAGTTGGAAATGAAATTTACCAAGTTGATTATGACCATTCAACCGGAAAATTTACAGAAAAAAAACCAATTTCACCATCAAACAATTTAATTGTCTGTGGACTTCATAGTTTATTTAATCAATCTGAAAACAATCTTTATGATTTAAAAATTTATATGGATACTGATGATTTATTAAAAAAGAAGTGGAAAATATCACGTGATGTTAAAGAGAGAGGATATACTCCTGACCAAGTTTTATCTAATATAAAAAATAGAGAATCTGATTTTGAACAATTTATATTACCCCAAAAAGACAATGCCGATGTTATAATAAAATTTTTCACAATTGATGATATTGACTTACAAAATTTGAACGTTAATCCTAAATTAAGTTTAGAACTATTAATTGACAAATCATTTAATATTAAACATATATTAAAAAAATTATCCGACAATAAAATTGAATTTGATTTACAAGACGAAAATAGATTTAACAAGGTAACATTCTTAAATTATAAAAGATTAATCTTTTTTGATATAAATAAGAATTACACTTTTTATGACTATATATTATATTTTATATTGAATCTTAACTATAATGGTTAAAATAAGATATAATAATGAAAAAAATATTAGAACTATCTAAATCTGTATCAAAACATTGTGTCGGTTTTGAAGGAAATGTTTCCTCTAAGTATAAAAATGGCTTAATTATTAAAGCAAGTGGGACAAGATTAGAATCTCTCACAAAAAAAGATTTAGTCTTTTTTGATTTTAAAGGTAATCAATTAAATAATTTTAAAAAAAGAGGTAGTATGGAATTAAGTTTTCACACCTACCTATTAAGTTTTGATGACATTAATTATGTTTCTCACACACACCCATCAAATACTGTAAAAATTTTATGTAGTGAGTTAAGTAAAACATTTGCACAAAACAGATTATTTCCTGACCAAGTTATTTTTAATGGTACTAAATCTTGTTTTGTACCATATGCTAAACCTGGTGAAGAATTAACAAATGTTATTAAAGATTGTATTAATCTTTTTATTAAAGAAGAAAAATATTTTCCTAAATTAATATTACTACAAAATCATGGTATTATTTGTTGTGGAGAAACAATTCAAGAATGTATAATGTCTACAGATATTTGTGAAAAATCTGCCGAAATTTTTATTGGTAGTCACGTTTTAGGTAAGACACATTTTTTGAATGAAACTGAAGTTAATAACCTAATTACTGATAAAAAAGAAATTTATAGACAAAACCTTATTAAACAAAATGGAAATAAATAAAACAAGAGTCATTTATGTTGATATAGATGAAACAATCTGTGAAACACCAGAACCTAGAAACTACTACAACGCCAAACCCATCAAAGAAAATATTGATAAAATTAATAGATTATATGATGATGGGAATACAATTGTATATTGGACAGCTCGTGGTAGTCGTACACAAATAAATTGGTATGATTTAACAAAAAAACAACTTAATGAGTGGGGTGCTAAACACCACGAATTAAATGTTACAAAACCTTATTACGATTTATTCATTGATGATAAAACACTTAGAATTGAAGAAATATGAAATTAATTTCACATAGAGGTAATATGATTGGCCCTAATCCAAGTAGAGAAAATTCACCATCATATATTGATACCGCAATTTCTGCGGGTTATGATGTTGAGGTGGATATTAACTATTTAAACAATAAGTTTTTTTTAGGTCACGATACTCCTGATTATGAAATATCGGAAACTTGGATAGAAAAAAGAAAACATAAAATATGGTTTCATTGTAAAAATTTAAATGCAGCATCAAGATTGTGTGAATTACAGAAAAATTATGAAACACCATACATGTTTTTTTGTCATACATCAGATAATTTTGTGTTAACAAGCACTAACCATATTTGGGTTCATGATTTAGAACTTAACTTAAATGATAAATGTATAATTCCGTTATTAAGTGATACTGACCTTATATCTACCACAACAAAAAATGTATACGCAATTTGTACTGACTATATAAACATATCTAAATCTATTTATACTTAATATTATGATAAGTATTGTTACTGGAACACTTGAACGATTGGAATTTTTACCAGATTTAATTAAAAATACCGTTGATTCACACGAAAAATTAGAATTGGTATTAGTTGATGGAGGAGAATTAAATAATCCAACATCCACATATATAAAACAATTAAACCACCCAAGGATAAAGTTAATTGAAGTTGGTGGAAGAAGTAGTTATCCTGACTTTATGAAGTTAGGTATTGAACAGGCTACTCATGAATTAGTCTGTCAATGGAATGATGATGTTTTATTAGTTAATTCATGGGATGACGTAATTTCAGAAATTGAAGACGGATACGATTTTTATTTATTCAATTGGAAATATGGTCATAGAACTGACGTGTCAGACGATGATTGGATAACAGGTCGTTACCATGAAAATCAAAAGAATAAAGGGTGGTGTATTGTTGATGAATATGACACTATTGGTGAAATAACCATGAATTATGGAATTTATAGAAAAAACATTTTTAGAGAAATTGGTATGTATCACCCCGACTTTAAATATTATTATGCCGATTCAGATATGTCCATAAGAGCACATTTATTTGGTTATAAGCATAAGGCATTAACCCACATAAAGGTATGTAGTTTATGTCCTGAAAAAAAGGCCATTCATTATAATTCTGATTATTCAACTTGGGTTAATTTACACAATGAATACAAAAATAAATTTTTAAATGATAGACACACATTTTTAACATGAAACGAGTAATATCTTTTTGTTTGTATAAAGCACCCTTAGATTGGGAAAGAGTTATGGAAACAAATCACAACAAATACATTAGTGGATTGTATCAAAACATTAATTTAATTCAAAAGTACTATCCAAATTGGCACATTTACTTATATCATAACGAGTTATTTGATATTTCTGAAATTCAAAAAAATATTGATTATGATAAACTTGAATTCAAGTTAATTACAAATCCTTTAATAAGTGCCATGCAATGGAGATTTTTACCAAATGATGATGAAGATGTTGAGTTATTTATTGTTCGTGATATTGATTCTAGAATTACTGAAAGAGAAAAAGTGTCTGTTGATGAGTGGGTTGAAAGTGAAAAAATACTACACATAATGAGAGACCATCCACACCACGGATACCATATTTTAGGTGGGATGTGGGGTATGAGAAGACAACCAAATTTTAATATGGAAAGTTCCTGCATAGAATACAATACATCTAAAAATTATAGGGTAGATGTTGATTGGTATGAAAAATGGTGGGATATGCATTTTCTTAGAGACATTATTTACCCAAATTATATTGATAGTTCTTATGTGAATTCTTCATTTCACGCCATGGAACCATGGAGTAAACCATTTTCTTTAGAAAGAGATGATAGTAAATTTGTTGGTGAAATTTATTTAGATACAGATAAAAGAGATTATCATTATACTTTATTATGAAAATATTAGTTACAATTATTTCATCTGAAAAACACTTAGATTCTAGAATTAAAATTATTCAAGATACTTGGTTAAAAGATTTTGAAAATTATTTAATAATTTCAGATTATGATGATAAAGAAAATCATACCGTAAAAGTTACGGATAATAAAACTTATGAAAGTGCCCCTGAAAAAAATTTAAAATCTTTTGTTTATCTATTTGAAAACTGTAAAGATTTTGATTGGTTTATTAATGTTGATGACGATAGTTTTGTTAACTATAAAAATTTAATTGAACTGGTCAAAACACTTCCCACAGATGAAATTGTAAAAATAGGTCGTTTGAATGAGAATAGTGCTGGTTTTGGTATAAACTATCATTCAGGTGGTGCTGGAACATTATTTAATTTTAAAGCCTTAGAGATTCTAAAAAACGCATACCCTTCGGGTAAATACGGTTATTTCCGTGAAGAAAATGGGGATTATAATGCCAAACAAACACCATATGCAGATGCGAATGTTGGTATTTTTTGTTCGGACAATAATATTGAACAAATCAATAGTTCATTATTCAATCCAAGAGAACCCAAATATTGGAACTATACTAACGAAGAAATAAAAAAACAAATTACTTTTCATTATATTTTTGGTGATGAGTACTATAAACTATATGATATAATACACGAAAATGACTGAATTAATTGAGTTGCATGAAGCAACATGTAGAAACTCAACCTACAAACAAGGGTTGATTGATTTAATAAACGATTTAGACAATAAAATTACAAACATGGTTGAAGTTGGTTCCTACCAAGGTGAATCAACAATCATTTTTGCGGATAATATAAATGGACTACAGGAGTTACATGCAATTGACCCATGGTCCAATGGATACGCACCAGGTGATGCTTGCTCAGATAAATACCCAATGAGCGTTGTTGAATCTAATTTTGATATTAGAACAAAAAATTTTAGTGTTATTAAAAAACATAAAACAACTTCTAAGGAATTTGTTAAAGAAATTGCCGATGGTTCATTAGATTTTGTATATATTGATGGTGACCATTCGTATAATTCTTGTAAAGAAGATATTAATATGTGGCTACCCAAAATAAAACAAGGCGGTATTATTGCAGGTCACGATTATTTAGAAGCATGTTTTATGGGTGTTGTAAATGCGGTTAATGAAACTTTTGGTAAACCCGACAAAACATATAATGACACTAGCTGGTTAAAATTTTTATAAAATGAATAATACAGGAACAATTTTATTTCACCAAGGTTTTACAGATGTAATTAACTGTCTCCCATTGGTTAATATTCTTTCAAAGAAATTTAATAAAATTAATTTATTAATGAGAAACGATTTTAAGGAGATAATTGATTTTTACTTAAAATCTTTACCAAATGTGACCGCATGTTATGTTGATAAATCTCAAATTGATAATAATTTATCATCTCTTTTAAACGACTACCGTCACAATAATTCATTATTAATTTTTGGTATGTTTGATGGTTATAGAAATGATTCTTATCAAGGAGCATTTAGTAATAGAGACCATAATCTTTTTTTTGTTGAGAAATTTTATAAATCATATGGGATTGATTACTCTGAAAGAGTGTCAATGTTTGAGTTTGATAGAGATTTAAACTTAGAAGAATCTACATATTCAAAATTTGTTGCGGAACATGGTAATGATTATGTGTTATACCATGGATTAAATGATAGTATTATTTCAAGTATTAGAGATAAACATCCTACAAGTAAATTAGTTGATTTAAATAAGTCAACAAACACTTTTTTTGACTATATTAAAATACTTCAAAACGCAAAAGATATTCATGTGTTGGATTCTGTATGGGGAGCGTTTTTATATCAAGTAGATAGTAAATATGAATTATTTAATCATATTACAATATCAACATATTGTTTACGTGGTTATAAAGAAATGTTTCTTAAACCAAAAACTTTAACAAATTGGCAAATTATTTAAATTAATATGAAAAAAATTTTAGTATTAGGTGGTGGTGGATTTATCGGTGGACACCTCGCAAAAAAATTAAAAGATGAGGGGTGTTGGGTCAGAATATGTGATGTAAAAAAACACGAATACTTTCAAGAAAATGAAATTTGTCATGAATTTGTACAGGGAGACTTAAAAGATATTAATGTTGTTAAAAACGTTTTACTTTCTCCTGACCAAAAAATTATAACAAAATTTGTTGATTTTGAAAATCATATTGATGAGGTAATTGGTGATTCATTTGATGAAGTTTATCAATTGGCGGCAGATATGGGTGGTGCGGCATACATTTTTACTGGTGAAAATGATGCAAACGTTATGCATAATTCATCTTTAATAAATTTAAATGTATTAAATGAGTCGGTTAAATACGATATAAAGAAAATATTCTATTCATCTTCTGCGTGTATGTATCCTGAACATAATCAATTAGACCCAAACAATCCAAACTGTGAAGAGTCTTCAGCCTATCCAGCAAATCCTGATTCAGAATATGGGTGGGAAAAATTATTTTCAGAAAGATTGTTTTTAGCTTATCATAGAAATTATAATCTAAATGTACGAATTGGTAGATTTCATAATGTTTTTGGTCCTATGGGTACTTGGAAAGGTGGTAAAGAAAAATCCCCTGCGGCTATGTGTAGAAAGGTTTCTGAATGTGAAGATAATGGTTCTATTGAAGTGTGGGGTGATGGTCAACAAACACGCTCGTTTTTATTTATAGATGAGTGTTTAGAGGCCGTAGAACGTTTGATGAATAGTGATTTTATGGAACCCGTAAATATAGGAAGTGAAGAGATGGTAACAATAAATCAATTAGCCCAAATGACAATTGATATATCTCAGAAAAATGTAAAAATAGACAATCTTTACGGTGATGAATTTTTAAATAAGTATGGATTTAAATGTCCATTAGGTGTGAAAGGTAGAAAATCGGATAATAAACTTTTTCGTAAAAAAATAGGATGGGAACCTTTCAAATTATTAATTGATGGTCTTAAAGAAACATATAACTGGGTTGACTATCAAGTAAAAAATAACACCAATTAATATGAATAAGAAAGCAACAATAATGCATCACCAAGGATTTGGTGATTTATTTACAAATAATTCATTATGTAATTACTATGCTAATTTGTACGATGAATTAATTATATTTGCATTAGACGAATCAAGAAGGATTGTTATTGAAGAAATGTATAAACACAAACCAAATATAAAATGTGTTATACCTAAATTAATTAACCAAAACATATACAATAGTTCTTGTTTGATTTGTATGCAATCAGACCATTATTCTTGTAGATATGATACAAAGTATGATACACACAAATTTGTTGATTATTCAGAGTGGAGTGATTATGACAATATTAAAGTTGGTTGTTTTAAAGAAGATTATGAGTTATGGAAATCATTTTTAGGAAAAAATATAAATAACAACATTTCTTTTTCACATTCTTTTTATTTGTTTGAAAATCTTGATTTAAAAGTTAGAGAAACTGAATTTTCTGTTTACAGAGATGACGATAGTGAAAATAAAAAATATGAATTGTTACCTGAAAAAGATTACATTGTATTACATGATGATAGTCAAAGAGGGATAAATATTGATAAGTCTAAATTACCTAATGACATTTATGTCCACCAATTAAACGATGGTTCAAAAACTATGGTTGACCAAATTAAAATTTTAGAAAACGCAAAAGAAATTCATTTTATTGATTCAAGTTATTCAGTTTTGATTTATTTTTTATCTTTAACTAACGAAAAAATAAAACAAATCCCAAAGTATTTTCATTATTATGCTAACCAAAGAGAAGGTTACACAATTTATGAAAATCCTATACCCGAAAATTGGCAAATACTTAAATAATTTATGAATAATAATACTTTAATATGGACTAACTCTCCACTATCTGGTTTGTGTGATAGACTTATTGATTTTTCTTTAATAGCAACATATGCTAAATTAAACAACTCAGATTTTAGTTCAAAATGGAAACCACTATATAGTAATCATGGGGATGGTAAATCTTACTATCACACAAAAGAAGATGATAACACAAGTTTAGACAATTTAAAATTAGATAATAGTGGTCACATCTGTAAATTTTTTAAAGATGTTAGATATTCTGACTATAAACATGAAAATTTTTTAAAATATTTTGAATTACCTGAAAACACATTTATTGAAAAAAATGAATCGGATTTATTAAATTTATCATATTTTGATGGGTATATTGGTGGAGTTGAATCACCAATAACGTTTTATCAAAAATACGTATTAAACGATAATTTAATTATGAGTTATTATTCCCCTTTTAAAACAAATAAATTGGGAATAGATTTGAAGTCATTTATTGAAACTTTTTATACTGTCTGTAATAGTTTTAAACCAACAAAAAAACTTATAGATGTTTCAAAAGTAGATATTATTCCTGATTTAACAGTACACTTAAGAAGAGAAGATAAAGTAAGATTGTCTAAATTAAATAACGAGGTAATTGATTATAGAGAATTAAATGATTTAAATGAATTAACTAAAATTGCTATTGATTCTTTTTTAGAAAAAAAACCAAACTCAAAAATTTTATTTTGTTCTGATGATGAGAAAGAAAAATTAAAATGGGAAAATATGTATAAGGATTATTATTTAAAAACCCCATCATTTGAATTTGATTTTGAACAAACATATTATGATATGTATTTGATGTCCATTTCAAAAAATGTTTTATTATCTCAAAGATATTCTGGTTTTTCTATGTTTTCATCCTTTATTAATAAAAACAATTTTGTATACCTTTTAGAAGATAGTCAAATTGTGTATACTAAGTGGTCGGAATTAGAAAATATCTATTACTATAAAGATTGGTTAAAATTACTTTAAAAAAATGAAAAAAAAATGTATACTATATGGCAATTGTCAGGCCATTATTTATGTTTATGAATTATTAAATAATTTACCTGAATTCAAAAAACATTATGATTTAATATCCTATGTGAATCATGATAGAGAACAAACAAAAAAATTAGTAAATATTGATGTTGATGAACTTAAAAACTGTGATGTTTTTATATACCAACCACTTGGAGAAAGTCACGGAGTTTATGGTACAGAGAATTTAAAATCAATGTTAAAAGACAGTTGTGTAAAAATTAGTTTTCCCTATGTATACAACTCATCATTTTATACCACTTATTGGGAAGACGCTTCGCCAAGATGGACACTTCAAACATTAATTAATTGTGGATGGAAAAATATAATGTCTTTGATTTTAGAAAAACGTAAAATTGATGAAATTATAAATTTGTATGACAATGGTTTAATTGATTTTTATTTTGAAGAAAGAATGAATGTTTGTATGGAATTATTGAAAGAGAAAGATGAAATTTGTGATATAAAAGTATCTGATTTTATATTAGAACATTATAAAGATAAGAGATTATTTGTCACACAAAATCATTTAACACCTTATTTCAATATATGGATAACTAATCAAATCTTAGAAAGATTAAATATTCCCCAAATACCAAACAAATATTCAGATACTAACATACTTGAGTCAAATTGTGTTTATGATAGTTATAATCTTAAATTTTATAATTTTTCACACGACACAAGCCAAATATTCAACAATAAAGAAACTAAAGATAAAATTATTAGTTTTTATAACCACTTTAAGGGAGCCAATTACAATATGAATGATTTAATTATAAATAAAATCATTGATGACCCCGAAAAATTCATTGATATGCCATTTTAATATGATTGATAATAATATTCAATTAATTATACCAATGTCAGGTATTGGTAAAAGGTTCATAGACGCTGGATATGAAAAAACCAAATCATTAATTGATGTTGATGGTTATCCTATAATAAAACATGTTGTTGATTTATTTCCTGGTGTAAAGGATGTTATTTTTATTTGTAATGATATTCATTTAAAACAAACAAATATGAGGAAAGTTCTTAATGATATTTCCCCAAATTGTAGAATATTTGAAGTTGCTAATAACACAAAGGGACCAATAAACGCAATTCATCAAATATTTGATTTTATTGATAATAACAAACAAACAATTGTGAGTTATTGTGATTATGGAACTTATTGGGATTTTGAAAATTTTATTAATTACGTAAATGATAAAAATCTTGATGGTGCAATTCCTTGTTATACAGGATTTCACCCACATATGTTAGGTAGTGACAATTATGCTTTCTGTAAAGAAAGTAATATGGAGCTTATTCAAATAAAAGAAAAAGAACCTTTTACTGACAACAAAATGAATGAATACGCATCAAATGGTACGTATTATTTTAAATCGGGTAATTTATTAAAAGAATATTCTCAAAAACTTATTGATTTAGACATTAATATAAATGGTGAATATTATGTAAGTTTACTTTATAACCTGTTAGTTAATGATGGTCTTAAAGTTGGTATATTTGAGATTGAAAACATGTTACAGTGGGGAACTCCTTATGATTTAGAGAATTATAAAGGTTGGTCAAAATACTTCTCAAATATTAATCTCCCACAAATAAAAATAAAAAACCCGCCAAACACCACCTTGATACTTCCTATGGCTGGTAAAGGTTCAAGATTTACTGAAGAAGGATATGATTTACCAAAACCACTTTTAGATGTTGATGGATTACCCATGATTTTACAAGCCGTTGATTGTTTACCTGAGTCAGACAATAATGTGTTTATTTGTTTACAAGACCATATTGACGATTTTGGTATTGATAAGACTTTAAAAAATCATTTTTTAAATACAGAGGTTATATCAATTAATGAAACCACTGAAGGTCAGGCATGTACTTGTGAAATAGGTATTGAAGAAACAAATATAAACTTAGAAAACCCCATTTTAATTTCCGCTTGTGATAATGGTGTTTTTTATGATAGAAAAAAATATTTAGAACTTTTAAATGATGAATCTATTGATGTAATAGTTTGGACTTTTAGAAATAATCAAGCCAGTAAAACTAATCCGAACGCATATGCGTGGTTAGATGTTGATGAGAATGATAACATAAAACATGTTTCTTGTAAAAAATTTATTTATGAAAACCCTTTAATCACTCACGCAATAATTGGTACAATGTTTTTCAGGAAGGGAACATATTTTATGGAGGGATTACAGAAAAATTATAATGAAAACATAAGAACAAATGGTGAATTTTATGTTGATGATGTTTTAAATCAAAATATTAAAGATGGTTTAAAAGTTAAAGTTTTTGAGGTTGAAAATTACATCTGTTGGGGTACACCAAACGATTATAAAACCTACAATTATTGGAATAAATATTTTAAAAATATAAAAAATAAAAATGAGTAAAATAACATTAGTAACGGGACTTTGGAATATTAAACGTGATGAACTAGAAGAAGGTTGGTCACGTTCATTTCAACATTATTTGGATAAATTTGACCAACTATTAAAAGTTGATAATCCAATGATAATTTTTGGTGATTCTGATTTAGAATCATTTGTTTTTGAAAGACGAAACAAAGATAATACATTGTTTATATCTCGCAGTCAAGAATGGTTCAAAAATGAATTTTATGACAAAATACAAACAATCAGAACAAACCCCGAATGGTATAATCAGGCGGGTTGGTTATCACAATCAACACAAGCAAGATTAGATATGTATAATCCTTTGGTTATGTCAAAGGTATTTTTGTTAAATGACGCCAGAATTATGGACCCATTTAATTCAGACATGATGTTTTGGATTGATGCTGGTTTAACAAACACGGTTCACCCTGGTTATTTTACACATGATAAAGTCTTAGAGAAATTACCTAACCATATTAACAAATTTTCATTTGTTTGTTTCCCATATCAAGCTGAAAACGAAATACACGGATTTAACTTTAATCAACTTAATGGAATTGTTGGTGAAAAGGTGGAAATGGTTGCACGTGGTGGGTTCTTTGGTGGTCCAAAACACACAATAGGGGACATTAACGGGATTTATTACAATTTGTTATCATCTACGTTGTCTCGTGGACTTATGGGGACTGAGGAGTCAATATTTTCAATCATGTGTTATAAACATGCCGATTTAATTGACTACTTTGAAATTGAATCAAATGGTTTATTTGGGAAATTCTTTGAGGATTTAAAGAATGAAACATTAGAGAAAAACAACAAACAGGGATTTACACCAATTAATGATGATTTGAATACAGACAACACGGCATTATATGTTATAACATTTAATAGCCCAAAACAATTTAAAACATTAATTGAATCAATGATTCAATATGATAAAGATTTTTTAGATAAACCAAAAAAATATCTTTTGGATAATTCATCTGATTTATCAACTACCGAGGAATACTCGGTAATTTGTAATGAATTTGGTTTTGAACATATTAAGAAAGACAATTTAGGTATCTGTGGTGGTAGACAATGGATTTCAGAACATGCTGAAGAAAATGGATTTGATTTTCATTTCTTTTTTGAAGATGATATGTTCTTTTACCCAAATAAAGGTGAGGTATGTAGGAATGGATTTAATAGATATGTTCCAAATTTATACAAAAACACCTTAGAAATTACAAAAAACAATCACTTTGATTTTTTAAAGTTTAATTATAGCGAATTTTATGGTGATAATGGTATCCAATGGTCGTGGTACAATGTCCCACAAAACTTTAGATTAGAACACTGGCCTGAAAAACCCAATTTACCTGTTCATGGTCAAGACCCAAATGCTCCAAGAACAAAATTTAAACATGTGAGGACTCACAATGGTGTTCCATTTGTATCTGGTGAGATTTATTATTGTAACTGGCCACAAGTTGTGACCCGTCATGGTAATAAGAAAATGTTTTTAGAAACAACATGGGGACATCCATTTGAACAAACTTGGATGAGTTATATTTTCCAAGAAACAATCAAGGGAGAAATCAATCCAGGACTCTTACTTATGACACCTACTGAACATGATAGGTTTGATTTTTATGATGGTTCATTAAGAAAAGAATCTTAATGAGTATTTATATGTAATGGAATTTAATATTAAGAAAAACGCGACATTACCACTTTTAAAAATGCAAGTGGTAAGAGACGGTAGAAGTGAATACCAATCTTTTATGGATTCTTTAGGTAGTGCGTCAATTTTCTTTTCTATGATTGATGAAGCAACAGGAATACCAAAAATTGTTTCAAAACCTGCGTATATTGTAGAAGTGGTTAATGACGACTCAAATGCATTACCTGAGTATTACGTATATTTTAAATTCACATCTCGTGATACAAATAGTGTTGGTCGTTATGTTGGACAATTTTTGATTAAATATAATAATGGTCTTTTAGGTGGAATTGAAGGAAATCTTATTCTACCATTAAGAGATGAGTTATATATCAATGTTCAAGAAAGTTTTATTATAGATAGTCCTTGTTGTTGACGAGGTTAAATCCAATACCTATACTTTAACCAATGAGTAAGACAAACTCCGTATTTTACGGAAGATAATAGGTCACTCGGTTAAAATTTATAGAAATGATATCAAACGAAGAAATTAAAGAGTTCTTGGAAGGTGGCGACCCCGAACAATTCATTGTGTCCATAGAATTTGATTATGTGACAGACGCAATCTACAAAATTAAAGAAGTTCCTGGTAAGGGAAAACAAATCATAAAAGATAATTTTATACCTTTTGCTTGGGTCGGTGACCTAAAGGGTTTAAATTTTTATCAAGGTTCAAAAGGTTTACAAAAGGATGCAATGTCAAGACATAAAATTGTCATTGACAAGTTAGAAACCCACGATAATGAAAGATTAGAGAATGGTTTAACTTATATAGTTAAATGCCTTGGTGGATATCGTTCATTAATTCAATTTTTCCGTGATGGTGGTATTGACCCTTGGGGTGATAAGGCTAAAGATAAGTTTCTTATGTTACCCCCCGTTGAACAATATCTTATTCAGAAAGAAAAACGACTATTCAAAGGATATGAAGAATACAATGACATAACCCGACTTGTATTTGACTTAGAAACGACCTCACTTGAACCAAAGGATGGTCGTATATTCATGATTGGAATGAAAACAAACAAAGGGTTCCACGAGGTAATTGAATGTGATACAGAAGAAACTGAAAAGTTGGGTTTAATTAAATTCTTTGACACAATTAACGAACTTAAACCATCTATCATTGGTGGATATAACTCATTTAACTTTGACTGGTTGTGGATTTTTGAGAGAGCCAAGGCACTTGGATTGGATATAAAGAAGATAGCCAAGTCACTTAACCCCCAACGTACCATATCTCAGAAAGAACAAATGTTGAAGCTTGCCAATGAGGTAGAAAGATACCCACAGACCTCAATGTGGGGGTATAACATCATTGATATCTTACACTCAGTTCGTAGAGCCCAAGCGATTAACTCAAACATTAAGTCTGCGGGTTTGAAATACATAACTCAGTACTTGGAGATTCAAGATGAAGACCGTGTATACATTGACCACACTGAAATCGGTCCTATGTACGCCAAAAAAGAAGATTATTGGTTTAATGTTAAAAACGGAAAGTATAAAAAGGCCGATAATCCACAATTTGATGACCTTGATACACGTTTTCCTGGTACATATATCAAGACTACTGGTGACAAAATTGTAGAACAGTATCTTGATGATGACTTAGATGAAACCCTACGTGTAGATGACGAGTTTAACCAAGGTTCGTTCCTTTTGGCTTCGTTGGTTCCTACAACTTATGAGCGTGTAAGTACGATGGGTACGGCAACTTTGTGGAAGATGATTATGTTGGCTTGGTCTTATAAATACAACTTGGCTATTCCCGCTAAACAAGATAAGACTGACTTTGTTGGTGGATTGTCTCGTTTGATTAAAGTTGGTTATTCTACATCTGTATTGAAATTGGACTTTAGTTCACTTTATCCATCTATTCAGTTAGTACATGATGTGTTTCCTGATTGTGATGTGACAGGTGCGATGAAAGGATTATTGGGTTACTTTAGAAATTCTCGTATTATGTACAAACAATTGGCTGAAGAGTTTGAAAAGAGTGACCCTAAGAAGTCAAAATCATATGACCGTAAACAGTTACCGATTAAAATCTTTATTAACTCAATGTTTGGTGCGTTATCAGCACCACAAGTATTCCATTGGGGTGATATGTACATGGGTGAACAAATTACTTGTACAGGTAGACAATACTTGCGTCAGATGATTGGTTTCTTTATGAAACGTGGCTATGAACCATTGGTAATGGATACGGATGGTGTGAACTTTTCATCACCATCTAATATTAGTGACCGTAAATACATTGGTCGTGGTTTGAATTGGAAAGTAGTGGAAGGTAAAGAATACGTTGGTGCGGCTGCGGATATTGCCGAATACAATGACATATTCATGAGAGGTGAGATGGCTTTGGATAATGATGGTGTTTGGCCGGCTTGTATTAACTTGGCTCGTAAGAATTACGCTTTGATGACCGATAAGGGTAAAATCAAATTGGTTGGTAACACTATTAAATCAAAGAAATTACCAGGTTATATTGAAGAGTTTTTGGACAAAGGAATTAAGATGTTACTTCAAGGTCAGGGTAAAGATTTTATTGAGTATTACTATGAATATCTACAAAAGATTTATGATATGAAAGTTCCTCTGGCAAAAATTGCCCAAAGAGCGAGAATTAAACATTCTTTGAGTGATTATAAATTCCGTTGTACTCAAAAAACAAAAGCGGGTTCATTAATGTCACGTCAAGCACATATGGAACTTGCAATTCACCATAACTTAAGTGTTAACTTGGGTGATGTGATTACTTATGTAAATAACGGGTTAAGAGCATCTCACGGTGATGTGGTTAAGAAGGCGGATAGTTTGGTTTTGAATTGTTATTTGTTGGACCCTGCGGAATTGGAAGCAAATCCTGATTTAACAGGAAACTATAATGTGGCGAGAGCAATTGCGACTTTTAACAAACGTATTGACCCATTATTGGTTGTGTTTAAAGATGAAGTTCGTGAATCGTTCATTGTAACTGACCCCGAAAAACGTGGAATATTTACAACAGCACAATGTGAATTAATTAATGGACATCCATTAGGTGAAGGTGACCAAGATGATTTGAACGATGTGTTAACAATTTCTGAACAGGAAATGTCTTATTGGAAAAAACGTGGATTGGAACCTTTTTATATCTACGAAAAAGCAGAAGAAGGTTGGGAAAATCAAATTACGGGATTACCAAATTTTCAAACCATCTGAAGATAAGATATACCAAGATTGGTTAATAAAAACAAATTCTACACAAGCACCTTTTTCAATAGAGATTTCATCCCACTCTTCATCAATTGAATTGATGTCAGGCAAAATTAATACGTTTGTCATTGCTTTTATTTTAACTCTATCCGTAGTTAATGAATTTAATTTTAAAATACAATTACTAACACCACGAACAACAATAGCATATTCTCCATTTGTGGTATATTGTGGTTCAGAAACAATGGCTAATTCAGAAGTTCTAATCTGAACACCATTAATGATTTTGATTGCGGGTATTGATTTAATTATTGGCATATTATACAACAGTTATTGGTATTGGCATTGCTCTATATTTTAATTGCTTGTTTAAATTTTCAGCAATAGAACCTTCTTTTTCCATTTGTTTTTCAGGACGTAATCTTTCTAATCTTAGTTGGAGTTCTGTCACTAAAGAAACTTTTTCATCTTTAGCTTCGGTTTGAAGAGACTGATAATCCATTGTTAATTCACTATCAGGTGTCTTCAAATTACCACTGAATTTACCCCTTACACGAGCCAAGGTCTCTTTGCAGTATGCGGTGAACCATCTTCTAACCCATTGTCTTGCAGGGTCGTTTAAATCAATCCAGCTTAATTCGTCTAATGGAATGTCTGATGGTAATTTTACGATATCGGGATTATCTTTAAGACATTGGTCTCTGTCAGCATCAGTTGTGTCATAATACCAATACCAAACACGGCCTCTCATTAATTCATTATCACCAAAGTCAAATCTACCACCAGGTGTGTTATACAACATAACCGCTCTTTTTCCATCGGGAAGTGCTGTTACACGATAACTAACATCGGGTTGAATAATTCTTCTTTTAAGATTTAAGTCTTGTTGTCTTGCTAACACATCATAAGATGATAACATAAAATATCCTCCACCGTTACCCGCTTGAGCAAACCCACCTACACCACCAAATCCACCTATACCACCAAGACTACCCAATGAAAAAGGGTCAAATAACAAATTGTTTTGCTCGGCTGGTGAATACCATAAAAGTTCGTTAATTTCACGACCCGCAGGTATTTCATATATTTGTACATTTTGTTGTAATTCAAAGTAATCCTTTTTAAGTACCCAAGGACCTGAGTTTTGAAGACCAACAATTTTAGAATATGCGTAAGTGTATTGTGTTTCCCAATCAAGACTTCGTCTAATTAAAGCATTTGCTACTGATTGGGTATCCAAATTCATACCATACAATGTTGTCCATTGTGATTCAATTAACCAGTCATAAAGATATTGCGTATAGTCACCGATGGATAATTCAAGTAATGAATCCATCATTTCAAATTCTAATTCCACAGCTCTTAATGGAGCTCCAAGTTGATTTAAAATCCTGTTATACAGTTTGGTTCTTTCTGGTTCAGCAATAACTACCATAGTCTTTTGTATATAAATATCAGGTTATTATAATTGATACAACTTGGCATCAATTAGGAAATAATAAACTCCGTCAATGATTTTTGTATTTGAATTATCAAAGATTACCATATCATCCAAACGTTTCATAAAAATCATCCAATTTGTTTGATATTTTTTAACATTTGCGGTTCCGTCAACTTTATACATGTCATCATTTCTTGTTATGTGACTGAATGGTTTTACCTGTGCGGTTTTTTCAACACCATCAACCATAATCTTAACATCAACACCCGTCATCATATCTTCTTTGTTTCCAAGTTCACCAATACGAGTTACATTTTCATCACCAAATTGTTTTTTTAGTTTTTCAACAACAGCGTCTTCAGTTTTATTACCTTTGTCTGATGTTACACCCATTACACTCATAACTGTCTTTAATGTTTCAGACTCCAATGAGAATACTCTAAACTTAACTTTGTTTAAAACCTTCAACATTCTTGCCATTTCAATAACTTGTTCTTTTGGTGTTTTATCTGAAAAAATAATAGGTTCCTCACCTACTTTTGTAAGATATTTGTTTATATCTTTTTTCAATACACAAAATGCACTGTAGTTTGTGTTTAAATAATTTATAACTGACCTTCCTTTACCTTCCAAATTATAAACACCCGACATTTGTCCTTTTTCGTATTCATCTTTGTTGTAGTATCTATCAGCAAATGTATCTTTTAAAATTTGCATGATGGCATTCTTGTATAGATTAAGAACATCTCTGTTTGTATTAAACAATAACTTTGATGCCATCTTATCTTGGGTTGAACAGGGTTCACTTTTAACCGCTTCGGTCAAAAATTCTTTAGCGGTTGTAGATTCTTTTACTGTTTTATCTAACTTTCTTGAAAGTTCTGACTCTACGTAGTCCCAATTAACAACTCTCCAAAAGTTTTTTACGTATTCGTCTTTCCTATTTCTATATTTTAGATAATATGCGTGTTCCCATAAATCCAAACCTAAAATTGGATAACCACCTTGGTCAACAACATCCATAAGTGGATTGTCTTGATTCGCGGTTGTCATAATTTTTAAGGTTCCTCGTTTTGTAAGAACTAACCAACACCATCCTGAACCAAACCTATCTTTTGATTGACCTTCAAATTTCTTTTTAAAGTCGGCAAATGATGAAAAACTCTGATTAATTTTTTTAAGTGTGATTGGACCCGGTTTTGTTGTTTTTGGTGTTAACATTTTCCAAAACAATTGGTGGTTGTAGGCACCACCCGCATTGTTTCTAATGAATTTGTTGAAACTGTCTATTGTTTTAACAATTTCTTCTAAGGTTAAATCCTCATCATCTTTTAATGCTCCGTTTAATTTATCAACATAACCTTTGTAGTGTTTGTTATAATGAACACTCATGGTTTCGGGGTCAATAAATTGTTTTAGTGCGGCATAAGAATAGGGTAATTTTTCTATCTTAATGTTTTTGGCTTCTGCGACAACTTTTTGTACTTTTTGTTCTTGTTGTCTTTTAACTTCTTTTTTTTGTAAATCTTCTTCAATTACTTCAATCCTATTTTTAAGATTCTTCATAAGGTCGGCTTTTATTAATGTTTATTAATTATAAATAAGCCGAAGTTTGATTATCGCCTCCAATTATTTATAAGTTCTAGTATTTCTTGAACATAATCGCCATTGTCTACCTTATCACCCATCACGGTTTCAAAGATGTCTTTCTTCTTTTTGAGTATGTCATAGATGATTCCTTCTACCGTGTTGTCAAAAATTGGATAATAAACTAATACATTATTTTTTTGTCCATAACGGTAACTTCTATCCTCTGCTTGAGAGTGGTCTGATGGTAAAAAGGACAAATCGTTCATTACAACCGCCTCACCCGCTGTCAATGTAATACCAACACCAGCGGCTTTTATGTTCCCAACAAATACCATAACACTCTCATCGTTTTGAAAACGGTCAACGGACAATTGTCTTTCTTTTTGGGACATTTGTCCATCAAGTCTAACAGCACTTTTTCCAAAATGTTCTAATATCATCTCCAATGTTTTGGTAAAGTTAGTAAAAACAATTACTTTCTTACCTTGTTCAACAATGTTTTCACAAATTTCAATTGTTGATGGAACTTTTTCTTCGGCAATCACCTGTCTTACTTTTGTAAGTTTGGTAAACTGAAGTGTTAATGAATCAGAATCACCATTTTTATCGTACCAATCATAATACTCACCCATTAAGGCTTCATATTCTTTTGATTTTAATCTTAAATAAACTGGTGTAATGATTTTATCGGGTAAATCTAAAACATTTTCCTTTAATCTTCTTAACACCAAGGGTGCGGTTCGGTCTCTTAACTCTTCCAAGTTGGATGCTCCACTAACATTCCAAATTTTTCTTCTTCCTGCTTGGAATTGAAAACCATTACAATACCTTTTAACATAAGCCATCCAATTTTTAGCTACAGGACACTCAATTAAGTTCAATAAATTGAAGTAATTAATTGGTCTTGAAGTAATTGGTGTACCTGTTAACAACCAAAGTCTTTCAACATTGGATACAAAGTCATTGATTAACTTGGTTCTTTGAGCTTGTTTGTTTTGAATGTAGTGTGCTTCATCAATAATCACCAAATCAAACTTTGTTTTCAATAAAACAGAATCATCTTTCTTTTTTTCATCGTGGAAATTTTTAATGATGTCATAATTGATGATAACAAAAGTACCATCTTCCCATTTTTTACCTTCAATGATTGACGTTGGTTTGTCTGAATAATTTTCAATCTCACGTTGCCAATTAATCTTCAAAGATGCCGGACAAATAATCAAAATCTTTTTTGCCCCTGTTTCCAAAGCGGCAATAATAGTTGATGTTGTTTTACCCAAACCCATATCATCAGCAAGAATAAACTTTTTATTCTCAACCAAAGATTTAATAGCCTCTTTTTGGTGTTCAAGTGGTGGACGGTGAGAATATTTTTCATAATCAATCACAACATCCTTAACTTTATTGTCTTTTATCAACGCAACCTTTGGAATCCAAAAGTCATAGACTTGTTCTGATTCAAAATATTTTCCCCAAATATGATAGGCGGTATCTTTTTCAACCAAAAGTTTTTCAACATATACTTTTGTTGGTACAGATGAAAGTAATTTGTCATTAGCAATTTTTTGGGCAAAATAAGAATCAAGTTCCACCCATTTCTTCGCAACCTTTGGTGCGGTTTCGTGATAATTTATAATGTACTCGGCTTGAGCACGAGTTGGGTAAAACTTTTTATTATCAATTTGTTTTTGTCTTAAACGTATGATGTAATTATTGGCACCCTGATATGTCTCTAACAAATCAAGAGCCCTTCTTTCTAACACAGAGACATTATATGTGTTTTCAGTATTTTCCAATCTAATAAAAGATAATCAATTTATGTATATTTATCAAGTATGGCACAACAACTCGTTCCAATTACAAGATTAGGTAAATTTTTTGGTGGGGAAGATTTCTCATTAGATATTTCTATGGGTCGTGAATGGCTTGGTGGGGATATGAATTTTACCATTGTACTTTACAAGGTTGATAGAACAAAAACAGTTAATGATGATGTTTACGGTGAGGTACAACAAAACGGAATACAATTTTTAGCACCCGTATCAATTAATGCTTATGTTAGGATTGAAGAAGCGTCAAGTCAATTTTTAGGTAGTAGTAAAATTATTCAAAATGAACCTGGTTTGTTAAAGTTTTCCGTTTATAAACAAGAACTCGCTGATTTACAAGTTGATATTGAATTGGGTGATTATATCGGGTATTGGATAACAGAATCCGAAGTTAGGTATTATTCAATAATGGACGCAGGTATTCCTGACTATGACAATAAACACACTTATGGTGGATATAAAGGATTTTACTTTTCTTACACTGCAACACCTGCAAGTGAAAACGAATTTATGGGATTATAATGGCATTACCAAGAAAACGAAAAGAGATTATTCCAACCATCAATCTCAAGCCAGAAAAAATTCTTTTGGCTCGTAGAGAACAATTGCTTGAAGATATTAAAAAAGATGGAACTTTTTTACCAAAGTCATTAATGCATCCCGAGTTAGATAGGGGGTTTTTAGATTTTGTTAAAGAAGATTTGCAAACAACGGTCGCTGGTAGTATAATACCAATGATTGATTTAATTATTACTACACAAAACTGGGCTCAATTTACAGAAACTTGGAACATTCAAGATTTGAATGGTAATCCAACATTACCTTTTATTACGGTTGTTCGTCAACCTGAAGTTAAATACGGAAGCAATCCCGCAATCATTTATAATATTCCAAACAGAAAAGAATATTTTTACGCAGCCGTTCCGTCTTGGAATGGAAACATCAAAGGTTTGGACATTTATAAAATTCCACAACCCGTTCCTGTTGATATTACCTATAATGTAAAAATTGTTTGTAATAGAATGAGGGAGTTAAATGAGTTTAACAAAAATGTGATTCAAACTTTTGCGTCAAGACAAGCCTATAGACAAATCAACGGTCATTACATTCCAATTATTATGGGTACCATTTCTGATGAATCAGTTGTTGATGTTCAAAGAAGAAGATTCTACATCCAAAATTATGAATTCACCATGTTAGGATTTTTATTGGATGAAGATGAGTTTGAAGTTGCCCCTGCGGTTTCTCGTGTGTTAAATACTTTTGAAGTATCTGCTCAAACATCAAGACCAAAAAGAAAAAAATACCCCGAAAATATTGATGAATATAATTTAAGTGTTTCTGTACCAAGTGGGTCAACACAAACTGATTTAATGGTTGATTATACGGGTGATTTTAATTTACTAACAAAAATAAATATTACCGATTTTGATGTGTATATAAAACCACAAGGACAATTAACTTTTGATTTTTATGGTAGTGATGTTTCATTAATACAAGTCAATACCAACGATACTTTAAGACTTGTTGTTACAAGTAGACCCGATGCAACATTACCATCAACATTCAATTACGCAATCAAATTGTTTGGTGTAAATTATGATGTTCCACCACAACCAAACTCAAATGGGAATCCCCACTCATGATTCACCATAAATGTCTTTTTTAGTTTGACATTTTTCTTTAATCAAATTTTCCAAAAATCTATACATCTTAATACCGTGTTTTTCACAGTATTTCTTTAAAATATCGTGTGACTCTATTGATATCTTCAAATTCTTTATTTTCTTTTCCATAGGTAGAATAAAGGCAGAAAATAATCTGCCCATATTATAAATAGATGGCGTAAAGTAAAGTTTTTCTTAAATCTGTTAATATTTATCTATAAAATAAATAAAACTGAATAACTAAAACAAAATGGCAGTATCAAATAAAGTATTCGTATCTCCTGGTGTATACACATCAGAGAGAGACCTTAGCTTCGTAGCTCAAAGTGTGGGGGTAACCACTCTTGGTCTTGTTGGGGAGACATTAACAGGTCCGGCTTTCGAACCAATCTTCATTACAAATTATAATGATTTTGAATCATATTTCGGTGGAACCATCCCCGAAAAATTTGTAAACACTCAAATCCCAAAATATGAGTTGGCTTATATAGCAAAATCATACCTTCAACAATCTAACCAATTGTTTGTAACAAGGGTGTTGGGTTTATCTGGTTATGATGCGGGTTCATCTTGGTCAATCACAACAATTGCCAATGTTGACGGAAGTACTGTGGGTCTTAGTGTATCAACAGGTACAACATACTCTGTTACCTTTACGGGAACAACAGGTGGAACTGCTATTACATATACTTCATCATTCCCATCTATAATCCAAACAGGAAATACATACACACAATATAATGGTGGTGTATCAACAATTACTACGGATTTATATAATCAAATTCAAACAATCATTAATAACTCAGGAACTACTTCAGGAGCATCGGCATACATTTTTGGAACCGTGTCAACATCTGATTATAATTCGTTATTACCAGGATATACCGCTCAGACAAACGTTTATAATGTGTCTGGACTTTCTGTTTATGATGCTGACTTTACATCACCAAGTGATGATACTTGGTATTACGCAAACTTTGATATTACAACAGGAGATACTTATACAGGATATTCTTTCTTTAACGTAGTATCCGCAATGACTGATTTAGGTTCTGGTAACTATTCAGGAACTATCACAGGTAAAACTTATACATACTCAGGTACTGCATATGAAGGTTGGAATGATGTTGTTGTTGCAACTTTACGTTCAAGAGGTGTTTCGTTGTTTACATCAGACTATCATGGTCCACAATATCAAATTACAGGAACAACTGATGTTATTATAGATAATTCAGGTTCTTATTCAGGAATTTCTCAAAACCCATTCGCACAATTTGCGATTTCAGGTTATACTGACAACGCTGAAACACCAGATTCGTTCTCGTTTGTTGCGTCTATGAATAGTAACGACACAAATTATATTACAAAAGTATTTGGTATTTCTAACTTCGGTAAAAATAGAGTTGAAACACCATTGTTTGTTGAAGAACAATTCCAAACAATGTTGACTTATGGTTATAACAAAGGTTACATCAGAGGTATTAACTCATCGTTAATTAGTTTACCAGGTTTAAGAAACCCTGTAACTACAGGTACAATTGCTAACTACTTGGAACAATACCAATCACCTGAATCACCGTGGGTTGTATCTGAACTTAATGGTTCTACAGTTGAAAGATTGTTTAAGTTTTATTCAATTGCTGATGGTAATAGCGCAAACACTCAAATTAAAATTTCAATCCAAAATATTTCATTTAACAACTTAAGTTTTGACATTGCGGTTCGTGATTTCTTTGATACAGATGCTAATCCTGTTGTTATAGAAAAATACACAAATTGTACTATGGACCCAACAAACAATAACTATGTTGGTGTTAAAATTGGTACTAGTGATGGAGAATACTCATTGAATTCTAAGTACATAATGTTGGAGATGAACACTGAAGCAAATCCTGAAAGTGTACCTTGTGGTTTTGAAGGATATGTTATTAGAACATACGGTTCAGCAACTTCTCCATTCCCAGTTTATAAAGTGGCATACAACTTCCCAGGTGAAGTAATTTACAACCCACCATTTGGTATTGTTACAAACCCACCATTCTCATATACAGGTTTTGATAACAAAGCGGTATCTGGCGGTGATAAAGTAAGAAGTACTTATTTGGGTATTTCATCTCAAATTGGTTATGACCCATTATTCTTTGAATATAAAGGTAAACAAAAACCTCTTGATTTATGTGTTGAAGGTGATGCTTTACCTTGGGATACTGTAACTAAAGGATTCCACATGGATTCGGGAGCAACAGTTGTAAATATTGCTTATGGTACTACTTCAGGAACACCAGCGTTTGATTGTGGGGTTGCTTCATTCCAATCTGACCCTGAAACACCCGCAAATCCATACTTCCAAATCCAAGCAAGAAAATTCACATTATTATTACAAGGTGGATTTGATGGTTGGGATATTTATAGTGAAAGTAGAACAAATACAGATAGATTTATATTAGGTGGTAGTGGATACCAAGCGGGAGCTTGTCCAACTACAAGATACCCTAACGCAACTGGTTGGGGAGCTTTCAAACCAATTGCTATTAGTAACTTTACAGATTATTCAAATACTGACTACTACGCATACTTGTTAGGTATTAATACTTTCGCAAACCCTGAAGCGGTTAACATAAATGTATTTGCAACACCTGGTATTGATTATGTTAATAACTCAAACTTGGTTGAGGATTCAATTTCTATGGTAACATTTGATAGAGCGGATTCAATCTACATTTGTACAACACCTGATACAGCAATGTTTGTACCAGTAACAAATATAGCTGATTTCATCTACCCAACAGAAGCGGTTAATAACTTAGATAATACAGGAATTGATTCTAACTACACAGCAACTTATTACCCATGGATTTTGGTAAGAGATACTGTAAATAACACACAAATTTACATACCACCAACAAATGAAGTTTGTAGAAACTTAGCGTTGACTGATAACATTTCGTTCCCATGGTTCGCAACTGCGGGTTACACAAGAGGTTTGGTAAATGCTGTTAAAGCACGTAAGAAGCTTACACAAGAAGATAGAGATACTTTGTACCAAGGTAGAATTAACCCTATCGCAACTTTCTCAGATGTTGGAACTGTAATTTGGGGTAATAAAACATTACAAATTGCTGACACAGCACTTAACAGAATTAACGTAAGAAGATTGTTATTACAAGCTCGTAAGTTAATTTCAGCGGTGGCGGTAAGATTATTGTTTGAACAAAACGACGCTAAGGTAAGACAAGACTTCTTGGATTCAGTTAACCCTATCTTGGACGCTATTAGAAGAGACAGAGGTTTATATGATTTCCGTGTTACTGTAAGTAATTCACCTGAAGATTTAGACAGAAATACTATGTCGGGTAAAATTTACTTGAAACCAACAAAAGCGTTGGAATTCATTGACATTGAATTCTTAATAACTCCAACAGGAGCGTCATTTGAAAATATTTAATCTTTAAATGATTAGAAAAAAAATACTAAATCCAACATCATCATTACTTGAAGGTTTTGATGATGTTGGTACGCCTGACATGAAATATTATGCCTTTGATTGGGATGATAATATCATGATGATGCCAACAAAAATTATTGTTAAAGATGAAAATGACAATGAAGTTGGTATGTCTACAGAAGATTTTGCAGAATATAGAAGTGAAATTGGTGTAGAACCATTTGATTACAAAGGTAGTAAAATAGTTGGATATTCTGACGAACCTTTTCGTAATTTTAGAACGGGTGGTGATAAACAATTTAAAATTGATACCATGAAAGGTAAACCAGGTCCCGCTTGGTCTGATTTTGTGGAGGCAATCAACAACGGGTCAATTTTTTCAATAATCACCGCACGTGGACACAACCCCGAGACAATTAAAGACGCAATTTATAATCTTATTATTTCTGACCATATGGGTATTAATAAAGACTTATTAATTAAGAATCTTAGAAAATTCCGTGACCTTTCAAATATGGAGGACAANTCGGATATGGAATTAATAAAAGACTATATGGATATGAACAAATATTATCCNGTTAGTTTTGGTACAGACGCAGGAGCCGCCAACCCCGAGGAATTAAAAGTCCAAGCAATGAAAGAATTTATTTCATATGTAAAAGGACAGGCTAAAGAAATGGGTAAAAAATTATATGTTAAAGATGATGTGAAAAATAAATTTGTGCCTAGTATTGGTTTTTCAGATGATGACTTAAAGAATGTAGAAGTAATGAAGAAGAGTTTTAAAGATGAACCAGTATTAAAGACTTATTATACTGCTGGAGGAACTAAAACCAGATACTAAAGAATCATAATTTTTAAAAAATCAAAGTAAACACAAAAATTTTCAAACAACGAGTATTTATAAATAAATAAACTAAAACAAAAAACTAAAAAAAAAATATACCATGGCTGATTTATTAATGAAAATGCCGGTTCCTTACGAACCAAAAAGAGCGAACCGATTTATACTTAGGTTTGACACAACTTTAGGTATTAATGAATGGTTCGTAGAATCATCAGGAAGACCAAGTATTGATATTAACCCTGTTGAGATACAATTTTTGAACACTTCTACATATGTAGCTGGTAGATTTAAATGGAATCCAATCTCAGTTAAATTCCGTGACCCAATTGGTCCATCAGCAACACAAGCTCTTATGGAGTGGGTTCGTTTACACGCTGAATCAGTTACAGGTCGTATGGGATATGCTGCAGGTTATAAAAAGAATGTTGACCTTGAGATGTTGGACCCAACAGGTGTTGTTGTGGAAAAATGGATTCTTGAACAATGTATGATTACAAAATCCGCTTGGGATGGTGTATCATATAGTGATGACAAATTAGCAGGATTAGACGTTACATTACAAATGGACCGTTGTATCTTAGTTTACTAATTTTGTATTTTATTTTATATTGATAAATTAATTTAATATGGTATATTTAACACAGGGTCTATTCCCTGTGTTTTTTTATGGACGAAAATTTATTACAATACGCACAACAAGAATTTAATTTACCACACGATGTGGTAAAATTACCATCTGAAGGTAAATTCTACAAATCAAAGAAAAAATCTGTTAAGGTTGGTTATTTGACCGCCGCAGATGAGAATATCATTATGGGTTCAAATACCGATGATATGATTATGACATTAGTTCGTTCAAAATTGTACGAACCAGATTTAAAACCTGATGAAATGTTAAATGGAGATATTGAAGCAATTTTAATATTTTTAAGAAATACTTCTTTTGGACCTGAATATAAAATCAGTATTAACGACCCTGAGACTGGAAAAAGATTTTCTGCCGATATATTGTTGGACGAATTAGATTTTAGAAAACCATCTACAGACCCCAACGAAGATGGTACTTTTGATGTTGTTTTACCAAAGTCACAAGCAACCGTTAAATTAAAACCACTTCTATATAAAGAAATTCAAGAAATTAGTAAGGTGGCTGATTCATATCCCGCTGGAAGAGTCGCTCCAAGAGTTACAATGAAACTTCAAAAACAAATTGTATCTGTTAATGGTGACACAACACAGTCAACTATTATTAAGTTTGTTGAAGGATTACCAATTATGGATTCAAAATTCATTAGAAAATTTATTGATGAAAATGAACCAAGATTAGATTTAACTAAAACAGTTATAGCCCCGTCAGGAAACAAGGTAGATGTTGAAATCGCCTTTGGGGTGGAGTTTTTTCGGGTTTTCTTCTGAATATAGGAAATTTCAATTAGACGAATTTTTTATTCTGAGCCGAGATTTACATATGTCTTGGACAGATTTTCAAAAAATGCCAACATATGCTCGTAGGTATATGGTGGACAAATTAATAGAATCTTATCAAAAATAAGTTTTATTCTATTTATTAGAATATGCAAGCATCTCCACCACCAGGTAATCCCCCAAATAATAGTACAGCGTCTTCACAGGCGGCTCAAGATGTTATCAGTGATTTTACAAAAAAAATTGATGAGGGTTATTCTAAATTAGCAGATAGAACCAAATTTTTAGTAAGAGAATTTGATATAATGTCGGCAGACATTTCTAAAACTTTTGGTCAAACCCAAATGGCCATTAAAGGTTTAGCTGTTGAATTAGCGGTTGCGACACCATTGGTTATAGGTTTAGGTGGAAGGTTAACAGATGTACAGAATATTCAAAGAGGAATTGCCGATAGTTTAAATACAAATGTAATAACTCTTGGAGAAACTGTAGGTGATTTATATGCTGCGGGACAGGCAGTTGGAATAGACTCAAATGAAATTGGTAAGATGGTTGCTGATTTCAAAGACGCTGGAGTTCAAACAGGAAAAATCAAAGAAAACATTCAACTAACTGTTGATACCGCAAGAAAAGTTGGTGTTAACACAAGTGCAGTATTTAAACTTGTCCAAGACAATTTAAGTAATATAAACAAATTTGGTTTTGAAAACGGTGTTGCTGGTTTGGCTAAAATGTCGGCACAAGCGGCAGGATTACGTATCAATATGAATCAAATTTTTGATTTTGCGGCGAGTGTATTTGACCCTGAAGGTGCTGTTGATATGGTATCAACCTTCCAAAGGTTAGGTGTTGCTGCTGGTGATTTAGCGGACCCATTTAGATTAATGTATTTAGCATCTGAAGATGCGGGAGAACTACAGAATCAAGTTGTTAAGATGACCGAAAAATTTACATTTTTTAACGAAAAAACAAAACAATTTGAAGTTTTTCCAAATGCAAAACGTGATTTAAGGGAGATTGCAAAGCAAACTGGTATTGCGTATGAAGAATTAGTTAAGATGTCTGTAGGTCAACAAAAGTTGAACAAAATTAGAGGCGAATTCAAAACAAACTCAATGGATGAAGAATCCAAACAATTTATTGCTAATGTAGCCGAATATAACAAAGACAAGGGTGGATTTACAGTTAAAGTTGGGGGAATGGATAAATTGGTTTCTGAAATTAATCCTGCGGACCTTGATGAAATAAAAAAATCACAAGAAACCGTTACTGTTGAAGAAATTGCAAAGGCTCAATTAGATACTGAAAAGTTACAACTTGCAGCTATAAATAGGTTAGTTGATAGTGTCGCAGCACCAATAGCGGGTTCAAAAGCTCCAAGAGAACTGAGAGAATTTGGTCGTGGTGTTACACAAGTTGGAATGGCGGCAACCGATAAAACAATTGGAAACCAAAGAGGGGCTATAGCATCTATTGATAAATTTTATGATGAGACGGGTAAAAGTATTCTTGATTTATTAAAAGGGGAAGGAGGTCCTGCGAAAATTGCTGAAGTTTTTAAAAATGCTGGTGCGGATGTACAACAAAGTTTTTCTAACATAAAACAATCAATCACAAGTATTGATTTTAAAGCCGCTATTCAACCATATGTTAGTTCAGGAAATAAAATTGCTGAAGCAGCAGATTTGGCGGTTACGGGACTTAAAAAATTGGCAGCAAAAGCCACCGCATCAGGAACAATGACAAATAAAGCGGACGCAAACCAATCACAATCATCAAATAATCAAACAATAAAAGTTGAAGATATTAATTATAAAGGTGCGATTGAAATTAAAGTTACAACACCAAATGGAAATACTAGTAATTTAACTGACACCCAAGTGTATGATTTATTTAAAAACGAAACATTTATTAAACAAATTAATAAAATGATTAGTGATGGTAGTGTCAAGGGTCCATATAGTTCTGTTCCAAACAACACCGGATAAATTAAATAAAAAAATAAAGGCGCGTCTATTTATAGATGATACAACAACATGCCAAGTAAATTAACCTTTATTGAAACACAATTCGTAAGAAATTCATTATTGGTAAGGAATTTAAAACCTTATGCGAAACCTGGTGTGTATACTCCTGTAGGTGTATCGGGTGTTGATGAATATATTAGAAGTGATTATTCGGTTATTGATTCTCCTGATGCATTAATTGATGCTGACCCATATGCCGACAAATTATATACAAACAATACGTTTGGTCCTTTAGGTGGGTATAATAAAAATATTGATGGTTTAATTAATACACAACAAACATTATCAAACCAAGGTCCTTATACTCAAACACCACCATATACCGAAGCATTACAATTATACTCAGTATCGTTCCAAAAAAGACAATACATTAAAAATGTTTATTCGCCAGGAAACCAATACACCTATTATGACATGGGTGATGTTATTAAAGTACAGAAAAACGCCACTTATTGGGACCCACCAAGTTTTAGACCATCATCATATTCACCATTTTCAGTTTTATTACAAGCCGACCCCGTTGGTGATAATGGCCCCGCTAGTGATGATTCAGAATTGGCTAGATTAGGTATTAAAGGAGCAAAGCAATCTTTTCAATATAGAGTAGACCAAAATGTTAGAACTGAGACACTAGGTAGAGTAAATATATTAAATGGTGTTCAAGACCCCGTTAATTTATCTTTAATCTTAGCAGGAAAAAAACCTTTAATTTATAGAGATTGGAAAATTACATCAGGTGGTGGAAATATTTTATCACAAGGTCAAGATATTGTCCAACGTATTGCTGGTTTTACATTACCATTTTCACCAATACCGGGAAGTTATTACGAAGCTCGTGATATCAACTCAACCCAATCGGCGGTTAAGGCGGCTGGTAATGGAAAACGAGGTGGATTATTTGGTTTATTTGGTTCAAGACCAACATCACCATCTCAAGTATTTTTAGATTATACAGGTTCAGGTCAAAGAGCTCAATTGACTCAGAACTTAGATATGAACAGATTCCGTCCACAATACAATACAGGTGGAACAGGAATTTTATCGGCACTTGGAAACGCAATTACAGGTGCAATTGCTAACAACGCCAGTCAAGGAACTTATTATGTGGGTAGTCCTGAAAGGGAACCCGGATATTTAACATCTCCTCCAGGTCAAGTACCTATTGACCCATTTGGGGCTCAAGTATTGGCACCTGTTTATGGTCCTGATGTTTTAGGGAAAGAATATGAAGGTGTTGACAAAGACTTTAAATTTGGTTTGGCTGGTAAACCATTTGTTGATGACGGCAGTATTGTTGGTGGTTTTAGTTGGGTGAGTCAAAAATGGGCACCAAACGCAGGTAGGTATCAAAAACCTGGTGGAGATTACGGAACAGAAGACCCGGCATATCCATCAATATCAAATCAATTTACAGCAACTGAATCAGTAAACTATGAATTCAAACCAGGTTCAATTTTAGATGATACTCAAAGATTAATTGATTCACAACCAAATTCAGGAGCCAGATTTGGACACGTAGGTAACGCAATTAGTCAAACATCAAAAGTTTTCTTTGATGGTTATAAAGAAATTACAAAAGGTTCTCAGATTGTTAGATATTCTGATGGACAAGCCAATGTGGGTATTGAATATTGTCGTGTTTTTACTAAAGACACACCATATTATACTTTTAACAACTTACAAAAGAAAGACGGAAATATTCGTAAGTTTTCATACTCCGTAATGGACTCTACTTTCAACATTAATATCGCACCTGAAAAAGGTGGAGATAGTGTTGTTAATGGTAAAGTTAAAAAATACATGTTCTCAATTGAAAACTTGGCTTGGAGAACAGGATATAGAGCGGGATATAGAGTTGATGATTTACCCGCTTGTGAAAAAGGACCTAATGGTGGTAGAGTAATGTGGTTTCCACCATATGATTTATCATTTACTGAGGATACAAGACCATCATTTAACGAGACTACCTTCTTGGGTAGACCCGAACCAATTTATACCTATAAAAACACTTCTCGTAGTGGTACATTGAAATGGAAGATGATTGTTGACCATCCGTCAATTCTAAATCTTATTGTTAATAAGGTGTTAGCAAATGAAGGTGATAGACAAAAAGTAGATTCTATTGTTGATTCGTTTTTTGCTGGTTGTAAAAAATATGATTTATATGAACTTGCTAAAATTTATAACACAGTTCCATTAACTGATTTACAGGCTTGGCAAGAAATAATTACTAATCCAAACGCAACAAATACAGATATTGTTGATGCTTCAAAAGCAACCAATTCCGTAGCCACAAACTCATTACAGGATGGGGGAACAACAGATGATGCTACAGGAAACCCAACATTAAACGAATATAATGGTTTTGGGTTTTATTTTGATAATGATATACCAAGCCCAACATCAGTGGCTTTTCAAACAACATACGCTAACTATACATCAGCGTCTAATAAACAAGTATATAATAACAACTCAAAAGACAAACAGGTTACAACCCAATTTTTTGATGGTGTTATTGAAGAAAACTATACAAGATTAAAAGAAATGGCTCAAAAAATGTATAATATTTTGAGTCAAAAACAAGCTTCTAGTATTTTAGTTACTTTGGAGGCAAGTGCATCACCATCGTCATCTATTGATTATAACGATAAGTTGTCTGTTAGAAGAGGTGAATCTGTAGTTGAATTCTTTAAAACTTATAGTTTTGGTGCGAATAATAATTCGTTAGGTCAATTTATTGGTTCAACATTAGTATTCAATACTATTGCAAAAGGTGAAGTTGCAAGTGTAACCCCAAGAGGTAAACAAAGTTACAGTACTTACGATTGTAAAGACGAAGCTCTTAATAATGAAAAGTATACAACAAGAGCAATGGCTTGTAGAGCAGTATTATTAAAAAATGTTGAAATTAAACCAATTGAAAAGAACTCAGAACCAAGCTCAACAGCCGCTGAAAATAGTGCAGCAAACAACGCCGCTGGAAAACCAAACACAGGACAAAAACCAGGTCAAACTAATACTGTTGTAAATCAACAACCACAAAAAGATTTATATAAAGGAGCTTCCAAAAAATTATTAAGATATTTGTTAAATGAGTGTGATTATTTTGAAGTTTTAAAGGCTGAAAATCCATTTATTTATGATTCAATTAAAGAAAAAATTAAATATTTCCAACCAGCATTTCACTCAACAACGCCTGAGGGACTTAACTCACGTTTAACTTTCCTACAACAATGTATGAGACCTGGTGAAACAATCCCAACAATTGGTACCAATGGTGAAAAACTTTATAATGATGCGTTAAACACATCGTTTGGAGCACCACCAATCATGGTATTACGTATTGGAGATTTTTATAACACTAAAATTGTTCCAACATCTTTAAGTTTTACATATGATAAAACATTTGATATGAACCCTGAAGGTATTGGTTTCCAACCTATGATTGTTGATGTCAATTTAAGTTTTAATTTTGTTGGAGGTTCAGGATTGGCGGCACCAATTGATACATTACAAAACGCATTATCATTCAACTATTATGCTAATACTGAGATGTATGATGAAAGAGCCGAAGCAACTGAAGATACAAGTAAACTTGATAAACAAATTATCCAAGCGTTAACTCAAAATCCACCAACTGTTGGTGTCGCCAACATTCAAAATGATAAAACAAATGATGGTGGAAATACTATTGGTGTTTCAACATTTACGGGTTTAACGGATAGTGGACAAACAGGAACTATTGAATATGCAACATTTACCAACAAATTTGTTGATAAAACTAAAGCGTATTATAATGGTGTTATGAATACCATGAATAGTGCTTTATTAAACTATAATTATGGTATGTTGGCAATATTAAATTATGGTGGTGATAATCAAGGATATAACACGGGTTCATTTAATTCCGCAACATCAACAACTACTTTAATTTATGGTAAACCAATTAATACTCAAAAATATGTTGACGAAGCATTTAAAGCATTGTTAAAAGATGTTGACGATGATAACTTACCAATATTCACATCAGGTGAATTTACAAAATCTGTAATTACAACGGCTCAAAAAAGATTGTTCAAGAAAAACTATTCAAATTTTGTTAAAACTTACAGAAGTAGTTTTTTAAATACAATTACCTCTGATGTAAATACTTTAACAGAACTACAACAAGATTATGTTTATAATGTTGATAGAATGAATTTTGTTGCTAGTGGAACTACAACAGGACATGACGGTAAATTAAATGATAAAAATATTGCAATTATTTATATAACAACGGGTCAAACAGAAACTGTTAATGGAACTCCAATAGATACTTTAACATCCCTTAGAAATGATTATACTTCTATAGCAACTAATAACAATCAATTTTTAACTGATTTAACCGCAGCACAATTATATGTAACTAGTTCCTATAAACCAAATGAACCTGGCGTTTTTACACCACCAACAGGATATGAATTTTTATCAACACCAGAAAAAACAAGAGAATATTTATTAATGTCAAGAGCCATAACAATTGAATCAGCAAAAGATAATTTCTTAAACGCACTACAAGAAGGGTTAGACGTTTATACCAAATTCGCAGTTGAATCATATTATTTTTCAGGTCCAAATTCATTATATGTACAATGGCCAAAATTAAATCAAACAGGTCTTGCTTTAATGACAACATTCCAAACAAACACCACTGGTAAAAATTATGTTGATTATACACCACCATTTGGTACAACACAAAAAAGAGTTGTTGATTTTAGTGAAGATAGCGCAGCATCTGAAGACCTTAAAAAACAATTACAAAATCTTTACGCAAATAAAAACGATAGTTCAAGCATAAACCCATATAACTTCAAGAAAAAATTTAATTAATGGATGCTTATTACAACCGATATCAACAATTTTCAATTAATGGTGAACAAACTGTGGTTCCATTTATTCCACTACAGTCAAAATCATCTGACCAAAGATATATCTACAGAACTGGATTTAGTAGGTTAGACAAAGTATCCCAACAATATTATGGAACACCTTTTTTTGGTTGGTTAATATTACAAGGCAATCCTGAATATGGTGGATTAGAATGGAATATTCCAAATAATGCTATATTGACAATTCCATATCCACTCATATCTTCATTACAAGACTATAAAAATGGTTTAGACAACTATTTCTTCTATTATGGCAGATAATTTTGGTACAACGGACAATATCTACATTGAATCCGATTATGATAATATATTTTTAATTGACCCAAATAAGGTTGAGAATAGTCTTGGTCAACCAATGGATAGACCAATACATCATGAAGACCTTGTTATGTATGCCAACTTGGAAGCAAAAATGTTACCAAGAACAAAATTAGCCGTTGGTTCCGCTCTTACAGATGCAGTACAAACAACACCAATCGCATCAATTAACTTTTTAAGACCTGGTGGAAAAACAACACTGAATAACAATTATCTAAATGAAATTACTGGTTTAAACACTGTTGATGGTAAAGGTACAAACCAACCAAGTAAAACCAATGTACAACAACAAAACAAAAGTGACGATTTTTATATTAAACAAAACACAATTAACAGTGAAGATACTGGTTTATTAGGTATTGAAAGTATAAGAATTAAAAACACAAGAAGTTTAACACCAACAGTTGAAGTTGTGTTAATTGATGTTCAAGGAAGAGCATTATTTGAAAAAGGTGAAAACTCAGAATATGCCTGCTTCTTTAACTTACCGTATCCAACATTTTATTTAACATTAAAAGGGTATTATGGTAAAGCAATTAGATATCAACTTATTTTAACTAATTTTTCTGCGGCGTTTGAAGGTAATACTGGAAACTATAGAATTAGTTTAAAATTTTATTCTTACAAATATACAATTTTAGCGGAAACACAAGTTGGTGCTTTGTTTGCCGTACCGTTTATGTATACAACGGATTATAGAATTAACAATACCGCACCAAATTCTCCTGGTGTAAACGCGGCTCAAACATCTAATGGAAACCCTGATGTTACAACATCTTCAGTAAGGGTAACAAAAGGTGGTCAAACCATTAGAGATGTTTACAAAAGATATAAAGCATTAGGTTTAATTTCACCAAATCTTCCAGAACTTTCATTTCCCGAATTAAAAGCTAGATTAGAGGCGTTAGAAAAAAATTTACAACAAAGTTTTGGACAAACGGATTTTACACCACTTTCTGATTGTGATACATATTTTAAATTATTAACAAGTTTAAGAGATAGTGTGTTATCAACTGATGATACTAGTTGGTCTAAGAAATATCTTGACCAAGAAAAAATTTTTGTGTTAGACCCTAGTGTTGTTGGTGGTAAAAATGGTGTACTTACTTACATTTACAATAATAACACTAGAGCTAATTTACAATTACAAGTTAATGCGTATTCACAACTAAAACAATTAGTTGATGGATATAAAGTTGATTTGGCTAAAAATAAAACATTAAGTGACCCGGGAACATTTACAATTGATGGTAAAAAACAAACATCAAAAGTTACTAAAATTAACAATTTAACTATACAACCAACAATAATACCATCTGCACTACAAACATCTCTCCAAACAGGTTTTTCTGTTAGAGAAGTAGTTGGATTAGTTGGTTCTAATAAAGTCATGGGTGATGTGACTAACGATAGTTCTAATTTAGTTGGTTCGGACTCTGTTAGAAAAAGTATAAGTGAAAATGATATTAACTGGGCGGAAACATTTAAAATTAGATATAAAAGAGAAGCACTTAGTACAGCTGAAATTTCAGGTTTAACAGCATCGGAATCAATATTCTTTAGAACATTTTCTAATGATACTGGAAATAGTTTTATTCCACCAACCTATAATTTTGTATTTGACGGACCTGGTAACTTTTCAGACATCTTAGATAAAACATTTGAAGATTTGTCCCAACAAAAAGAAAAAATTGTTCTTGCGTTAAATGAGTTTTTATCTAAAAAAATTGAAGGTAATGATGGTTTAGGATTTAAACCAACAATGAGAAATATCATGGCAATGATATTTGCGTCCGTTGAAGCGTTTTATAGATTAATGGATGATGTACATAGTCAAGCTTGGAGTCAGAGGTTAAACCCAATTAGAAAAAATGCGGTGTTTGATAATACAAAATCTTCCGTTAGTACTGATAGTAAAGATTTAGTACAACAAACGGACCAAAACGCTTTAAAAGATATTCCAGTATATCCTTGGCCACAATATTTTGTTGAAACAAACAATCCTGATGGTGAAAGGTTTGAATTAAGATACCCAGGTGACCCGTCAGAAATATCAAAAACAAGAGCGAATGATTATAAGGTTTGGCCTGAAGTTCAATTTGTTGAAGAATATATGAAAGGATTAGCTCAAAGAGCTAGTATTAATATGGGCCCAAATGGTAGTAATAACGAAGCCAATGTTATAAGTAGAATTACTGTAAACGGTATTGAATTCCCCACAACAAACATACCGTATAGTGATTATGATAGTGTTAAATTTATTTATGAAATTTATGAGAGAGTCTTATTGGCATCATATTGGGATAGATTGTCTACATCAGGAGCAAAACAATTATCAGTATATAATACATTATCCGATTTAGAGGTTTCCAACATAAGAACAGCACTTGCTTCTACAAGTCCAAGTTTAACAAAAATATTAAAAAACTTTGCTTTTACACCACAAGGTTTCCCGTTAGCTCTTAAAAGTATTTCAAATGACGGAACTGGGCTTAGTTGGCAACAATTTACTAGAGGTGAATTTACTTCTGAGTATTTAAGAGCAATTACGGAAAATGATTACGCAATTTTAAATAGTTCGTTTATTAAATCAAAACCAACCACGAATAAAAATATTCAATCATTAACAAACATATCAAATTATATTAAATCAACATTGTCAACACAAACAAACATAATGGATGTTTATCCATTTGTTATTACTGATTGGCAAAATGAAAACTTGGCCGGTGTAAAAACATCAAAAGGTAATGTTTTTGATACAACAAAAAGTTTGTTTTTAAATGATACTCAGAGATATATTACCAATTATGAAAGTGCTGATAGTTTAAATAACAATAGACCTTTTGTTAATAATTGTTTCATTAAAACATTAACAACACCCAAACCAATATTATCCGTTGGTGGGTCGGGAAATCTTACAGGTGTAGCACCAACAGGAACTTTAGCGGCCTTTAATCAATTTTATAAAGAAAGACGTTTAAATAATAGTTTCTTGGTAACCGAAGGACCAATAAATTACCAAGCTAAAACAGGAAATGTTGATGCATTCCAAACAACATCAATGTTAAATACACCTTTCTTTATTAACGCATTACAAGATGGTGTTGATAAAGATAGAAATAATACAAATACAACCCCATATGTTTTACCGGCATATTTGTTTTTAAATTCATTACCACTTGCGACATTAAGAGAAAAATATAAAAACATTACAACAGAAGGTTTTACTGATTTAGATTATATTTTTACCACTCTAACAAAATTTGGTGGTGTACATAAATTACCATATGCTTGGATTATAAAATATGGTTCTATTTGGCACCGTTACAAAACATATGTTGAAACAAATGTAGACATTTTAGATTCTGTTTGGAAAAATGTGAATGTTGCAAATCTTTATGACCCCGATGGTTCGTCATTACAGAAACAATATACATTTACATCAACCAATGAAAATTATAATATTGTTGCTCAAGACACAATATCACAACCACCATTAGTTTTATCACAAGTACAAATGAATCTTGGATTTTATCCAAAGATTATTAATGACACATACTTTTTAGTTACTGGCCAAGAATTGTTGACGGGATACACAAATACTGATATACAAACAGCAATTAGTCAAGGATTAGTTGTTGGGGCAATACCAAACGCTCAAATATCAACACAAGCTGGATATAGTTCAACACCAAATCAAGTGTTAAAGTTTAACAATTTCTTTACCACATTTGAAACACAAAATTCACCAAAATTTAAATCAAACCAACAATATAAGACTTTGTTGATGCCAAGTTTTGGTACCATATACAACCAAGTTATTGGTGAATGTTTTACGGAAACAATAACAGGATTAATACAAACACAAGAAGTTCAAAATAATAAAGCGGTATTTAATGGTTCTGTTAGACCATTTTGGGCGGCACCTAATTTTGGATACTTTGAATTATCAAGTATTACAAAACCGGGACCAAATGAATACATGAAAGAAGTTTATCCAAATTTAGAAATACAGGATGTGGTTAAATTTGGTCAGACTTATTCTAAAATTGATGATGTTTTTGGAACGTTTAAAACAGAAATTTTAGATTCATTTGAAACTGAATTTTTAAATTTTTGTAAATCATTTACGGATTTAACATCTGAAGATTTATCAGACTCAAGTTATGCCAATAGAAACTTCCAAGGATTAATGTCACAAATGTTGTTAGTTCCAACAATCACATTAACAAGTACTTTGGATAATTATGTTGTTGATTGTGGAAATGCTCAATTAACACAAGCCAATACGGTAATACAATCTTTTGTAAATTATGATGTTGTTTTTAAATACGGAAACCCAAGTAATTTTAATAGACGTGTCTTTGGTACATTTACAACTTTGAATACAACAAACTACAATAAAGTTGTTGACCCTTATCCATATAACGCATATGTTCAAAATAGTGTTCCTGTTACAAACGGAGCCGCAACACAAATAACTTTATTACAGTCAAAAGCCGCATATCCAAACGCTTGGATTGCAATGGAAACATATGTAGGATTTGCAACAACAACAGGATTAACGTATTCAAATTCAGGAAGTTATTATACTGACTTTTTCCCAACATTAAATGTTGAGTTTACTGAAGGAAATGTTAAAAACTTTGCACCACTTATCAAAATTTTTGGTACTCAAAAATCATTAAATAATGGTATATACACAAAGACGGATTTTATAACAGCAATAAATGATTTTTACACAAATAATGATGAGTATCTAAATTATGTTTTGGGTGAATTAATGTTTGTATTGAGAAAAGAATTACCTGATTATGTAGAAACAACTGAAAAACCAATATTATCCGCTATTGACGGTATGCAACCTAAAGTAGAACTTTATGAAGCATTTAAATCATTTAACGATAAGTGGATTGCTGGAAGTGAATTTAAAGATAAAACATTATATCAAGATGTTATGTTCTTAGATAGGGCGAATAGGGATATTGGTGATAAAGTATTGGTTGATGTTTTTAAATTAAAAGATTTCTTTTCGGGAACAACATCACTTGATGCAAGGATTATTGATTTTGTAAGTAGGATTATTGCGGATAATCAATTTCAAATGATGCCATTACCGGCATATATGAATTTTTGGGGTGCGGGAGAAGTTACTCAAGGTGTTAAGCCTAAGGAAGAAAGGGCTAATGACTTAGCAAACTCGTTATTTGGTACTTTTTTAGATGTTGATTACCGAGAGTCACAACCAAAATTTGTATGTTATTATGCCGGAAAACCAAGTGAGCATTTAGATATGAGAGAAAATGCTGATTACAGATGGAGAACAGATGCCTTTGATTTATCAAGGAACTCAGATAATCCATTGATTTCAGAACTAAAAAGTACAAAAACAGATTGGGCACAATCAAATAAAGTTGTTGGATTTAATGTTGATTTTGGAATTAGAAACCAAAGTGTTTTTTATAGCATTCAACTTGACCAAAATAATGCTGCTGCAACAACAGAAGCTAACAGAGTTATTAGTGATATGAGTAACCAAGCTGGTGGTAGAAGAACAAATACTCAAAACGTTAGTTTATATAATTTATATAAAAATAGAAGTTATGAATGTAGGGTAGAATCAATGGGAAATATGATGATTCAACCTACAATGTATTTTAACTTAAGGAATGTACCAATGTTTAGAGGACCCTATATGATTCAATCTGTTGAACATACGATTAGTGCCGGTGACTTTAAAACATTTTTTAGTGGTGTTAGGATGCCAATTTATTCATTACCATTAATAACAAAACAATTGGTTTCAATTAATGCTAATTTATTGGGACAATTAGTTCAGATATTAAAAAGACAAAAAGAAACTGAAGTCGCCTCAACACAACCAACAGTAAATGTTATTACTATTGGTAATAGTGTTCAGACTAATGTTATATATTCGTCAGCATTTCAATCACAATGTCAAGCAGATATGTTATCAACAAATCCTAAATATCAAAAATTTCTTGGAATTGAAAATACACAACAATCAATATCATTTGCTGATTTGGCAAAAATAATTAGAGATAATGTTACTTTAGGTCCGGCAAGAGCGATGGTTTTATATACCGCATATGTTAATGGTCATGATGACAATTCCGTCTACACATACAATCATGATTTAGGTAATACAATATTAGGTGGTGGTAGTTTTCCACAACAAATTAGTTATGGAGGAAGAGAAAAATATTTCCAAAAACAATTTGGTTGTAAAACTAACCAAAATGGATATGCCCAACCAAGTGCTGTATTTACAACGGGTACATCCGGTGAGTCATTTACAAATTCAGTTAAATTTATTAATGACTATTATCTTAATGAACAAGTTTTATCTAAAAGTTTGTTATTTGCACCATTATTTACAACTGGAAATACCGGTTCATTAGTTTGGGATACTAAAGAAAGTTATGTTGAAAATATGTATACAGTGTGGATTAAATATTGGCCACAAAAAAGATTCCAAACAGATGACCAATACACTCAGTGGCTTAAGTCAAATAAAAACATGGCGGATACTTTTAGAACATCGGCTGAAAATGTAGTTGAATTATTATCTAAATATAAACTTGTTAACTTTAAATGATATTTATTAAGAAACTATAGTTATGAATATTAAACAACATTTAGACAATTATCTTGGTAAAAACACAAGATATACAGAAAAAAATGCCGGAAATGGATTTACCGAAGTATGTGATTTAGATACTGGTAATTGCTATACAGTTAGAGACAGAGACGGTCTTATTGAAAGAGTTGATAACACAATGAGAACAAATAAAAGAGTCCAAGTTGAAACACCACAAGGTGTTAAACAATTATTAAATGGTTAAAAAAATGGCAATTGATAAAAAAATTATTGAAGAGATTAAAAGACACAATTCTATTAATAAGTATATTGTAGAACAAGATGCCTTGGGTGATTTACCCCCACCACCTGAAGACCCTGCGGCTCCTGTAGACCCTGCAGCGGCTCCTGCGGCAGCACCTGGCGGAGACCCGACATTAGCAGCGGCACCAGCGGCACCTGAAGTCATTGATACAACAACTGATACTGAAGTTGAAAAAATTGATGGTAGTGGTAAGAGTGAAGAAAGTGACAGTGGTTCTGAAGAATTAGATATTACTGATTTAGTTAATTCACAAAAAAATGTAGAAACTAAACAACAAGAATATTTTGATATGATGTTTAAACAAATTGAAGGATTACAAACCAAGTTAAATGCTATGGATGATGTTTTCAATAAGTTAAACTCTATGGAAGAAAAGATTGAACAGTACAGACCAAAAACACCTCAAGAAAAATTAAACTTGAGAAGTCTTGATAGTGGACCATTCAATCAAAAACTTTCTGATTTTTTTGATGACAAACAAGATGATTTGGAAAAATCGGGAAAGAATGAATATGTGTTAACTTCAGATGAGGTTGAAGATATTGTACCTACAGATATTAAAAAATCATTTGATAATTATGGTGCAGAACCAACAGGAACATCCTTTAAAATGTATTGATTTTTAACAACTTTTTACTATATTGAAAGGGTCACGTTGTGGCCCTTTTTTATTTGGCGAAATAATTTGACGAACAGAAAAATAACAACTATAATTTATAAACAAACAATCTAATTAAACAAAAAACATGATGAGTTCACTTGACGCAGTACTTTCACAGTACGAAAAAAACACACAGTCTTTCGGAGACTCTAACCGAATGTCCCAAGAGGAAAGAATGAAAAAGTATTTTGCTTGTATTCTTCCACAAGGGCAATCTCAAGGACAACGTAGAGTACGTATCCTTCCTACACCCGATGGTTCTTCACCTTTCAAAGAGGTTTGGTACCATGAATTACAAGTGGGTGGTAAATGGCAAAAATTCTATGACCCAGGTAAAAATGACAATGAACGTTCACCTTTGAATGAGGTTCACGATGAGTTGATGTCTACCGGCAAAGAGTCAGACAAAGAATTGGCTAAACAATACAAATCTCGTAAATTTTACATCGTAAAGGTTATTGACCGTGATGCTGAAGACGAGGGTGTAAAGTTTTGGCGTTTCAAACACAATTACAAGAATGATGGTATTCTTGACAAAATCATTCCAATTTGGAGACAGAAAGGTGATGTAACTGATTCACAAAAAGGTAGAGACCTTATTGTACAGTTGGTTAAATCTAAAACTCCTGGTGGAAAAGATTACACAACAATCCAAACTATTATGCATGATGACCCAGCACCTCTTCATGAGACTGCTAATGTTATGGAAGAGTGGTTGAAAGATGAGTTGACATGGAATGATGTTTACTCTAAGAAACCTGTAGAATATTTGGAAGCAATCTCTCGTGGTGAAGAACCTCGTTGGGATAGTGAAACAGGTAAATACTTGTACAGTGATTCAGGAGATATGATGATGGGTGGTTCTAAATCAGCACCCGCGGCTCCTGCAGACCCACAATTATTTGACGAACCTGCTGAGGACTTACCGTTCTAATAAAACAAAACATCATGTATGGTATCATGTACGGTACCATACATGATTAATTTACAACACATATGGCAATCAAGAAAAACGATTTTAATTCAGTAAAGAAGAAATTCTCAACTTCGGCGAAGTATAAACCACAAAGATACTTTGACTTGGGTAAAGATTTCTTGGACGCTGTAGGACTACCAGGACCCGCCATAGGACACTTGAACATGTTCTTGGGTCACTCTGATACAGGTAAGACAACGGGTCTCGTAAAAGCGGCCGTATCAGCTCAGAAACAGAATATTCTTCCCGTGTTCATTATCACCGAACAGAAGTGGAGTTTTGAACACGCAAGACTTATGGGTTTTGATTGTGATGAAGTGGTTGACCCCGAAACAGGTGAATTGGATTGGGATGGATTTTTCATCTTCAACAACAACTTCTCTTATATTGAACAAATTACAGATTATATTAATAGTTTGTTGGACGCTCAAGAAAAAGGTGAATTGGAATATGATTTATTGTTCCTTTGGGATTCAGTAGGTTCAGTTCCTTGTAAGATGACCTTTGATGGTAAAGGTGGTAAACAACACAATGCTGCGGTTCTTGCCGACAAGATTGGAATGGGTATTAACCAACGTATTTCAGGTTCTCGTAAATCTGATTCAAAATATGAAAACACATTGGTGATTGTTAATCAGCCTTGGGTTGAACTTCCTGACAATCCATTTGGACAACCAAAGATTAAAGCAAAGGGTGGTGAAGCCATTTGGTTAAATTCGTCTTTGGTATTCTTATTTGGTAATCAAAAAGGTGCAGGAACAAACAAAATTTCTGCAACAAAAGACAAACGAACTGTTAAATTTGCAATCCGTACAAAAGTTTCTGTCATGAAAAACCACATCAATGGTTTGGGTTATGAAGATGGAAAAATCATCGTAACACCACACGGATTCTTGGCAGGAAAAGATGCTGCTGAAGAGAAAGTATCTATTGAACAATACAAGAAAGAAAATGCTGAGTATTGGAAAGAGATTATCGGGGCTGATGGAGATTTCAGCTTGTTTGAGGAAAAAGAAAGTGAAACAGTATAAACAATAAATTGTGAAGACACTCTTAGTAGATGGTGATAACCTATTTAAAATCGGATTCCATGGGGTCAGAGACCTCTTCGTGGAAGGAAACCATATCGGGGGTGTCTTTCATTTTATCAATACCCTCAGAAAACAAATTGATGAACACAACTACGACAAAATTATTGTCTTTTGGGACGGTGACGACAACTCAGCCGTTAGACGTAAATTATATCCTAACTACAAGTTAAACCGTAGACAAAGTATGAACGAGTTTAAACTTGAGTCATACCACACCCAAAAAGAAAGAGTAAAAGAATACCTTGAAGAATGTTTCGTTCGTCAGGTAAGAGCAATTGAATGTGAAGCGGATGATTTAATCGCCTACTATTGTCAGATTGCTAACGAAGAATCAAAAACAATATTATCGGCAGATAAAGATTACTTTCAATTGATTGATGGACACACATCAATATACTCACCAATTTCCAAAGTCACCTTTAAACTTGGTGATAAAGTTAAATTTGGTGATACCGAATTTCCACACTATAACGTATTGACACTTAAGATATTAACTGGTGATAAGTCAGACAATATCAGCGGTATATTAAGATTGGGTGAAAAAAGTGTAATAAAATACTTTCCTGAGATGCTTGATTCTATGGTTAATTATAACCATATTTTAACAAAGGCACAGGAACTTTTAGAACAAGACAAAAACAACACAACTTTAAAAAATATTGTAAGTGGAAAAACAAAAGACGGAGAATTCGGAGAATCATTCTACCAAACAAACAAAAAAATTGTGGATTTACAAAATCCGCTTATTTCTGACGAAGGTAGGGTACTTGTTGAACAATATTATGCCGACACTTTAGACCCTGAAGGTAGGGGTTACAAAAATCTAATTCGTATGATGACAGAAGATGGATTCTTCAAATATCTCGGTAAGAGTGATGATGAATTTATAAAATTTATACGACCTTTGATGAAATTGACAAGAAAAGAAAAAAGACAACACAAACAACAAATAGAAAAATAAAAAAATTATGAAAGAAACAGATGTAATTAAAATGGAGTTCTTGATTACCTTGAACAACAACATCGTAATCCAACGTTACTTTAACGTAAAAGATTACAACCCACAAGCTCGCAGTTCTATGGAACTGTATCAATATTTAAAAAACTTTGTAGAAGGGTTTGAGTACGGCCAAAAGATGCGTTCGGTTGTATACCTTTTGGAGAATAAAGATGAAATTTTTGAGAACCAAAGTATCTTGCAAACNTCAAATACTGATGGTCCTGAAACATTTAATTTTTTAATAAAGGTTGGAGAACAGACAATTTGTCATAGAATTTTGGATGCGAAATTGTTCCCACCTAAAATAAGATACACCGTAGATATACGCCAGCAAGTAAAAAGTGTATTAAAGGACTTAACTGACATTTTTTCCGATGAAAATTTTGTTACAAGTTACATGTCTTATAGCTTAAACTAATAGTATTTATCAAAACTAACAAGGGAATTTTAATTATGTCAAACAAGAATTTTGAGTATCTAGGTAACACATTTCAACTACAATTATTAAATCAGATTATCTTAGATAAAGACTTCTCACATTCTATCATTGATGTAATTGAATCCTCACACTTTGAAAACAAATATTTCAAAACACTTCTCCAATTGGTGAAGGAGTACTATGTAAAATATGATTGTACTCCATCATACGAAACACTTTCACAAATGGTGAAAAGTGAGTTCCCACAAGAGTTGATGTTGAAAATTCTAAACGACACTATCAAACAGATACAAACTGCGTCTATAGAAGGGGCATCGTTTGTACAAGAGAAATCATTGAAGTTTTGTAAACAACAAGAACTTCAAAAGGCAATCACCAAATCACAAAAAATACTTGATAGTGGAGAATTTGAAAACTATGACAAACTTGAAGAACTTGTAAGAAGTGCTCTCCAAGTAGGGGAAAATGGAAATAAGATTGAAGATGTTTTCCAAAACTTGGATGATGTTTTGAATGAAGATTTCCGTCACCCAATCCCAATGGGAATTACGGGTATTGACAAGTTATTAAAAGGCGGATTGGCAAAAGGTGAATTGGGGGTAATCTTAGCACCAACTGGTGTAGGAAAAACTACAGTTCTTACAAAAATTGCTAACTCAGCGTTTAATAATGGTTACAATGTACTTCAGTTATTCTTTGAGGACAATCCAAAAGTAATCCAACGTAAACACTTCACAATGTGGACAGGTATACCACCTGATGACCTCCCATTACACCGTGAAGAAGTTCTTGAAAAAGCACGTCAGGTCAAAGAAGAAATGACCAACAAATTGTTCTTGAAAAAATTACCTTCAGACCAATTTACAATGACTCAAATCAAGAACATGATTAGAAAGATGGTTGCTGATGGACATAAGATTGATATGATTGTTTTAGATTATATTGATTGTATTGTACCTGACAAAAATATGGGAGACGAATGGAAAAGTGAGGGTTCCGTTATGAGAGGTTACGAATCTATGTGTCATGAACTTAACGTAGTAGGATGGACCGCAACACAGGGTAACAGAAGCTCTATATCTTCTGAGGTTGTTACCACCGACCAAATGGGTGGTTCTATTAAAAAAGCACAAGTTGGACACGTTATCATTTCCGTGGCAAAAACTTTACAACAAAAAGAAATGAATTTAGCAACCATCGCAATTACCAAGTCTCGTGTGGGTAAAGATGGGGTTATCTTTGAAAACTGTAAGTTCAACAACGAATTGTTGGAAATTGATACTGAAAGTTCTGTTACCTTCTTAGGATTTGAAGAAAAGAAAGAAGAAAAGAACAGAGACAGAATCAAAGAACTTATGGAAAAAAGAAAAGAGCGAGTACAACCAAATAACTTTAATTAATAAAAAAAAATAGTATTTTAAATAAAATGGACGCATCACAAAAGATATTGTCGGACCTAACGGTTCACATGAAGTATTCAAAATTTATTCCTGAGTTGGAAAGAAGAGAAACTTGGGAAGAGCTTGTAACAAGAAACATGAATATGCACATTAAGAAATACCCCCACATCGCAAGTGAGATTGTGGACGTGTATCAATATGTGTATACTAAAAAAGTATTACCTTCAATGAGGTCAATGCAATTTGGTGGTAAACCAATTGAGATTTCTCCAAACAGAATCTACAACTGTGCTTACCTTCCTATTGACCACTTGGACGCATTCTCAGAAACAATGTTCTTGTTATTAGGTGGAACTGGAGTAGGATATTCAGTTCAAAAACATCACGTAGAAAAACTTCCTGAAATTAGAAAACCTAACCCAAATAGAACAAGAAGATTCTTGGTTGGGGATTCTATTGAAGGATGGGCTGATGCAATTAAAGTGTTAATGAAATCTTACTTTGGTGAGCATTTGTCAACACCTGAGTTTGATTTTTCAGACGTTAGACCAAAGGGGGCACAACTTGTAACATCAGGTGGTAAGGCACCGGGTCCTCAACCTTTGAAAGATTGTATTCACAAATTGAAAGGTATGTTGGACGCAAAAGAAGATGGTCAAAAATTATCATCAATTGAAGTTCACGATATGATATGTCACATTGCAGACGCAGTTCTTGCTGGTGGTATTCGCAGAGCGGCTTTGATTTCTTTATTCTCAGCTGATGACAACGAGATGATTGCTTGTAAATCAGGTTCTTGGTGGGAAACAAATCCACAAAGAGGTAGGGCTAACAATTCAGCGGCTTTGGTTAGACATAAAATTACAAAAGATTTCTTCATGGACTTGTGGAAAAGGGTTGAAGCATCAGGAGCAGGTGAACCTGGAATCTATTTCACCAATGATAAAGATTGGGGTACTAATCCATGTTGTGAGATAGCATTGAGACCAAACCAATTCTGTAACTTATGTGAGGTAAATGTTTCTGACATTGAATCACAAGAAGATTTGAACAACCGTGTTAAAGCGGCGACATTCATTGGAACACTTCAAGCAGGTTATACTGATTTCCATTACTTGAGAGACGTATGGAAACGTACAACTGAAAAAGAAGCGTTGATTGGTGTATCTATGACAGGTATCGGTTCAGGTGTTGTATTGGGTTATAACATGAAAGAAGCGGCTAAACTTGTTAAAGAAGAAAATGCAAGAGTTGCTGAGTTGATTGGTATTAACAAGTCGGCTCGTACAACTACTGTAAAACCTGCAGGGACAACATCTTTGACATTGGGAACATCTTCAGGTATCCACGCATGGCACAACGATTATTACCTTCGTAGAATCCGTGTTGGTAAGAACGAAGCAATTTACCAATACTTGGCAATGTATCACCCTGAGTTGGTTGAAGATGAATTCTTCCGTCCACACGACACGGCAGTTATTTCAGTTCCACAAAAATCTCCTGAAGGAGCAATTTTGAGAACAGAATCTCCATTCCAATTGTTGGACCGTGTTAAGAAAATCACACAAGAGTGGGTAAGACCTGGTCACAGAACTGGTTCAAACACACACAACGTATCGGCAACAATCAGTTTGAAAAACGAAGATTGGGAATTGGCAGGTGAGTGGATGTGGGAAAACCGTGACTTCTATAATGGTTTATCTGTATTACCTCATGATGGTGGAAGTTACATTCAAGCACCATTTGAAGATTGTACAAAAGAAGAGTATGAAAGATTATTCGCTAAACTTCACACAATTGACTTATCAAAAGTTGTTGAATTACAAGACAACACAGATTTGAGTGGTGAATTGGCTTGTGTTGGTGGGGCTTGTGAAATCAAGTAATATTAATAATAACGATAAAAATAAGGGGGGGAAGGTAAAACTTCTCCCTTCTTCATTTTATATAGAAGATGGAAAATATGTCTTTACCGAAGAATTCCATTTAGAAAGAGGTTCTTGTTGCGGTAATGGTTGTAGACATTGTCCTTATTTACCTAAATACAAAAAAGGAAATACAACTATATTTATAGATAATGGCTGATGGTAAAACATATGGATTAACTTTTCCTTTCGTAGAATCGTATAATGGTAAGTATTTGGACCTTTCAGATTACCCTGCTGAAGAAATTAGAAGTAATTTAATTCACTTGTTATTAACAAGAAAGGGTACTAGATATTTTTTACCTGATTTTGGTACTGGATTGTTGGAATACATTTTTGAACCTTTGGATGGACCAACTTTTAAAAACATTGAATCTGAAATAAGAGATTCTGTTGAAAAATTTATGCCTCAACTACAATTAACAAACATTAGTATATCGGCACCAACTGGTGAAGCGGCTGGAGCAACTGTAACAACCGCAGGAAATGTTGTTAATCCACAACTACAAATGACAAATCAAGATGTAACTGAGTATACAGCTACGGTAAGAATTGATTATTCTATAACTAATGACGTTTTTAATTCAAAAGATTTTATAATACTTAATATTTAACATAAATGGCTCAAAGAAGAATATCATATACCGTAAGGGATTTCCAAGCAATTCGTCAGGAATTAATTAATTACACAAAAACTTATTATCCTGAATTGATTGATAACTTCAATGATGCTTCAGTTTTTTCTGTATTCTTGGATTTAAACGCAGCCGTAGCCGACAATTTACATTATCATATAGATAGAAGTATCCAAGAAACAGTTCTTCAATATGCACAACAACGTTCATCAATCTATAACATTGCAAGAACGTATGGATTAAAAATTCCTGGTCAAAGACCATCTGTAGCTTTGGTTGATTTTTCAATTACAGTTCCGGCATTTGGTGATAAAGAAGATGAAAGATATTTGGGAACATTAAGACGTGGAAGTCAAGTTCAAGGTTCAGGTCAAGTATTTGAAACAATATATGATATTGATTTCGCATCACCATTTAATGCTGATGGTATACCAAATAGATTAAAGATACCAAATTTTGATGCCAACAACAACTTAATAAACTACACAATCACTAAAAGAGAAACTGTAGTAAATGGTATTACAAAGGTATTCAAAAGAGTTATAACTCCAAATGATGTTAGACCTTTCTTTGAATTTTTCTTACCTGAAAAAAATGTTTTAGGAGTCACATCAATAATTCAAAGAGATGGTACATCTTATTCTAACGTACCAACGGCACAAGAATTTTTAGGTGTGCAAGGTAGATGGTATGAAGTATCGGCACTTGCTGAAGATAGAGTTTTTATTGAGGACCCTACAAAACCATCAGATGACCCAGCAATTAAAGTTGGAAGATATATACAAACACAAGATAGATTTATTACAGAATACACACCTGAAGGTTTTATAAAACTTACTTTTGGTGGAGGAACAAATACTGCTGAAGACCAACTTAGAGAGTTTACAGCACTTGATGTACCGTTAAAGATTCAAAGATACCAAAACAATTCAATGTCATTGGGTAATGCTCCACAAGCAAATACAACAATGTTTATACAATATAGAATTGGTGGTGGACAAGGTACAAACTTAGGTGTTAATGTTATTACACAAATTGGTTCTGTTGATTTCTTTGTTAATGGACCTTCTGATATTATAAATAATTCTGTAATTAATTCATTAGCTTGTAATAACGTAACGGCCGCGATTGGTGGAGCAGGATATCCATCAACTGAAGAAGTTAGAAATTATGTAACGTTTAACTTTGCAGCACAAAACAGAGCGGTTACAATACATGATTACGAAGCGATTATAAGAAATATGCCGGGTCAATTTGGAGCACCCGCCAAAGTGTCTATTACTGAAAACAACAATAAAATTAATATCAATGTATTATCATATGATGCTACAGGTAATTTAACATCTGAAGTTTCACAAACTATGAAGAAAAATTTGGCGGAATATTTGTCAAATTATAGAATGATTAATGATTATGTTGTTATTGGAAGTGCTGAAGTAATTGATTTGGCGTTAGACATTTCAGTTGTTTTAGATGCCACACAAAACCAAGGAGTTGTTATTTCAAACATTGTGGATAGAGTCACCACATTCTTTAGTCCTACTGTAAGAGGTTTGGGTGAAAATATTGTACTATCAGAATTGAATAGAATATTACAAACCGAAAATGGTGTGTTAAGTGTTACAGACATTTCAGTATTTAACAAAGTCGGTGGTCAATATAGTTCAGCACAAACAGCAATGCCTTATGAAGATGTGGCAACAAAGAAAATTTCTTTAGTGGACAACACAATATTTGCAGAACCAAATCAAATTTACCAAGTCCATTTCCCAACCAAAGACATCACGGTAAGAGTTAAAAATTACCAGACAACAAACTTCTCTTGATAATTTATTTTATTCATTCTTTAACTACTATTATAAAATAGTGTATAAACTATTTATGATAGAAAGTAAAAGGAATGTCCAAAACTTATAGAATACGTACAGAAGTTGGTGTTGATAGACAAGTCAATATAGAATTAGAACAAGATTTTGACCAGTTAGAGATACTTTCTTTAAAAGTCAGAAGTGAAGATGTCTACACAAGAATGTGTGCAGACTATGGTGTAATTGTAGGTCGTGTTCTTGCCAATGGTGGATACGGTGTTCCAAATGTAAGAGTTTCTGTTTTTATTCCAATAACAGATGAAGATTTAAATGATGAAATAATTTATGATTTATATCCTTACCGAAGTCTTAATGATGTAAACGCTGATGGATATAGATATAATCTATTACCTTATGAGCAACAACATACAGGTCATATCCCAACAGGAACATTCCCAAGTAAAAATGATATTTTAACAAACCCAGCGTTGATTGAGGTTTATGACAAGTATTATAAATTCACTGTTAAATCAAATGGTAGTGGTGACTATATGATAATGGGTGTTCCAATCGGAACGTATACTGTTGTTATGGATATGGATTTGTCTGACATCGGACCATTCTCATTATCACCACAAGATTTAATCAGAATGGGTAGAGCAACCGCAGACCAATTTGACGGTGTGAACTTTAAAAGTTCAACTAACTTATTTGAACTACCACAAATCGTAACTTTAAACCAAAGTGTAAATGTACAACCATTTTGGGGACAACCAGAAATTTGTCAAATTGATATAACAAGAACTGATTTTGATTTACGTCAATCAGGTATTAATATATCTCCAACAGCCATGTTTATGGGTTCTTTGATTACAAATAGTAAAGATTATGCTTTACCAAAGAATTGTAAACCACCACAAGATTTAGGAAGTCTTTGTTCATTAGAAACCGCACCTGGAGAAATCATTGGTGTCAGACAAACCATTTTTCAAGACACCCAAGGTAGACCTATATTAGAACAAGCTCAATTTCCACAAGGGGCAAAAACAATTGATAGTGATGGAACATGGTTATTAGAAGTTCCAATGAATTTGGATTATGTAACCACTAATGAATTTGGTGAACAAGTTTTAAGTCCTGACCCAAAAATTGGTATACCAACTAGAGGAAAATATAGATTTAAAATCAAATATTCACAACCAGCCAACTTTGCAAAAGATGAAGTTAGACGAGCATATTATTTAGTACCAAATATTAAAGAATATGGTTGGGGTACTGCAAATCCATACGATGACCCAATTTATAAACCTGACAGTAATGTGGGTTATCAAGAGTTAATAGGTTCTTATTATTTTGGTTTAGATTGGAGTGGATATACTAACGCACAAGATGCTATTGATTGTAAAGATACATTCTATGAGTTTCAATATAATAAAGTCTATACGGTATCACAATTAATTGATGAATATAAAAAAGGTACTAATAGAAAAAAGTTTATTGGTATTAAAGAAATTACTAATACTGAATGTGAAAGTGAAAATAATAGATTTCCGGCAACAGATGGGTTAAGACAAAATTTTAGTATAATACCAACCTTAGTGACGTATTTGTTATATACAGCATCATTAACAATTATGATTTTATTACCTATTGTCCATGTGTTAGCATTAATATGGCCAATTATAAGTGTATTATTAAAAGTTGTGTTTGGAACAATTTTGACAATTGTTTCAGTTATTTGTAAAGCGATTAATAAACTGCGTGGTGCTGATAATCAAATAAATTGCCCAAAACCATACAATTTTCAAAATCTTTTTAAAGAATTAACAAATCCATTTAGTAAAATAACATTACCAAATTTAACATATCCTGAATGTCAGTTTTGTGAATGTAAACAAGAACCTGTACCACAAGACAATGATGAGTTAACAGCAATTCAAGAAGCCGCGGCACAAAATTCATTATCATTAAATGCCGATTTTTTTGTGTATGACAATTGGAATCCAAATCAATCTAATGTAACAGAACACCAAGAAGTTTTTGCGGGTAAAGGATTTAATACTGAAAGTGTTAGAGTCCCAATTAGAAAAAATGATAATAATGATTTTGATTTTATTGATAAATTACCACCATGGGAAATTATCAACAAGTATAATTTAAAATCAAAATATTTTGATACTGACCCCTACGCTGGTTCAAACAGAATTAAAGTACAAGTAGAACCAAAGTACAATTCAAATACAAATCACTTTGATAATATCATGGCGGTATTTGTTGACCCAGATGTTCAAAATACTTTTATTTCGGGGCAACTATTATCTTTCCAAGAGTTGACCAAATCAACTGACCCAAATACAAGTGGTGCGACTTCAACACCTGAAACAGGGATAACAGGAACAACAAACGTTGGTAAAAGTGTAACGATGACATTTGCCAATCCAACATCACCAAATTTATCAAATAGTACTGTAACATATAATTTCCCGACAGTACCAAATGAAACTAAATCTTACAAGTTCCCAACGGACATTGAATATTTCCAAGTTATTACTGGTGTTACTTACAATGATTTTGTATCTCAAAACGCGGCATATGCTAAAGGAACTACAACTTGTAACTACCTTAATTATACTGTAACAAATCAAACTACAAATCCAATCACCATTAATTATACGGATTACAATGGAACTTCACAAACAGCAACAATTGGTATTGTTGTGGACCAAGACACAAATACAACTTATGGTGCGACTGAAAATATATGTGCTTGTGAAAATAGTTTAAGTTCAACAAAAAAATTCAGTATAGATAATATAAATTCTTGTTCAGTTCCAGCACCTGCTGGTTCGGTCTTACCAGGAAATTTATTAACTCAATTATATCAAAAAATTGAACTTTTTAAAAATGATGGTAAAGACGGTCATGATTTTTATGATTCATATATTGGACAATGGATTGGTGGTGAAATTAGTTTAGTCTTTATGGTTAGGGGTGTTGACCCACACAGTGGACGTAAATCAATCAAATATGATTTATCAAGAATTTTTGGTTATAGTAGTTACGGTCAAAAAGTGATTAGTGGTGATTTTTACATGAACGTTCCCGTCCAACAAGGTTTAAAGACCGTAAGAAATGCAGAATTAACAAGTAACTTACAATCCAATTCAAATGGATATTTGTATTTCAACTCTTTTCAATACACCGCTGGTACTCAATATAGTGCTTATACCACTACACTTCAAAATTATTATTCAGCATTAGACCTTAACCGAGTTGATAAATATAAAATCAACTCTGATAATGAGGATAGCTTATTAACAACTGCGATGGTGTATAATGGTGGAAGTGGACAATTGGTTGCAAACAGTAGTACTGAAGGTTATATACAAGGTGAATATATTGAAGGTGGTTCGTTTATATGGGCAGAAAAGGCTAAGGGATTAAGTAAAATTAAAAAAGATAAAAACGGTAATGATAATAATAATACAAGACCGTGGTTATATTTTGCACCATCTTATGGTAATGGAGGACTCGGTAAAATGGTTGTGTATAGTCAAAAAATGGTTATGAGGTCAGATAGATTACCTGTTGGTACTATATTTGATGGTAGTGCTAATAACTACTTTGCTTGGCAAGCATCAAACGCATTACCTTATACCTTTGTCGATGATAATGGTACATCTAATACCCAACTTGTTGTACCATCATTTGATTTTAGTGACCCAACAGCAAATCCTGATTTAGTAACAGGTGCGACATTTAATGCTATCGCCAATTCATTTACCTGTAATGGTATGGTTGATTTGTCTTGTTATCAAGGTGACGGTAGAAATTTTACTGCATTACCCGCAACCAATGAATGTAATACTAATACTAAAAAGGGAGATAAAGTTGTTGTTAAGGGTTGTTACATATTAGTAAACAAACCAATTGGTACCCTCTTTGGTAGGAACAATGATTATTCATTAATTATAGAATGGATTGGAAGACTTAGATTAATGATTGCAGTATGTCAAGGAACTTTTTCACATACGTTTGTAAACTCTTGGATAAATGGAACATTGTTTGCGTTCCCATTCCAAAATGCTGTTAGATTTAATGCTAAGAATGAGCCAATTGTTAGAACAGTTGTTTTAAATAAAGCCTTTTATAATTTTTGTGCCGATACAATAGTGTACGAACCACAATCTAATAATTTTTATTATCGTTCAAGTCCATGGGATGGTCAAAATTTTATAGGTCAATACCCACCATCAGGACTATTTAATTCACCAGTGAATGATAGAAACTTATTATACCCAACTACAATTATGGATTTGGGTCCAAAATTTATTTGGAGTAAAGATGTAAACAAAAGTCCAAATTACTTTGGATATCAAATGGATAGGTTCAATGCAACATCTTGGAACAATGTGTCTGATTTATTGCAATTATTTATAATATCAAGAATATCAAACTCTAACCTATTAAAATCAACCAAAACAGGTTTAGACACATCAATTTCTGCATTTTTCAGTAGACCCCAATTAAGGGTTGATGGTGATTATGCTCAGATGTTACAAATCAATTCACAGTATGGTATTGTACCATATACTGCGGATAATTATTTTGATGACCCTGCAACAACAACTGACAATGTTGTTTACGTGTCTGTTGATAATCAAAAAAATTCGGTATTTGGTATTTTTTATAGTGGGTATACTGAAGAAAGGGATTTAATTTCACCACGTAGAATAGACAGAACATTTACTGGAAATACATTAATTGCTGATTATTTAGGAACCAAATCACAAGAAGTTCCATTTTATAGATGGTCAAATACAGCATATATTGATGGTCAACCGTCCATTTTTGGTAACGAGGAAAACAATTGGTATACAGAAGGTAATGCTTACAAAGAAAAATATCAAAATTTAGATAGAATGTTAAACCCAATGTTCATTGGAGGAAACAATCAAATTCAAAACAGAAAAGGTTACATTTACCAAACAAATAGTTTGGGACAATATTCCCAATCACCGGCACTTGGTAATAATAATGAAACTATAACAAGTGCACCATGGTATTTTTATTTCGGTTTAAAGAAAGGTTCGTCTGCCATGGATAAATTTACAAAATTATATATTAAATCAGAAGAATGAGCGAAAGTAATTACATAGTAGTTAAACCTGATTTGAGGTATAAGTCGGCACCCGATGCAGATTTATCTTTTGTAACAGAATTAAATCAAACACAATCACAAGTAATTGATTATGATAGAACTGTTAATGTTAATTTAGCAACATTGTTTGATGCTGAAAGGCAAAAATCTGTATTGTTTAGACCAACAGTTAAGTTATCATATATCTACAAAAATAACTTGGTAGGTTATAGTAATTACAAACCGTATAGAGATAATTTATATTATATTAATCCCGAGTTGTCTGTAATCAATGGGATATGGAGTGGATTACCAACATATCAAGAATTTGAATTTATTAGAACAGATGTGGAATCAACCCAATTAAATTTTGTTGCAAAAAGTGCGTCAACATATAATTGGAATGTTGTTTTATCCTATCCATATGAAAATGACTATACGGTACCAATGCAATATTACTTTTCAAATGGTCAGTCATTAACACCATGGGTATCAGGGGATGGAATACCATTTAAAATATCTCAAGGAACTGAAAATGGAACACCGTTAATTCAGTTTACTTGCCCTGTTCCACACGGGTTATCTGTTAATGAATATGTTGAATTGTCATTTAATTATAGTGGTGTTAACACATTCCAAGTTTCTTATTTGGGTGATAATACAATTGGTTCAGATGAATATATTTTTAGTATATACAATGTTGGATTTACGGGTTCAACATTTAATAGTGGTAATCAAGGATTCTTTAAACGAATCATAGACATTAATAATTCTGGTGAAACAAAATCAAAATATTATGTTAGATTACATAAGATTATTAGTAATCCACATGATTCAATCATTACAAGAAACGGATTTGAATTGAATCCATTTAGTGATGGTTCATTTTATCAATTTTCTTCATTAACACCAAACAATGTTGGAAGGGTTGTTAATTATCAAAGCTCAAACACATATAATATTACCATGGCTCGTGATTTGGAAGTTACAAATCAAGTTGATAATAATAAAAAACCTTTAACACAAGTGTTTGCAACATTTCAAAACGTTGGATACTTTGGTTGGTTCAATCAATTAAGAAGAGGTTGGGGATTTAATATGGTGCCAAAGACAACAAACCCGTGGTGGGCAACAACAAATCCAACATCATTAGAAAATAACACAACATCAGGATACACAAAAACACAAAATGGTGTTCCTTATAATTTTACGGTTAATCTACCAAGATATAGTGGGGATACAATGTATGGTGATTGGTGTGAGTGGAATGAAAGTAATCAATCAGAAAGGGTTATTTCAAACTACATGAATAAAATGACCTATTACCAAAAAGCGTTTGATATTGCACCTACCGCATCTACAAACCCAAGTGGGTTTTATTACCAAGTTCATTATCCAATTACCTTGAAAGTGTTTTCAGATTATATTGAAACTGCTGAACAAAGTGGAACTGAAGGAATTCCATATTGGGCTTACTTCAGTGATAACAACAAGTTATGGTTTTGGAGAGATATTTACGAATATGGTTATATTGACAATTTAGGTAGAGGTGTTGATTATCCATACTTGAATACTGCCCACTACCCATTCCAAGATATTACTTTCAGATTATATCCTGAAGGTGCGTCATTTGACATAACAGATTTGTACCAAATTGTACCAGACCCTATAATAGATGGATGCGAATAAGATAAGAGTGTTGTTTAATAACCAACCAAAAGATTTGGTTATACCTCTTCAACAAGAGTGGGACTTCTATGGTCAGCAACAAGCCATTGAACAATACGAGTCAACCATTATTGAAAAAATATTAAATCAAGGGGATGATTACGAAGTTAATAGGTTTGACCATCAGTTATATGATGGAACAAAAAGTTCTTTAAACTATGATTTTTATTTAAACAATCCCGTGTTTGCGGTTAACAATTTTTGGGAAAATTCTTACTTGGCAAAATTTACTGCTGACCAAGTATATTATTATAGTCCATCATTTACAAAATCTTTTTGGAAAATAGATTTTTATGATAGTCCAACTACAAGAACACAAAAATCTTATTTTACTACAATATTACCAGTACAACAAGGAAAGTTTCAACCAACAGTTTTAAATAATACAACAGCGGTTACAATTAAAAGACCAAGTTATCAATTAGATTACATTGGTGATAAAGAAGGGTTTTTTCTTTATTGGTTGAAATCAAGACAATTCTTGAATATCAATACTTTTTATATGACGGCCAAGTTCTTTGATGGTAATACAGGACAGTTTATAAAAATGATGAAAGCACCTCAAAGTTCTTTACCAAACTATTATGATTTTCCATCTGAAGAATATTTTTACTACAAAGTAGATTTAGATTATGCAACACAAACATATCAAGTGTTTGATTACCCAAGAGGGGTACGAGCCGGAACAGTTTCAAATCCGATAAAATGGTATGAATACGTAAACCCATAATGGATACACAAGTAATGAATATCAGGGTATCACCCGAAGTCTTGAATACAATCATTCATGATGTTACTTACTCAGGTGAGACATTTGGGGTGTATTCATCTATGACCCAAACTTTAACAAGTGGTGTTAACAACACGTCAAGTTTAACAGGTCTTACAGTTCCAATTCTTTTAACACAAAATACAATTGATTTGGGTTATTACTCTGTATTTGATGGTGCAATTTCACAAATAAATGTTGTAAATAATTTTATATTTTCATCTACAACAGGAAATCCATTTACTTGGTATGTTTATAATACCGCAGATGTTGAGTTTAATGCCTACCTTCAGTTGTCAACATATTTTTTAGATTGGGGTGATGGAACACCATTACAACCAATTAATACGTACGCGCCTAATTCTATTGTTCACACGTATAATACAAACCCAAGTGAATATACAATTACATTATCACAAAATAATCCTTGGGGAAACACAACGGTATCTAAAAATATTCAAACACCATATGTTGAAGTTCCTGATTTTAATCCAAGTGGAACTGCATACTTTACACCAAATGTTGGTTCTTGGAGTGCAACACCAATATCGTACAACTATATTTTTACTGGTGACAGTGTTAATTTAGTTGAAGACCAAGTTTCATCGGCATATGTTTCAGTACCATTTACTGTTAGTGGATATACTGATTCAAGAATTAACGACTTGGCATTTTATGGTACACCAAAATTTAAATTATTAGTACCTGTTCAAAAGAATAATGTTGATTATGGTATTATTACTGAAATTAATTTAGTTTATACTGCATATACAATACAGAATGTTGATTATGTTGACTATGCTGATGGTACTACAATTTTCTTTCTTCAGTCATCGGGTTTAACCGCAGATTGGATGGTACAAGAACCCTTAGTAAAAGATGAATTATTGTTGGGTGTCATTGCTCAAGCTGAAGTCCAATCCAATATATTCATTGAACGAGGTAAAAATTCGGCGTATGAAAGAATACAAAGAATTGGTGAGGTTGATAATTTGGGAGACTTAATAAAATATGGATATTACTTTTTTAATGTTACATAAAAAAATAAAAATGGTATTTATTACTAATAGATAAAATAAAAAAATGGCTACAGGAACCTATGGTACAATAAGACCGGCAGATGTATCACCCGAAGACGTAAGTATCGTCATGAATTATACACCATCAAGAGATGTGACGGACAATTTTGTTCTAACCACTTTGGATGCGACAACAATATTAAGACCTTATTTTAATAATGCAGCAACTGGCGGAAACTCAAATGAAATCTTGGGTGGTTTATACAATCTTAGATTACCCGCAGAAACATTCACTCAATTAGGTATCTACACTCTTTATATAAGACCAGCGGAAATTAGAACAAGTATTACTGATTGTGGTGTGTTATCAGCATTACCAAACGTTAAAGGAATTGTAATTGATTTAAGTAACGTACCAAGTCAATATGTTAATAAATTTGTTGCTCAAGGACTTGTTGGATTTAGAATTGAATATTTAAACTCTGATGGTAGTAAAATACCTAACTTCTTTAGGATTGTTACTTCAAATTTTTATTGTGAGCCTGTTATTCAAAATTTAACTAATACTTTACAAAAGGCTGTTAGATATAGATATACTGAAGGTCAAACTAATTTGGTGTTTTGTACTTTATCACCAAGTTCATCACCAACAAACAAACCAAACGCCACACCATATATTGGACAACCAGCTCAGAGTATTGTATTATCAAATACTTACTTCAATCCATTAATGTTAGAGGTTCAAGTTTCTGAATATGACATTGATACATTGGGTATTGCTCTTTATGGTAATCAAACTAAATCTATGGAGGATGGTATCTACACAATCTATGATGCTCAAAACAACATTTATCAACAATTCAACTTGTATGAAATTAAAGATGACTTTAATAACTTGTTGTATGAGGTTAAAGATAATAGAGGTACAAATATTGACTTCAGTAAAAGTTATCAAAATATTACGGCTCAATAATGGCTAAAACGTTCATACCTAACACAGCGGCTTCAGGAGCCGGAACTCCCTTTGATAATATCGTAGGGTTACAAACTGTGCAAGGTGGTGGATTAACACAAGGTAATTTTGAGTTTGATTTAGGACTTTCAGAAAAAACAAATAGAACATTTAATATTGGAACGTTTCAAAATCCAGTATCATTAGAAAATTTAGATTTAGATTCAATAAACGCTTCAAGGGAGTTGTTAGCGAAAGAATATAGAGTTTATCCAAATTATGATTTATCAGTTGTAACTAATTTTACAATATTTGGTTCGTTACAAAAAAGATTTGAAGTATCAATACAAAAAATATTAAACTTTTTTCCTGCGGCAATTGAAGTTGATGCAATCTATTATGATTTTACATCAGGATTAACCGCTGAGAATATTATATATAGTTCAGTCCCAAATGAAACTGAATTTACAATTGATGTCGCAAGGATTAAAAATCCATTCAACATTGATTACTCAGTTAATTCTATAATTAATCTTCAAAACAGAGAACAAATATTTTCACCTATTAGGGATTTAACAAATAGATACCGAGATTATAGTTTGTTTGTTAATGGTAATGAATATCCAATTATTGATTTAGACCCAACAACAAGTTTATATTCTGGTAATCTTAAATTTATTGTTACAGGACAACCATTTAGTGGTGCTTCATCAACGGTAGATTCAATTTATATTAAACCAAACACATATTACACCGAAAAAGGATTTTCGGAAGATTTTGATGAGGTTGAAAAGTTCTTGTTAAATAGATTAGCGACACCACCATTTACAGCAACATTTAATGTTCCTGTTGAAACTGACTCAGGTGTTGTATCAATACAAACATCTACATTGACTTGGCCTAAAGATGGTCTTTGGAATTTAGATATTAGAACTCCATTATTTACAACTTATCTTGAGAAGTTAAATGAAATTGCGATTAATTTTGATTCATTCAAAACAAACTTAATTACCCGTTTTTTAACAACAGAATCATTTTTAGAATTTGACACGCCAGACCATAGAGTTGCTAAAGTATTACAAATATATGGAAGAAGTTTTGACCAAATAAAACAATTCATTGATGCGTTGGCATACATGAATTCGGTTAACTATACTCCAGGTAATGACATACCATCAATGTTATTGAAAAATTTAGCACAGACATTAGGATGGAGTACAAACATATCACCAATTACGAATGAAAACTTTTTAGATTCAGTATACTCGTCAACAGGTGTTACACAATACGCTGGTTTTTCAAGAGAACTTACACCATCAGAATTAAATTATCAATTTTATAGAAACTTAATATTAAACTCGGCATATCTTTTTAAATCTAAAGGTACAAGACGTTCAGTTGAATTTACATTAAGATTGGTTGGAGCTCCTGAAGCGTTGGTTGAATTTAATGAACACGTTTATGTTGCTGACCAAAGAATTAATATGAGACAATTTGGTGAACAATATGCTCAAATTACAGGTGGTACATATATTGAAAATACAACAGCATTAGCAACTGGTAATACATTTTCAATTTACGGTCAAACATATACCGCATTTACATCATCAACACAAACTTTTTTTGTGGGTGAAACAATTGATGATTATCCAGTTGATGAATTTGGATATCCAAGAGCACCAATTGAAACATCAGATTATTATTTTGAAAAAGGTGCAGGATGGTTTGAATCAACACCACAACACAGAAGTCCACAAATTGTAAATCAAACCACTTCAGTTTTTACTGGCAATAGCCCAAATGTTCAAACAACATTACAGCCTTTTACTTACGGACAAGAATATTTTGATAGATTCAGGAATTTCCCATATATGAATTTGGGTTATAACTTAAAACTTGTACCTGACAATAAAAAAAGTTGGCAACCACCAACATTCAGAGTTAGTGTTGAATCAGGGTATAATGCATATTATGTAGTTTCAGATGACAAATTAGTTCTTAATGCCAAGAATGTTGATTTGTTTATGAACCCTGGTCAAGGTATCCTTTATAATGTTTGGTCAATGTCCAAGAATTATAATTACCCAATTCCTAATTCAGGAATGACATCGCCATACCCAAGTTTGGAAACTTATGATTGGACATATATTAATCCTGAAGCAAACAAAAAAACATTCTTTGAATTCGCTCAAACATTTGTTAACAATACAATTAATATCAGAGACAGGTGGTATTCAACAGATGGTAAAACTGGTGGATATCCAACACTATTAAATATTTTTTACAATTACCTTCTTTCTGAACAAAATGTTGGAATTCCAAATGATGATTTTACATATCAAAAATTAATTGAATATGTTGATGGTCTTGGTCCATATTGGATTAGATTAACACAACAAATGATTCCAGCATCTACAATATGGAATACTGGTACCCGTTTAGAAAACTCAGCATTACAAAGACAAAAATATGTTTATAGAAGACAAAGAGGTTGTCAATTAGTACCAATTGAAAATGACCCATGTTTGGCAACAAGTCAATTATTTTCTTTTGATTGCACCAAACAAAGTGCAACATGTTCAATATATCCTTGGATTGGTGCAAACCCTGGTGATGTTACATCATTCTCACAAATTCTATATAACGTATTATACAATTACTTAGACACACAAGGTTATCTACTTTCAGATTGTAACGCAAACTCATTGTATTCACAATGGTATGTTGATGTTAAGATTGATGGGGCAACTGTAATACAAAATAAATTTTTTGATGGTTATGGAACAGGACAAGTTCCAACAAATAACCAATGGAAGACAGCGCTTATTTTAAATCTACAACAATTAGTTAATTATGGTTATTTCTTTTATGTGAACGGTAATGAGGTTACAATATATAACTTGACATGTGCTTCAAGTTCAGAACCAATTACTTTACAAATAAACGTGGGGGTTAATATAGACATTAGTTGTCAGTAAACTACCTTATAATAATATTTAATAGTTATGGCTTGTAGTACTTGTATTAGATGGATGGTTTGGAATGAATCGGACAGTGACCAAACATTTTATTATTATGATTGTACTGATGGTACCACATTATTAAGTAATTTATTTGGTGCTGGTCAATTTTATAGTGTTTGTGGTTGTCAAGCAAGTGGTTCTTATGCAACAAGTGACGATGTTTATATTGAAGATGGTGGAACAGGATATATAAATTATGGAGGATTATTATTACCTCCTTGTGAACCAGAACCAACACCATCACTTACTTTAACACCATTTCCAACAAGAACCCCAAATCATACACCGACACAAACACCAAGTGTAACACAAACGCCTACAATTACGTCAACTCCGACTGTAACACCAACAAATACTTTAACACAAACGCCTACAATTACACGAACTCCGACTGTAACACCAACAATTACACAAACTCCGACTATAACACCAACAATTACGCCAACGGAACCTCCACTAACTCCAACACCAACATCATCACCATATAACAATGGTAATACATTTGCATATACTTTAACAGTTACAGGTGCTTGTGAAACAGGATTGGGTTCGGCATTAATTACCGCTAGTGGAGGAACACCACCTTATACATTTGATTGGTATAATCCAAACTTAGGCACCGGTGACTACAAAACAAATTTACCTGCAGGAACTTACTATGTTAGAGCAAATGACTCGACAGCACCTACAAATAACGAATTTTATATTAACGTTGTTATTGGTTCAGGGTTGACAATTGGATTTCAAACTGAAGTTGCAACAACATGTGGTTTAAATAATGGTTCATTGACGGTAACAGCAACATCAAGTTGTAATATTATTAACTATTATTTATATTCTGCTTATGGATTTGCTGATTCACAAACAACCTCAACAAATATTGGGACGTTTAATAATTTATCGGCTGGAACTTATTCAGTAACAGCAGTTGACTGTGCTGGTTGTTCAGGAACTTCTGAGACTTGTATAATATATTCATCAAATACGCTTGATTACGGATTTTATATTGTAAATGACACCGAATGTGCTAGTCCAACAGGAAAAGTGTATGTTACTGGAGTTACGGGTAACGCTCCGTTTACTTATGAATGGTCTGATGGTATTACAGGAGATACTATTACAGGTCTTACAGCTGGTGGTTACGAAGTTACAGTAACATCATCAGATGGTTGTGTATTATCACAAGTGGCTACAGTAGATTATGTCCCAAGTATTGGGTTAGGTTCATGGACTGCGGTTACACCTTCTTGTTTTGTTGCTGATGGTTCACTTACATTGACTATAACTGGTGGAACTGGGCCTTATTATTATTCAGGTTCAAATGGTACCGTTGCGATTACTTATGCAACATCATATGTTTTTTCGGGATTATCGGCAGGACCATTCTCAGTAGATATTACTGACGCAGCTTTATGTAAAGCGACATTTTCAACAGTTTTACAAACGCCAAATACATTTAATAGTTTATCTGTTACTCAAACTAACTCTACTTGTGGTAGTAGTGATGGTAAAATATCAATTACATTAGACGGTGGTGAAATTCCATATACATATACATTAGTTTATCCTGATTCATCAACAGTTAATGCGGTTTCAAATTCAACTGCTTATGAGTTCGTTAATTTGGAAAGTGGAACTTATACAGTTTATGTTTCTGATAGTAGTGGTTGTTTATATGAACAAGAAATAACCATCATAGCCGAAAATCTTTATAGTGTAACAACATCAAGTTCAGGTTCAACTTGTAATTTAAATAATGGTAGTGTTACACTTACATTATCAACAGGTGGTACCGCACCATATACCTATCAATTAAGTACAGGTCAGTCCGTTAACACTAGTTTTAGTGCTGCAACGTTTGGTGAATTAGGAACTGGTACTTATGGTTATACGGTGACTGATACAACAGGTTGTGTTCAATCAGGAAATGTTACGGTATCATACGGTACACCATTACAATATTCTTTATACCCAACAGGTTGTGGAACTGGTTCAGGTGGTACAATCACGGCATTGATTAGTTCAGGTACACCACCATTTACATTTACTTGGTCTGATAATGTTAGTGGTAATCCACCAAATATAACTGTAACAGGTCTTACGGGTGGAACATATAGTTTAACAATAGTTGATGATAATGGATGTGTTCAAGCAAGAAGTACAATTATAAGTTGTACAGCAATTGAATCAACATATCAAATTTACACAATGTGTGAAAGAGAATTTCAATATACTTCAGGGACTGAACGAGGTATTCTTCAAATGTTAAATGAAGGCTATTATGATATTATATCTGGTCACACCAATTGTTTATTAAGTGCGGCAACTTTTGTTGCTCAAGTGGAAGTTAGTGGTGTAACATATACCGATTCTTTTTATACGGGTACAACATTATTAGACATTCCAACCAATCAACAATGGTATGATGCGGTTGAAACAATTTTATTGTCAATACCAGGTGTTAGTAGTGTTACAATAGATACGGTATCAAGTGTTGTAACAATAGCCACAGAAGGTGAATTGGCAAACCAACAAATTATAATTGACCTAATAATCCAATACGATATTAATTGTGTGAGTTAAAATGGCAATGATAGAAATCATATCAATAACAGGTACATCACCATATCAGGTGTATGTTTCTGATGTTTATGGTAATAACGAATACTTTGTTGGAACAATTGGAGGAGCGGTTCCACCTGTTGAAAATTTTTATCTTCCTACATTATTTGATAACGCACCGGCAATCATGTTAAAAATAACTGATGCTAATGGATGTTCAAAATTTAAAATTCTTGAGTGTAGATATGGTTGCGGATTTACAATTCAAGTGGTTGCTTCAGATTGTATTTATAATATTATTCTTGAACCTCCAAGTTGTGATTTTACTATTTAATTTTAACTTTTATTTTAAATTATTTAAAGTTTCATTTAAAAACTATAATGTCTTTGTATTTATATAGGAAATCAAAAATTAGATGGCGGTAAATTATGAAATTATTGTAGTAAATACGGCAAGCGGTTGTGATAACCCTGTCTCGTCACAATACTCAGTTACTGCGTGCTCTCAAAGTGTTATTATAAGATTTGATGGTGTAAATAATGCTGTAGGTCCTTTTGATATTTACACAGGAACAACAGGAACAACGGCAGTTTATACAGGTGCTTCAAGGACTGACATGTATAATGGTGTTGAAATTATACTTTCAGACCCTGCGGCTTGTTCAGGATTAACACCAACGCCAACACGAACAGTTACACCAACACCAACATTAACGCCAACCAACACTTTAACACCAACATTAACACCAACACCAACCACCACTAACGCAGGTGCTCCAACAACACCATCTCCAACACCTACAGTAACACCAACTAATACTGAAACTTTAACACCTACGGTTACACCAAGTGTTACAACAACATCAACACCTACAGTAACACCTACGGTTACACCAAGTGTTACAACAACATCAACACCTACAGTAACACCAACAACTTCTCAAACATCAACACCTACAGTAACACCAACAAATACTGAAACGCCAACTCAGACAGTAACACCTACTAATACACTTACTCCGACTCAGACAGTAACACCTACAAATACTGAAACGCCAACTCAGACAGTAACACCAACAAATACTGAAACGCCAACTCAGACAGTAACACCAACAAATACTGAAACACCTACTAATACACCAACTCCAACAGTAACACCAACAAATACTGAAACGCCAACTCAGACTGTAACACCAACAAATACT